ATGAGCACACTTTTAGAGAACGTACAGAAGGTCAGGCAGGCTAACGAGGACATCAGGAACGCAATTTCAGCGCATGGAATATCTGTTTCTGAAAGCTCGAAGCTTTCCGACGCTCCAGGACTCATCAGGAAGATACCGAGACCTGCCTCATGGGGAAGACCGGCGGACTGGCCGAGGATCGACCTCATCAACATGTACGGTCTCGACCACGACGTCTGCTACTTCATCATCCGCAAGCCGGAGGACACCATCAACCACGGATTTTGCCTATTATGTAATACATCGGATAAGTCAAAGTGGTGCATGGAACATATTGACGTGGCTGAGGATGGATCTGGGATAAATGCGATTTCAAGTTTATCGGCTGAGAGTGGAAGCACAATTGATTTTGAATTTCCAGAGAATGATTCTACTGGTTCCATATATGCAGTCAGGGTGTGTTCGGCTACTGGTGGTGAGAGCTACTTGACATTGAAACGCGCAAAACCTGAACGTTCAAGTGTTTCCGACGGTGAAATATTCAATTCTGGTTCAATTGAGGAAGCTATCATACGAACGAAAGATAGTCAAGCTTTGTCATTTTCACAGTCTGGTGGTTATTTCATAGCTGGACCACGCCATGTTGCATATTATGCATGTAAGAAAGGAATTCAACAGTATGCCGTGAGGAACTGCCCAAATCTTGAGTTTCTTGAAGTAAGAGATGGTTCTTTATTTCAGATTCGTTCAGCAATGCCATCTTTTATTGGTCAATCCCAGGCGGTCGTTGAATTTGATGATGATGTCAAAATTACTGTTGTAGCTCCAATGATTGGATATTCATCTACTCCATTTAGACCGGATCAAAAAGGAGAAATCAATTATCTTGGGTAGTTAATCAACACTTCTTCACAAACGAAATTGGATTGGTCTGATATCACAGATTATGCCGTATTGTTTTCAAATTGTACAAAACTGAGGAAAATCGTTTTTCCTGAAAATTTCGGAGTTAACGCAAATACGTTTGAATCATGTTTCTCCACCTGCACAATGATTCAGGAAATATCTTTACCCGATGGGTGTGGAGCCGTTGCAACAAATCTTAAACATATGTTTTATTCTTGTAGTTCACTGACGAAACTATCATTGCCATCTGGTTTTGGACAGAACGCCACCAATTTACGCAATTTCACATACTGTTGTAGCTCTCTTAACAATTTGACCCTTCCGGATGGTTTTGGTTCAGTTGCAACAGATGTCGCGTTTCTTGTTCAAAACTGCATAAGTTTGATTTCTCTTCATCTTCCAGATGGTTTTGGAAAAAATGCTACTGACACAACAAGAGCATTCATGAATGCACGAAATCTTACGACAGTAACAGGAAACCCAAATTTCAAAGTGTCTTTAACGCTTTCTGATTGTGTAAAGTTGACGCACGATTCACTCATGGTGTTCATCAACGGGCTTCAGGTGGTGGAAACGAAACAAATTTTGACCTTGGGAACGACCCTTCTCGCAAAACTTTCGGATGACGAAAAGAAAATCGCGACTGATAAGGGCTGGACATTGGCTTAAGCTCAGTCGTCGAACCATTTCGGTCTCGGACTTATCTTCCAGTCGGGATGCTCCTCCTCGAAGAAAGCCTTCCAGTCGTCGAACGAGCCGTGCCCGGATTCCTTCGCGGTGAATCTCATCGCGTCGTTCGGGGAAAGAACGAACTCAATCTCGGGAGAAAACTTCAGCCATCCGCACTCTGACTCGATGACAAGTCCCTCCTCGTCGAGCGGCATTACGAAAATCGCGAACTTCCGCCCGACGTCACTTCGCTTTCTTGTCTGCCTTTTTCTGTACGCCATAGGACTTCCCCGTAACGTCATCAACCACCTTTATCTCGTCAAGCCCGTACTTCGTGAGGTATCCATAAGCCCTCTCCCTCGTGTTGTCGTAGTTCACGAACCTGCTGGCTTCTGACTTCCGCTATACCACCCTCGCGTAGTATCCGATTTTCCCATCCTTCTGCCATTCCGCGACGAACCTGAGGAACCCGGAGAGCTTTCCCTTCTTCAGGTGGATTGAGTATGTCTTCGGCATTTGCGTACTTGTCATTTGAAATATCCTGTCGTTATGCAGTATTGTACCTTATTTCCTCGCGTTTTCCAAGAATTTTCGTGAACTCTATGCCGGGCTGAAGAGGTGGCATCTTTCTCGTCGGTTCTCCTGTAAATATCTTATGAAATCCATTGGGAAAACCATGAGCAAGCGTCTTAAACTCATTACAGAATCTCTCTTCAAGACGGAAGTCGTGAAAGAGTCCTATGACCCGTCAAAGCCGAAGACAATAAAGATGCGTGGAGTCTACATCCAGGCTGATGTCAGGAACGGAAACAACAGGATCTACGAATACGACGTCCTGAAACCACAGGTCGACAAGTTCATTGAGGAAAAGGTGAAGACAAACTCGGCACTTGAAGAGCTTGAGCATCCTTCAGAATGCTCAATCAATCCAGCCAGAGTGTGTGCAAGGACAATTGATCTACAGGAAGACAACAAGTCGTGGATTGGAACATCCGTCGTTCTGGCCAGCGACCCAAAATTCGGAATTCACGGTACGACGAACGGTGACCTCCTTGCAAGCCTGCTGACGTTCGACTGCGCCGTTGGACACTCAACTCGTTCCCTTGGTAATGTTGACGAATCGACCGGTAGGGTCTCTGACTTGCAGCTGATATGCTGTGATGCGGTCCTGAACCCATCAATAGGGATTTTCAATGACTCGAACGCGAAGCGTCTCGTCAATGGAATACTCGAATCCAGTGAATGCAACAAGTTCGTTAACGGAATCCTTGAGTCAAAGGAGTTCATCGTCAACACCCACGGTGAAATCCTCGAGGAGAAGTACACTGACTTCGAGAAGGCACTCTCGAAAATGCCGAACACGAACATAGGCTCGAAGAAGGCAGAATATCTCGGAAACGCGGTCGAGAGCTTCCTCAAGTCGTTCATGTTCTGATTTCAATGGACAGAAAAAAGAGAAGCCCAGCTTTTGACGGGCTTCTCTTTTTTTTCAAGATTTTCAGCTCTTCCTGATTGTCGTTCCGTCTGCGTTGTAGAGCTCGAACTTCCCGTCCTTCGTCGTTATGGCGACTATCGGGTTCCTGTTCCGCGTAGTCACCTGTGCGTTCACGACCTCTGAGCGGGCGATGAAGCTCCTGACGGTACGACCCTGCTCGTCGAAGAGCTTGACAATCTTTCCCTTGAAACCAACTGCATAAGTGCGTTCCATTTCAGAACCTCCAATCTTTTCTTTCGTCAATTACATAAGCGGTCTTGTAAGTAGAGCGTTTCTTCAGGGAGAATTCGATGTCCTCGACGCAGAATCCGTACTTCGAGGCTATGTCGTACAGATATGCCAACGCTATTATGAGCGTTCCGTCATTCACGAACTCACGGGTCTCACTTCCACCTTTCGTGCCGAAGTCGCTCTTGAGGATGGCTTTCGTGTACTTGTACCACATCTCCTCGTTTATGAAGGCGTCCTTCCATCTGTTTCCCTTGAACGCGACGTATGTCCTGTCTATCCATATGTCGCGCGTCATCACGTCGATTATCCCCTGGAGCCTTTCGATGTCATCCTCCGAATGCATCTCAGGATCAGCATCGACCTCGCACTTCAGGTTCTTGATGTTGATGATGAGATTGGGCTTCTCGGGTATCGCAAGCCTTTTCCGTCTCTTCGTCTTCGTGGTCGTCTTACGCGTCACTCAGCCTGTTCCTTCTTCGGCTCTTCCTTCTCCTCTTCGACCGTTCCAGCCTTCGACTTGATGATGTCGACGACCTTCTCGATGTCGGTTTGGTTCCTGATAGCCTCCGCGACGAGAGCCTCCTCCTCGGGGGTCATGTTGTCATCCTCGTAGACCTCGGTAAAGAGATTACACCACTTCCCCGTCTTCTCGATGACTGTCTTTGAGACGTCCCAAGCCTTCCCACCCTTCTTGCTCGCCTTCTCAAGAACCCTCGCAATGAGACGCGCCATGATCTTGCAGATCGTGTCGACGTCGAGGAACTTCGCCAGTATGTTGAGAATCGTACCCATTGTTGTCTCCTTTTCAGGAAAATATTTACTGGCTCGGTTGAAGCGAATTTAGACATGCGAAGTGTCTTGTGGGTTTCCAGTCAATGTACTGCATTTCATCAATAGGATAACATCCCATATCAAAAACGCCTTGTCAAAGCCTGACTTTGACGGGGTTGTACACGAACCCCGCATCCGCTGGCATCGCTGCATCGCGGTTACGTTTCACTCCCCTGCGGAGTATGTTGTAGCTTCCGTTGACGTCTGCGTTGACGAGCCTCCCAGACGCCGTCTGGAACAGCCCGCGCTTCACGATCTGCTTCTCCACCAGGTTCATGACCTTATTTACGCTAAGATTAAATTAAAATACGAAAATAACTGAAAATGATTTTCGGAATGAGATGTATATCTTTTATTCAATTTATAGTTTTATGGACAATCTCTATATTTGAAACGGTCCTTACGAGATGCCACAGCGGGAGTTCACGTTCCTTCATGGTTTTCCTCGTTTCCGGTTCTCCTACAGAGTGAAGCATGGCGAAATTCCTTTCACGTTCTCCGGAAGTGACGTGTCATCCGTCATGTCGAACAAGTCCGTGAAGTCCATGCCGAACAAGTCAAGGAAGACTGCATATCCCCTGGGTTTCCAGAAGATCTGCTCACCCATCTTCATGATTGAGCCACAGTCCCTGTGCATGCTCCTTCCGAATGCGTATTCAAGATTTCTTTCCGTCTTCATATTCTTCAGCCGGGGAAACGCAGCCATCATCAGTGGCTGCGGGGAATCGGATTTCTCCTTTCGCTGCATATTATAGCATCTGAAACACGAAAGTCAAGATGTTTTTGCATCAAGCGCACCGATCTTCAGTCGGCGGGTAGTTGACGCTAGTTTTCACCCTCATATCGTGAAAACAATTCCGAAGCCCGTCGGCGCCCCGATGTTTGGCGCGATGAACGAGATCTCCGCATAATAGTCCATGAGAAGGAAGATGGCTGCGACATAGCCTTCGTTATACCCGCTACGGAGGACGTTTGTTGTCATGAAGTGCCGTTTCATCAACTTTCTCATAGCGTGAAGGATATTCCCACTCCAATCCACACGTTTTTGCATTCTACGATGCTAATGGGTTCCATCACGAACACGCTGGAGACGATTCCGAGGCGTCCGAGAACCTGTGCGTTTCGTAACAATTTACAGTCTTCCCGGCTCCTGAGGAACAAGCTTGTCGTAAGATGCTCAAGCTTGTATGTTCTATTGGCGTTAATTTTCATTTTAAGTTCAAACCGTGAACGTGGCTGAAATCCCGCAATTGTACATGCTCGTCAACGAGAGCGCGAACGCTGAGACGCCGAACGCGGATACAGATGTGGCTCCGAATTGATCGTCATCTCCTGCGCTCCTAAGGGTGTAAATCAGAGTTGTCCTTTGCTTGTCCATTGTAGTCAAAGTGAAAATGCGATGCTAATGTTGGACCTTGTTGTCTCGAATGTGTAGATGATCGGTGCACAGAAAGGCATTGCACAGGCATCTATTTCTGACGCCCGGCTCCTGACTATATAGATGCATGGATTGCGCATTTCACCACTTTTCCTCATATGGTGCGTATGCAAACGAGATTCCGTCGGTTCCGATGACAAGGACGTTTAGTTTCTTCTTTCCGAACATTAGTCTTCTCCCTTGAGCATTGAAAGCTTTATCTTGAGCTCGTACTTGCTTGTGAACTGCGGTATCGTGAATATCGTCTTCACCCTGTGTTTCCTCTTCTTCTCTCCCATGATCGTCCTGCAATCCTTAGCTTGTATGAAGCCGAGAAGGCTCTCGAGGATGTCGATTTCTGAAAGTCCGTCCGGGTTCTTGTAGTCCATGCTGATTCTGTCGAACTTCGTGCACGAGAATTCCCTGTTCGGAACCTCAGGTGCAATCCAGACGAATGCGTATTTCCCCGTCCTGTCGGTGAACTCGAGTTCACGCGTCGTCTTGTTGAGGCTGACCACTATTCCGAGATGGTTGAACAGTTCACCGAGGACGTCGCCTCCACTAAGCTCTTTGTTGTTTCCCATTTCAGCGTCCCCTCGTCAGCCGTGCAGCAACACACGCAAGCACAAGAATTCCAAGGGAGTACAGGAAATAGATCCAGAGCGGAGACGTCACGTCAACCCAGCTGATGTTGATTATCCTGAAGATCCCGAGTGTGTACATTATCATGAACGGGATAATCGGTATCCGCACGTTCGGAAACACGACCCTGATTTCTCCTTTTCGCATTTCAGTCCTCCAGCTTGATGTGGAACACGGTCCGTCCCTTCACGTACATGGGACATTTCTCCTGTGCGTTGACGCAATGCCTGCACAGCTGAGTGTGCGACTTCGGGTTGTAGCAGATGTCGTAGCTCCCGAAGTCGTCGAACTCGCGCTCATGGTACTTGCATTCAAGGTGAAGTTCCTCGCACATGTCTCACTCCCAGACTATTGTTCCACAGTCCTTCACGAAAGCGCGAAAGATGCTGAAGTCCTCGAACTCGTACGACTTGTGCGCAAACCAGAACTCCTCGAGCTCGGCGTTCGTGCACTCGACAATCTTCCCGTTCTCAATGAGCATTTTTGATTTCTCCACACTCGGGATAGACGCCCTTCTCGAAGCTCAGGATGTCGCTCTTGAAGGAAAGTATCTCAATCGGCACGTCATTCGGGATGCCGAAGAACTCGTGCAGTGAAATCACCATCATGTCCCTGAGATCGACGTATTCGTGCGTATCCGACGGAAGCCACCAGTTTCCACTCTCTATCGCATACGCCTTGTCACCGTTCATCTCGTCCGGAATCTTCGCAAGCCTTTCCCTGCTCAGTTCAGACAGGACTATCTCGCGGATGTTCACTTTAGTTTTTCTCCGCATTGCTCACCTCCTGGAGTTCAACGCCATTCTTGTAGAGCTTTCCGTTGCACCTGTATTCCTGCCCGAGTCCGTCGGCGCATCTCTTGCACAGCGTCTTGACCCACCCTCGCGTCGAGCATCGCGTATTCTCCTCAAGCTTCTCTCCGCAGTGTTCGCAGATCAGGTATGACTTGTGTTCCGCCTTCGACGTCAGCTCGAAAGCCTTGTTCTCGACGTATTCCCTGACTACCTCAGCCTCCCTTGAAGGGACATAGAGCCGCGAGAAGTCGAGATCCGTTCCGAACTTTCCGAAAATCCAAGACATGAAATAGAGAACCCTGTGCCTGTGCGGAACCCTCTTCAACGTCGGATAGTGCGTCACGCATGAAATCCCAAGCTCGTTTCCGTTCTCGAGCCTGACAACATTCACATAATTCGATTTCTGCTTCCTGTCACCGTCACCAGAGAACATTTCAAGCGTGTGGTGATAGTGCTTCGGGATTTTCTCGACATACTCGAAACCGTAATCGACACAACTTCCGAGGGACTTTGACAACTTGTCAAAAAACTTGCCAAGGGCTGTGTAGTACCACGGCGGCTCAGTCCAGACGTCGAAGTAGACCCGGAGTCCACCGAACTTCTCCTTCACCTGCTTAACGGTCACGCTCACACCATATTCGTCAAGGTACTTGATGTTCAGCATCTCGAGCTCAAGTGAAAGCTCCTTGAGGATTCCGAACCATCCGCGTCCGCATTCCCAGCAGAATCCGTCCGGATAGAGGTGACGGCAGTTCTCCTCGACGAACTTCCTTCCCTCATCAAGCCACTGATGGATTACCTTGTCGTCCGGTTTCTTCGGTTCAAGTCTCGACGTGGTTTTCCGACCGAAGAGCTTTTGCAGAAACATGTTCATGTCCTGTTTTCAATTGAAACTGTTTAATTTCATTTTCAAACTTCGATAGTTCTCGTTGTTTCTGCCGTATATTGTAGCACAATTCGTGGAAAAGTCAAGTGTTGTTTCAAACGTACCATCGCATCCCGTTCTTCGCATATTCGTCTGAAAGGTGCTTCATGAAGATGTAGAAGTCCTTTCCATTGGAATCCTTGTTGGAGATTATCAGAGAGTTGATGTCATCGAACAGATCATGCAAACCGTCGAAGTCATTGATTCCGGAAATCTTGCATATTTCCCTGTGCTTGAACATGACTGAACCAAGGAACGAGAGAGGATTTATGCAGATTTCCGATTCCTTCGAGTATGCGTTGTCGACATAGTACTGGAATACGGCTTCGCCGGTCTCTTCTCCGTCACACGAGGGAACGACAAACGCATGGAGGAAACCGCGCGGAATCCAAAGCTGGTTGTGGACTTTCGGATCGAGACGGTATACCGACGTAACGCCGAACGAACTTGAGTCAGGGCGAGCATCTGTTATGATGTCGAATATCGTGCGATTCACGGCTTCAACTAGTTTTCCCTGACATCGCCCTCCCATCTGCGCATGACATCCCCTAAGGACGTTCGAGCGGGACGACGACCTGTTTATCTGCTGCATCCATCCGAAGTTCTGCAACCAGTGCTCACCGTGGTTCTTCATGACCTCCATGAAATACCCACGTTTATCACCGTGGAAGTCTGGAAATATCTGGAAGACGCTCTCCTTGCAGAACTTGTCCTTTGTTCCCGTACTGTCAATGTTGTCGAACTCCAAGTCCCTTACAAGTCTCAAAGCACACCACCCTTCTTGTTGAAGACGTCGATCATGTCACCTATCTCCTTCTGGATGTCGTCGAGCACAAAGCTCTTCGTCCCGTTCTCCGTTATGTGGAACAGCACTTTCCCGACCTTCTCGTTCTCGTCGATATACCCGACCTTCTTCAGGAGATATTCATAGAGGTTCAACTGGCAGGTGTAATGCCCGAAGCTCGTGTTCGGGATGTGCTCGATTGGAGGGAGACCGAAGTCGTTGTACGTGTTGTTCTTCGATAGCTTCTCGTTCGTCTTCCAGTCGCAGATCCAAACCTGGTTGTTCTTCTTCGCCCTTATCAGGAGGTCTATCGTCCCTGCTATCCTTAAATCCTCGTCAAATATTATCTTCTCAACACCGAGTATTTCGGATCGACCACGAACCTTCTCGGCTGTCATGACGGCGTTCCTGATGGCGAACTCCTCCTTCGGGTTTTCAGCCCTGTTCCTGAGAGTCCTTCCGAGAAGGGTGTCCTCGCAGCACTCGTGTATCTTCGTCCCGTAGGCGCACGACCTGTTAGCCTTCTCCCGCCACTGCTGCTTGAGAGCCTCAACGGTAAGACCTCGCTTCTGTGCACATTTCCTCGTAATTACCCCAGTGGGATCGAACTGCGGGAAGAACTTCGACACGAAGGAGGTTCCGGAGACATATGTTATCTCCTTCCCGTCTATGATTGAGGAGTACCTGTGAGACTCCTCCTCGAACTTTATCTCGATTCCGTGCGGATTCCTGGCTTTGTTGCAACTTGGCATTTGTCTTTGGCTTTTTGGCGTTTGATGATGTATTATTGTAGCGTTTTAAGCCGAAAAAGTCAAGGGATTTTGTGGTGTGAACTCTATGCCGGGCTGAAGACGTGGCATCTTTCTCGTCGGTTCTCCTGTAAATAAAGAAAATGCAGCACGATTTCCAATGGAACCGCCTGAAACGGCAGTTTGAGTACATGAGAAGCCTCGTTCATATGGACTCGCTCCTCTTCTCCGACTCGGAAATGCGCCAGATTGAGAGAAAACTGGACGAAACTGCCGTTTTCCTAAGGGAAAAATACGAGAACAAAGGCTGATCGCCTCCGCCGCGTTCCTGTAAATATGTCCGAATACCTTTCAACGGTCAGTAAGGACAGGAAAAATGGGAACTTTTAACGATTTCGAGAATACGGTCGAGGAAACTCTGAGGGTTGACCTGCGGAACAGGATTACCCCACAGGAAGTCAAGTTCATCAACAGGAAGAACAAGTTTTACGGAACCTTCGACGGCGAGATCAAGTCGTCCGGTGCGAAGCTTGACAACGTCGAGATCACGAACGCTAAGTTCTACGACGAGGAAGGGAACCTCCAGGACGTCAACGAGCTTCTGAAGATGGGCGGACGTCTTGACGAGGTAGAGAAGAAGGTGGAGGAGGACATTCCAGAGCTGATTGACAAGAAGGTTCTCGAGTCGCAGGGTGTAGTCTCCGACAAGATAGATGAGTTGGAGAAAGGCTTGGGAGATCTTGGAACAAAGGTGAATGTCCTGTCCGGTGACGCATTCAGGAAGATAGATGAGACGAGAACTGAGCTCGACGAGAAAATCGACGGAGTGAACAAGGAGCTCAAGTCCGAGATAGACGCCACAATCGACCTAATCAACGATGAGGCGAAGGAACGCGAAGAGGAGATTGGCAAACTCAGCGTCGAACTCAAGGATGACATTTCCAAGGTTGACAACAACCTGAACGGCAGGATTGACGGCGAGGTCTTCGACAAGATTGCGAAAGACCGCCACTACGTCATGAACGACGTCTCGAATGTAGACGTCAACTACAGGCTGAAGGACTTTGCCGTCAACTTCATCGACACAGACGTCGCTGACGGAGTTGTCTTCGGTACGTCCAAGATCGGAAAGATCACGAATGTCATAAGGGACGAAGAGGGAAAGATAAAGTCACTCGACTTCATCACCTTTAACGACTTCAACGATCCGACGGTAGAGGGCTGCTTCCCTCCGTATTCACAGAGATATACCCTTGACGAGACAAAGCCGACATTCGGCGGATGGCAGGTGTCCCTTGTCTCACGTGAGGAGAAGCTCGAAGACACTAAGATATCACTGAGCTTCCATGCGACGGGTGGATGCACAATCAAGACACCAGACGGAATACAGGTCGGTCGTATTATCTATGACGAATATGACTCTGACGGCAATCTCGTTTCCGGAAAGATCGAGCTTCTCCCAGGAACGGCTTCGCCGCTGAGTTCCGTAAACGGCGAGTCGTTCACGTTCAACGAGACGGTCCATGACAAGTATGTCACGGATAAGGACACTGGTCTCAAGTCGAGGATAACGGTCGTTCCAGGTCTCAAGAAGATTCACGTCAAGACCGGAATCAGGATGCGCAGCGAACTTCCGCTCAGGAACGAGCTTGCTGCCGGTATCAGGGTTGGCTACATCGAGAACGGCGACATTTCAGAGGATTCAGTCAAGCTCCACATAACGGATGCCGTCGACTCGCAGCTCACCGGAACATACGAACTCGAGGCTGGTGAAGCCTACAGGCATCAGATCAACCGTGACTACGCCATTGACTATCTCACGGACGAAAAGGTCTTCCGCATCTACAGGGACGAGAAGTTCTACAGGTACAGCCTGACCGTCGTCAACTCTTCAGAGGAGAGCAAGACGACGAACGCGACGGTCGAGCCTGACACGGCAAACTACCGCATAGACGAAGACGGAATCGACTCGGTCACGTTCTCGTTCACCGATGGCGAGATCCCGATGTTCGGCTCGAAGATGGTCAAACTCGAACGGAATGACGATTTCACGAAAGTCGTGAAGAACGACGACGGTGACAAGCTTGTCATAGAGTATGACGAGAGACTTCTCAGGGTTGTCGCGAACGTCTACTTCTCGCGTGGCGGAGACTGGAAGAAGAACTACGTCATAGATGCCGATACCTATGAGGTAGTCCCTGGAACGATTACCACGGTCGTGAAGACCCAGCCGATTGACCTGGAGAACCCTGTGTTCGAGGAGGCTGAGGACGATGGCGAGTACAACGTCGATCTTGAAATCGGTCCACATGTCACAATCGAAGAAGAACCTAAGACTCTCACGATCAAGACGGACAACGCGAACTCCCTGACGCTCGAAACCCCGAAGGACGAGTTCATCGGAACCGACATGGTTTCGCGCGAGTTCATAACGATCTTCGATATCACGGGTGACGAAGACGATGGTTTCGTGCAGCTCAAGTTCACAGACGGCGTGAAGATAATCAACCACGTCGTCGACGGAGAGAAGGACGACCTCTTCATCAAGCGCGGCCGCCGCTCGATGTTCATGTTCCGTCAGGTCAGGAATGACGGCGGATTCGAGACCTACCTCGTCACGGATCTGAACGTGAGCAATGTCACAGGATTAGTCGAGAACAATCTCACCCTGATCGAGGAGCTTTCCGGAGACGTAAACGACAACTACTTCAAGAGGGAGACTGACGTCAAGCAGGTCATCAAGCCAGAAGTCGAATTCCTGAACAAGGTCACGATTCAGGATCTTGACGTCCTCGGAACATTCAAGGCGCAGCGTGAGGAAGCCAAGGTCATCGTCACGGAACTCAGCGCGAAGGACGCGACAATAACCGATCTTTTCGTTGATTCGGACAAGCTCCACTACGGAGATGCAGGAAAGACGGCTAAGGAGATTAACGATGAGCTCTCGAACAACATCAAGGCTATCGACGAAAAGGTCGACGAGCTTTCCGGGGACTACCACTCCTTCTACGACAGCACGTTCAAGCGTGTTGACATCGACGAGCAATGTGAACTCTCATGCGACAGCCTGATTGTAACCGACGAGGAAGTGAGCGGAAGCGGTCACGGAGTCCACGACAGGTACAGGATGGCGTTCATGGACGGAACTCTCGTACTCATCAAGGAAGAAATCTGATTTAAGGAACATTTGAAATGACTACCACATACACAGCTGACAGAACACTGAAGTCAATTCACTTCCTGAACGACAGGAACATCGCACAGGAGCTTTCGGGAGACAGCGTCCCGAAGTTCAATGCAATACCATCCATTACCCTGCTTGAAAAGGAGACCGGAAAACTCCGTGATGAGCTGAAGACAACAGTCGAAGCCCTATCAGTCGATGACACGGCTGAGGAGACGAAGTTCATCACGAAGGTTTCGCAGGAAAGCGGAAAGATCTCGGTTGATCGGAAGCAGCCAGAGATTTCCGACGTTTCTGGTCTTGATACTGAACTCACGGGAATCAAGGACGGATACCTGAAGAAAGAAGACTTCGGGACGACACTTACGGCAAATTCGAAGGAATTTCTCTCAGATGGTCAGATAGGGTTTGAACACCTTGATTTGGAAGGTGGAAAACACGTACTCCGCCTGAAGAACAAGAAAACAGAGGTGACTCTTGACATCGACTGTTCACTGTTCGTCAAGGATGGAATGGTCAAGGAAGTCAAGGTGAACTACGAAGGTGACGCCGAACACACAAGGGCACCGTATCTCGTCATAACGTGGAACGATGACGCTGGCGGTTCTGTCACATGGCTCTCGGTTCAGGACATTCTTCATGACATCTACAAGGTGAAAGATGAAGACGACGGAATCCAAATCAAGAACTATGAAGTCAGCCTGAATTACGATAGGGTGACTGACAGGGCTGTGTTCGATCCAGTAAAGGAATATGTCACAGAGCTCCAGGGAACGAGCGGAGGCAATCCTGGCATAATCAAGGAACTCCAGGACGACGTTTCGACGGCACTTCAGAACGACATCCGTCAGATGAAGTTCGACGGAAAAATCATACATGTTGTGCCCGGTGACTCGATTCGTACAGTCCTGAAGAAAAACCAGGACATAGCCGTTGAGGACCAGGTCCGGAACAACTCATTCTACCTAATAAAGATGGAGGACGAGGGCTATGCGGAACCGACATCTGAATTCGAGACATCTGACGGTTTCGTTCTCAGGAACGGGGATCTTGTCGTCATCCACGATGCTGACGCCTCCAAGGTTTCGATTCCGCTCGACACCCTTCTCAACGAAAACATCCACATCTTCAAGATGGGAGTCGACTTCAAGGAGTTCAACAACGAAGTCAGCGAGAGAAAGGAAGAGGACAAGAAACTTTCTGACAGGATAGACACTGAGATCTCCGTCAGGACTGCCGAAGACAAGAAAATCTCGGACTGGCTTGTCAAACAGTTCAATGCCGACGGTCTAAATCCTGACATTGCCGAACTCGAAATCAAGAAAAACATCAAAGCAAATAAAGATCTAAGCATCGACGCATCGAATCTCAAGTACACGGAAGGCTACACGGCTGAACAGGTCACGTTGAGTGTCGAGAATCTCAGCTCACACATCGACGGTCTCGACGGAACATTCGTTACCGGAAGCCAGAAAAAGATATCGAAAATAACGCAAGAGGACGGGAAGCTCAGTGTCGAATATTCTGATTTGATTTCAAGCGACGTCGTCGGAATAGACACGTTCGTCAATGATAAGTTCGCCGACCTGTCGACAGAAATAGATCGAAAGATATCGATTGGGAAAATCAGCGGAACGACAGTTGACGTAAAGCAGTCTGATCTCTCCGTCGTGAAGATCAACTACGCGGACTACAAGAATCTCGTGATTGAAGGGAGGACGAGCGAGGGCTGCATCTACATAATCAGCGACGACTACGACGACGCGATGGGTCATCAGCTCTGCAATCTCACGATGCCTGGCGACAAGGACTACATCGGTGTTGCGACAACGAAGCCATATGTCGACGAGCAGATTGCGACAACGACCACAAGCATGAAGACGACAATCAATGGAATCATCGAGGAGGTTCAGAACCAGCTGTCTAATTTCACAGACGCGAACATCTCGAACGTCACTCTTGACGATGTCTTCAAGTCGATGAACCTGATGTACAATGCTCTTGGGAAAATCAAAATAACACTAAGCTGACAAGCACAAAAAGAGAAAACGGAAACGACCGCCCGAAAGGACGGTCGTTTGTTTCTCAATACAATACTTCAGTCTTCTGTGGGAAGATAGATTTGGCAGTTCATGACTTCGGCACCGTACTTGCGCATGAGGACGTTGTATGCGAACGTCTCGACAAGCTCAAGGAACCTTTCGCCGTTCTTCCTGTTCTTCAGGATTTCCTCGGGAACGTCAAGGACAGTCTCTGATGGCTTCTCCTTTTTCTTTCGTTCGCCAACATCCCTTCCCCAGACGATGTTGACTACCTGAATCCAATACCCGTCTTCGCGTTCGACCATATCAGTCATTTTCTTTTCCCTTGTTTAGGATTTCAGTTTCAGTTGAGACTTATGGAGTATTTTACCGATTACCGTCCGTGCGTACGCATAATCCTGTCGACAAATACGATAAGTTCGTCTTCGGAAACCGGGGTGTAGTTCCAGAGTTCGCAGTTCACGTTTATGTTGAGGACCTTGTTCTCAAAGTCGATGAAGTACTTCGGTGGCTTGGACAGCGTACCGTCCTCACATGGCTGGTAGTGGATGTGTCCGTGAATCCGTATGTCTCCACGGTGAAACGTTCCGCGAGCCAATGGGTTCGTCGACGGATAGTGCCCGACCGAAACGGCAAGGTACTTCTTTCCTAGTGTAGTCCTCATCGAGTCGCAGAATGACTTGACCTTGTTTGATCCGTCGTGGTTTCCGCGAACGTTGACAAGCATGGCGTCAAACCGCTTCATGAACTCCATTGGGTTCTCTGTGCCTCCGGAAGAGCCACGGGATCCCTTGTAACAGTAGAAGTCTCCACAGTGAATGATCATGTCATCACACTTGCATCGCTGATTGCAGTTCTTCAGTATGATCTCGTTCATGAGTTCGGCCGACTTGAACGAACGTATGCCCCTGTCTATCAGTAGCTGATCTGACAGGTGGAAATCAGATGTGAAGAAACGATTGGACATGTCGTGTTTTCAGTTAAAACGGTTAAGTTTCGTTTATGCCTTTCGTCTTGACGTATCTGTAGAGAGTTGGTCTTGTCACCTTCAGAAGTTTTAGCACATTCTTGCTCTTCATTGCAGTATTTTACAGTCAGGTGATATGCTTCGCAAATGTTTCTTCAGAGATTTAATTGTTTTCGGTATTATAGCATATTTCAAAAGCTTGTCAAGTCTGTTTCAGCTTGTTCAGCGTTCCAAAGAAGGAACTAATCTGCTCTGGAGTCAGGAACAGGTTATAGTCTCCTGAAATGGAACGTAGACGTATGTTTCCACCATTCAGATCAATCACGCGAAACTCGACTGGAGCCGTCTTCTTTCCGTTCTTCTCTGGAACATTCGAAATGGAAAGGTTTGCCAAGTCTCCTGCTTTCAATGCACTATCTACAACGATCATCGCTTGTCCTTTGTCTTGTTCTCGAAGTCTTCGCAGATCTTCCTAAATGCTGTCCTTTCAGGAAGGTTGCTCTCGGTAATGGTCTTCGTGAACCGTTTCAACGCCTTTTTCTGGGAGTCTGTCAAGTTAGCCAGCGTCTCAATTTCAATCCTGACATAGAGGTCTCCGTCGCCGTTGCTCGTGTGCATTCCCTTTCCGTGCAGACGGAACACCTGCTCGTTCGTCGTGTTCTCAGGAATCTTTATCGTTGCGACACCCCACGGAGTCTGGACATCAATGTCGTCGCCGAGCATCGCGGAGAACGGCGAGATATGCGCAATCGTCACAAGATTCCGTCCGCTTCTTGAGAAAATCTGGTTGTCCTGCACGTTGAGCTCGATGAAGAGGTTTCCGTTACTTCCTCCATTGACACCCTTTGTGCCCTCACCGACAATCCTGAGGCATGAACCTGAGTCAATTCCTCGTGGAATCCTGACATTTACGCGACGTATTCCATCTTCGACACCGGAGCCGTTGCAGTAATGGCAGGTTTCCTTCGCGATGAAGCCCATTCCGTTACATGTCGGGCACGGCGTCTGCATGAGAATCATCCCGTTGCGCGACTGACGTATGCCCGTTCCATTGCAGTGCGGGCATTCCTCAACACATCCTTCTTCAGCCCCGGTTCCGTTGCAGTGACAACATGGATCGGTGACATGAATCGGGATTTCCTGCTCCGCGCCGTATAGCGCAGCCTCAAGTGGTACGTTGACGCGAATCCTTACATCCTTGCCATTTTTCGGAGAATTAGGATCGACTTTAGCGTGACGACCAAAACCACCCATATCAAACCCAAAAACGCCAAAATCGGGATCAATATCAGAAAAGTCACGAAAATGGCTGCGAAAAAACTCACGTGGGTCGACTGTATGCCCATGTCCTCCGTTGTCGTCTGGAGTTGTGCCGAAGTTGTCGTAGTACTCGCGTTTCTTCCTGTCTGAAAGGATGGAGTATGCCTCGCTTATCTCCTTGAACTTCTCCTCGGCTTCCTTCTTCTCGGATTCACTCTTTCCGTTCTGGAGGTCAGGATGGTATTTCTTGGAGAGGTTCCGGTAAGCCCTCTTAAGATCGTCGTCGGAGGCGTTCCTTTCGACACCAAGGATCTGATAGTAGTTCTTAGCAGCCATTTGTTCAGTTGTTTTCAAGCCAGTTGATCAGCTTCTCGATTTTCTCCTTGGAAATGAGAAGCAGTGCGTCGTTTTGATCAAGACGGTCTTCAGGATGACTTTTTTGGCACGTGTTCTCCACGACCGCGCTGATGTCGTGGAGAATACCCTTAAGCTCAAAAATGCACTTCTTGAGCTTGATTCCGTTCGTTCCCTTGAGTTCCTCACTCATTTCCGTCTCCCTTGTACATGAGAACCATGCCGTCCTTGATGAGCCACCCGTTGACGTTCTTGTGTATGTTCTCGTATTCGCCTGGTCCAGTCCAGTGAACGTCGACAAACCGCCTTGTGACACCCTGGAACATCATCGAGCACTTGTTGTAAGCCTTCTGGAGGTCAAACGGCTCGGTGACAAGGCAGTGTCCATGAACAGTGGGGACAACGAAGCACTCTCCGTTTTCCTTTCCGCAGTTCTTCAGCTGTTCCTTCACGAACAACATGACTTCCTCGACCGTCCACTTCTTTTCAGCGAACGTGCCGTATGTTCCGACAGCCTTGATTCCGCGCTCAATCATGTTGTCATTGTCAAGATCTAGAATCCAGCGTTTTGCGCGAGAGCAGTGGTTTCCGCAATAGGCGGTCCTGATGAGATGGTCTGGCTTTATTGTCGGATTCGAGAGGTTGTCGACAACCACCTTCAGAAGGTTCCTGAGACAGTCCTCGTTGTTCCTGACCTGCGGAAGGATGTATGCCCTTGCGGAATTGGAGTCGCAGAGATCCCTGATTACCGGAATCTTTTTGTCGAAATACTCGACGGAAGTGATGTAGAACGTCTTGAGGAGTCGGTTCGTCTCGTTGACGCCGTACTTCTTCCCATTCTCGTCCTTTGCTCGCTTGATGACATGGACGATGTATCGGTCGAAGTCGCTCTTGAAGTCAAGGTGCTTTCGGATTTCGTCGAAATTATCTACCATTTCACTCCCACATCTTTCCAATGTTGTTCTTGAGGAAGTCGAAAATGCGGTCGTTCGTCTCCTTGTATAGCTCCATCGTCTTTGTGTAGTCGACTTCAATGCTACCATTGAGCTTCGGAATCGGATGCTCCATGAAGTTCAGGTGGCTTCCAGGCATTACGCGCTCCATTTCGTCCTCGTCAATGTCGCCGTAGCTCCCGTACCACCGAAGGAGGTCAATGTCGTCGACAAGCTTCTGCAAGTCCGTCTTCCAGAGCGCGTCAGCGACGTTCAGTTCCTCGTTTGTCGAGTTGATTTCCTTCTCGAACGACTTCTTCACGTCATCGTCGGACATGTTCCTGAGAAGCTTTCGAGCCTTTTTGCAGTAGTCCTTGGGAACGCCATTCCCGTCCTTGATGAGACGGAGCGTGTTGTACCTGACTGCATCGAGGACGAAGTGTTCTATGTCCCATGCGGCGCGGCGGTCGTACTTCTTGAAGACGCGCTCGAACGCATAGACAACCTCATATCTCCAGTCGTTCAGGCGATGTACGGACTTCCAGAAGAAATCAACAATCTTGTCCTTCATTTTCCTGTTCTTCCTGTAGTTCCGATACTTGCGGAAGATGCCATCGGTCGACTCCTGCTCGGAATAGTCGATGCTTCCGTCATCGTTCGGCGTTCCAGTGACGTGAAGATGCTCCCAGTACACCTTCTTCTCGGATGTCTTGTTGAGTTCTGAGACTTCCTTGATGATTTCTCGGTCGTTTTCCTCGTTCGTCATGTCGTTTTCAAGTTCAACGACCTTGATTTCCTTCTTCTCGTCGCCGTCAAGCGTGAAAATCCTGTAGAGATGCTTCGTCTTTTGCATGGTTCTCCTTTTGATGCCAATAGTATAACATGTTTCAGCACAAAGTCAAGTGATTTTTCAGACCGCCAGGATCCTGTTCTTAAGGATAAAGTCAGGAATGTCCCTCTTGCTGTTCTCGTAGTCAAGCATCGGGTCGACTATCTGCGTACAGTAGTAGTTCCTGTAGCCTTCTATGATGTCCCTCTTCCTGAACCTTATAGGGAGGTTCTTCCACGGAAGGACAATCTTGAGGTTCTGGACGTAGACGAGCCTGACACCTGTCCTTATGCTGCAATCCATCGGCGCGATTTTCATGAAGTAGAGCATGTCATACAGCTCATGGTCATGTCCGTACCTGAAACCGTACTCGTCAAGCAGGAACTCGAAATAGTTCAGGATCACCTCGAAGTGATTCTGGCATTTCCTGCACCATTTCGCCTCCTGTGAGTTGTAGCTGACGAATGATGGGGGCTTCTTGAGTGGCCAGGTCGGGAAGAACTTGCGTATCGACTCCTCCTTCCGATCATTGCAGAAGTAGTAGTCACAGAATCTCTTGCTCCGTATGCCGACGTTGTACAGCAGTGAACAGACAAGCACCTGACAGCAGTTCTTGATGTTCAGGGAAAGGAACCTGTTCGTCAGGAACTGCGCAGACTTCTGGAGATCCTCGTCAAGAAAGAGGATTATTGGGTGGATGAAGCGCATTTTCGCCTTACGATCCTTATGACATGCGGATTGTCGAAGACGCACTCATACTCGACGTCGAAACCAGTAATGACCTTGAACTCAAGAAGCATCTGTTCAAGAGTCTTGATTGGTTCCCCGTAGATGTTGATGTTATCGAAGCACGTCGGGTATCTCCTGTCATCCTCTATCGGGAAGATGTCGTACGTTCCATCTCTCCAGCCCTTTCCAAGCGCGAAACTGGTTATTCCCTTGGAGCGGAACATCTCAAATGACAACTCGAGATTCCTGTGTCCGTTGTGAAGCTCCATTTCAGACCTCTACGACGACAGGAGGATATGCTATCTCGTAGTTCTCGTCGACACGCGCGACGTTGTAAATCATGGACTTCCCGAATTCACACGGCTCGTGGCTTCCGGAATGTATGTGACCGCAGAAGACGAACCTCGGGGACTTCTCGAGAATTGCGTCAGCAAGCTCGTAGCTTCCGAAGAATTCCGTTCCTCCCCATTGGAGGCTCGTGTCGATGAATTTCCCCTGGATCCTCGGCGGAGAATGTGTGACAAGCACGTCGACGTTCTCCGGAATCTTCGAGAAACTGTCCTTCATCGTCTTACCGTTGCTCTCAAACGCCCAACGGTAGTTGATGATTGGGATGTTGGGTGTCCCATAGAACGAGACACCTTGGATTTCAATACCCTCGTTCAGCAGGAGGTGGACGTTCTTTGGAAACTTTACATTGAAGTTCATTTCCGGAAACAGTCCGGCTTTAGCCCTGTCGAAAATGACGTCGTGGTTTCCTGGGACGACGACGAACTCGATTTCAGTATATTTCTGTGTCCACGGAATGAACCTCTCGTCAACCCATTTCTTCTGGTCGTGGAAACCCAGCATGTCGAGCCTGTTCAGTTTTGCAAAGTCGCCAGCAATGACGACGACATCAGCTCCAGACGGGTCAAGATCGTAAAGTATGCCATGAAGGTCGGATGTTGCAAAGATTTTCATGGCTTATATTATAGCACAAGAAACGAAAAAGTCAAGCCGTTATTTTGAACGCGCTTGTTATCGGGCTGACGTGCTGTATGAACGGAGACCCGTCAACGTCGGGATTGAAGGGTTTCCATGCGAGCACCTGGAACTTCATGTTGACGTCGAACCCTTCGTACATGTCGTCGACAGATATGAAATAACTGCTGTAGCTTTCCCTCCGCGCGTTCTCCAAGCCGATATCGTTCCTTTTTATGAAATCTCCGACCTTTGATTGGACGTTCGCAAACATCGTCGCTATCAAGACGTTCCGCTCCTTGTTCATGTCGTGGTCGCTGTCCCTGTCGTAGTTCCACTCGACGTCCGTCTCACCACGAAGGCACATCTTCATTATGAACCTGACATATTCGTCGAGTATGTCCTGGTTTGTGTCGACTTCCTCGGAGTCGACGAGATTCCCCACGAAGAACGGGTTTATCTCCTGCGTGTCATCATAGAACTCTATCTTCACGGCTGGCTCAACTTCATCCCAGTCATTTTCCCTGTGTGAATATGTCTACAATGTCATGAAATCAGCCCACAATTCTAAAATCCGAGAAGTTCAAGCCTGATCGCAAGCTCCTCAAGCGACCTTCCGTTTCCACTGAAGTAGTTCCCGAACGCATATGTCCTGAGGAACGAGAGACGCGCATCGTCGAGAGTGCGACAGAGAGACGAGAACCACGGAGACTCGACCGTCGTGCCATCTCCTGAAATCCTGATGATTTCACAGACGAAACTCTTTCCGTACATTATGCCGTCGTTAAGCTGGATGGTGTCGGTGGTCTTCGATTTCTCAAGCTCGAAAATCATTCTTACAAGACTTTTCAGGACCTTACTGAAAACCATGTGTCTGAATATGGATTTGAGATGTTCAGCGATCACACTGTCCGAAGTCGATGAACGGCTCCTTGAAGACGTGCCAGTCGTTCCGGTTGATTTGCGTAAGGGAGAGGTAGTTCCTTCCGTCGACAGTCTTCGTTCCGTCAAAATGATACCACCCAAACGTCCTGAACCACCCGTCGACCTTCTCCGTGATGTCCTCAAGAGTCTCGACGTGGATTCTCTGGAGGCTTGAATCGCTGTCCAGACCGACGAGATACGGAATCTCGAGAATCGCGCTGCGTGGCGTAGGCTTGTTGACAATTCTCAGCGCGACACCGACTCTCTCCCTGCGCTGCTGGGTCTCGTCGTCGACATGGCAGAACGTGAGGTTCTTCGTCAGCTTCTTTGGATTCCATGTGCAGTATGTCTCGTTAATGCAGACACACCAGAGGGCGTCTCTGTTGAACGGACTCCAGAAAAACTGGAGGATGTTCCTTAGAATTTTCCTGAGCGTTTTCATTTCATATTCCTTTTTAGTATTTTACCAAAATAATCCGGGAAAGGTCGCACCTGTTAAGGTGTGGATGGTTCACTCAGAAAGTCAACAAATGCTGTTTGAAATGTCAGACACCTGTTTAAGTCTCTTTTTCACATCAATCACGTTTTGGTTCGACGATCCTACCCAATGACACTCGGGATTCTTCAATGACTCTATGTACTCACCATCACATATGACATCAACGTATCTCACTATGTCAGTCATGGTTGGATCGTTCAGTATCTCATGCCACTGGTATCCAGTATACAGCCACTGCGTCTTGGAAGGAAACCTCTCCCGAATTTCCTTCGCAAGGGAAATTACCGTCTCGCGGTTGTCGAAGAACAGGGGGTCTCCACCAGAAAACGTGACTCCGGAGCACCAGTCTTCAGTTAAATCGCTGAACAGCTCCTCCTTTGCCTTCTCGTCAAATGGAATTCCGGCTTCCGGATTCCAGGTGAATTGACTTCTACAGCAATTACAGTGATGACTACAACCAGATACCCAAAGAACCGTTCTGTTTCCGTCACCATTATGCTGATCACAATGAGTAATGCTTAAGTAGTTCATGTTATGTGTTCATGAAAATGCCGTATCACATCGATTTCCTGTCTTTGAATTCAGCAAGCTTGTGATCTGCATACATTGTACGACCACGAATTCTTGAGTAAGAAATATATCCGTTCATACGTTGAATGGTTGTAATGTGCTCACTTCCACATTTTTCACACTTGTCACTATCAGTAAAAGCAAACCCGCAATCTTCACAGAAAGAACTTTCAAAGTTGACACCCTCATAAAATCCCATCTTCATGGCTCGACGCACAAGTGTCTTTATGGCTTCAATATTATATGAAAGATGGTATCTCACATATTGAATCCTTCCACCCGTACAAAGATGATACATCGGATATTCAATGTCCTGCTTCTGGACTGGAGTTATGTCCTCGCGAACACAACAATGAAAAGAGTTTGATGTATATTCATGGTCTGAAACATCTTTCACAATCCCATACTTTTGCCTAAACTGCTCAATCTGCGTATGACAAAGTGATTCAGCTGGAGTTCCATAAATTGCATATAGTATTCCATCTTCCTTCTTGATCCGGTCAACATATTCATTGATATGTTTCAGAACATCAATCGCCCACTTATTATCCTGAACAAGACTCTTACCAGTAGCAAGAATCGAAGCTTCATTCAATGCCGTTATGCCAAAAGATATCGTCATCGGCTTGAGAAAATCCAAACCAAGTTCCTCATCTGGATCCTTAGTGCCATTGAGGAATCCACCTTGACAGAATCCAAGTGGATTTATTCCTGCTTTCTTATGTGACAAGAATTCAACTGTACGCTTGTGAATTCCACGAACCATTTCAAGATAATAATCAAGAACCTCGTAGAAATCCTTGTCATCTTTCTTCGCCTTGGCTACAATCATCGGGAAATGTAGAGAAATTGCTCCCATGTTGAAACGACCTTCATACACCGGATAGTCGTTCTCGTCAGTTGGCTCCATTCCTCCATGGACAAACCACGGAGCCAGATTTGCACGGCATCCCATCTTTGAGATTGGAGTCCCATATTTCTTGTAAATGTCTCCGTCATAACCATCACCAGTACACGAAATGTAATCCGGATACATGGCTTTTGAAGAACACTCAATCGCTTCGTCGAAAAGCCATTCCAATTTCTTCCCTGGACCATGCAATTCCTCATCATAGAAGAAATTAATCTTCGGGAAAAGAACGGGATGTTTGAACCCAGGCTTACCCTGTCCCTCTTTTCTCACCTTCAAGCAGATTGATGATGCAAGGGTCTCAAATCTTCCAGTTCCAAGACCAAATGTAATTGCCGTGAATGGATAGTCTCCGCGCGATGAAGCGACTGAGTTAAAATCCATTTCCCACGCCTGAAAACCCTGTGAGAACTCCCTTGATACTTTCTTTATTGCATATTCATCAGCAAGCTGCTTGTCATGTTCGGTTATCTCATCCTTTCCACTATCGCGAAGAATTCCAATGTAGTCATTGTAATGCACATCATAAGACTTCTTTGCATATGGAGCGAGAAGCTTATCTATCTGGGATACTGTAAAACCTCCATATTGGGATGATGCCGCATTCATTATCACAGAAGACATCAATGCCATTGCGGCGGACAACGTCTTCGGTTCCTGATAATCAAGATTCCCCATGAAGAAGCCACCTGTCAAAAGATTCTTCATATCGAACAGGCAGCAATTTATTGTGTCAAGTCTCGAACCACGATCATGGATGTAAATGTATCCATCACTCATTGCACGTTCTTCCTTCTGTGTCAGGAAGAACTTCTTGTAGAGTTCAGAATTCAGCTCATTGTAAACAATCGCTTTTTGTGTAGTGACAAGAGCGGAATCGGCATTTGCATTGCTTCTGTCTCCAATGAAGTTCAACGAGAGTTTCTTTGTATAGACCTTATCCAACATTTCAGCAAAATGGTTCTTGTTGTCGCGATAAGACCTATATGACTTTGCAACATCCGAATTGATTTTGTCAAGAGCAACCTCAACCATGTTATGAATGGTTTCGACTGCTATGTCCTGAACTTGGTACTGAAGCTGTTTCTTGACCGAATCAACAACCTGTTTCTCCTCTTTGTCCGTTAGAGTCACGCAGACACGATTTGCAGACTTCCGAATCGCACGTTTGATTTTCTCCCCATTGAACTTCTGCAATTCACCATTTTTCTTAATGATGTTTACCATATCTTTTCCTCAGTCCTTCAACTTATCTCAAGCTCGTTCTTCGTTATGAGATCGCCTGTCTTCATGTTGTTCACCGTGAACTCGAACTCGGCATCCCCTCTAGTCTTTCCAATCTTGACCGTTATCTCGGAATCCTCGTGGTTCATCACGGCATGCCTTATGTACGACAGGAGCGTAACGACGTTCACTATTGTAGCACGATCTCCGAAAAAAGTCAAGTCGGTTTCTCGCAGGTTCATCGACTTCGTGAACTGCTCGCTTCGTCTCAATTCGTCACTTTCAGACATCTCACATCCTCCAAATTACATGCTTACTTACGTCCTGGACTGAATAGTATTTTACCGTTTTCGGGACGTAAATAGGCGACTTTCTTGAACATGGATTGTGTCCATAACTTCACTTTTCATCACAAAAATAGAAAAACCTGACACTTATGGTATCAGGTTTCGATTCTTTGGAAATCAGGTTTCAGGTGAGGTTCTTGAGGAATCCAGACAGGCTCTTCCCAAGGTTCCCGTTCCCGTACAGGAGCACCGAGTCATCCCTGTAGAGGCGTCCGAGGAAACCGTCGAGGCTCTCCGCCGTTACCTTAAGGACGTTTTCGTCGTCCATGTCCCTGATGACAAGCTTTCCGCTCTCGAAGATGTGTTCACATGTGTTCCGTCCCTGGAAGACGAACAACTCCTTCTCCGTTCCGTCTTCAAGGACTGTAGGTGCATATACGTCAGAATACTTCGGAAAGAGAGGTTTTCCGGCGACATTCGGGTGGTTGTTCCCGTAAGCCTTCAGGAGAAGCGTCAGCGGAGGCGTCTTTCCCTTGCTTCCGAACACGGTCATGACATCGCTTGAGGAAGGTCTGAAGAATATCGCATCGGAATGGAGATCCTTTGGAACGACGCACCCATAGCCCCTGTTCGTAAAATCTACTGTATATGGTCCCTCGATCTTGTCGATGATGCCGTCGGATGCGTCAAACGAGAACCCCGGGATTGAATCGTCAAACTTTCCGCAGTTCTTCTTCGTGATGAACCTGTTTCTCGAGACGACGTTGATTTTACCACTCTTCCTTGACTCGTTCACCTGTCCACGGAACATCTCGTCGATGAACCCCTGGAGCTTTGAGTCCTTTACACCAGTGTATTTCCCCATCTTGCACTTGACGTATTCTGAAACGAGGCTCTCCTCCTCGTCCTCTGTAAGCTCAAAGTCGTATGTGCCAGACTCTCCGAAATACCTGACAAGCCCATGTCCGACCTCGTGGAGGATTGAGGCTCGTATCTGGCACCCGATTTCCTCCGAGTCGTTCTCAAGTGAGTTCTCGTCGAGGAAGTTGTAGATTGCGGGAAGGTTCAGCGCGACGGTAAGCGTCTTTGGACACTCCCGTTTCGGCTCCTCAAGCGCGGAAACCCAGTCTGATTTCTCGCCGTCAAAGCCGTAGTTCGGATCATATGCTACGTTTAGGTCTCCGTCGATCAAGTTCAGGATATTCCCGTTCACGTCGTTGATCGTGTCGTCGATGAAGTGGTTGGCTATCCCGTTGAAACGCTCGAAGTCGTCTGACTCCGTGAGGTCGAGAACCTTTATGTATTTCCTCTTCTTCCTCTTGATTCTCGAGACCGGATACGAGAAGACGGCGAAAGGTCTGTGCATGCAGCCGGGTCCGAAGAAGCCGTCGTGCTTGTGGTCGCATTTTCCAAGGACATCGGAGGTTGACAGGATTCCGTCCGGCTTCGGAGTTGTTGGTTTCGATATGTCTTCGTCTGGACTTGGTGTCGAGGGAGGTACGGAAACCTCACCGCCTCCGACGGATCCACCCTCTTCCTCTTTCGCTATTACCTTGTCTTCCTGCAACCTGCTCCTGATGCTCTTCAAATGCATGAATTCTTTTCCTTTTCCTTGAAATACTTACGGTTTTTCGTGGAAAACGATGTTCTTTTTGCTCTTCAGCGAGTACTCGTAGACGTTCTTCAGCTTGCCGTACGAATTGTCGTACATGTTGACTTTCTTCCCGAGAAGGCTTGACAGGATGGCAACATGCAGCCTGTTTGTCGAAATTTCGTCAAATGGAATCAGACCGTGAAGCATGACTTCCGTGCAGTGTTCGGCTATGTTTCTCGTGATTACGGTTCCCTTCATCGCGAACTGGCGTGAAATGTCGAAGTTGTCAGAAGGAATACCGATGGATGTCCTTTCGCAGTCGGTCCTGAACATGTTCGCGTCATCGAAGTCGTCATGATCCTTCAGGAACGCCTCGATGCACTCGAACGCCCTCCGTATCTTCGGATGCTGTATGTCGTCGATTGTCATGGAAAGGTTGAGCAGCTTCAGGTTGAGAGAGAACGCCATGTCGTCGTGGAGGATGAACTTAGCCCTTCTGTTCCCAGACGTGCAGTACTCGTAGGATTTCCTGTCTCGGCAGAATACCGTGAACCTTTCGTCAAGAGCCTCGAGAACGTCGTCGCATCCGTCAAATGATGAGGGTAGAATCACGCATTTCTCAATGTTCTTGTTCTTCAGGAATTCATCAAGAATTGGCTTGTACCCCTGACACCTTACCCACGCTCCGCCGCCTCCATAGACAAGATTGAATGGTTTTGACATGACGACACCCTTGTTTTCCTCGGTGATGGCGACATATGGAAGACTTAGCCTTTCCATCATCTGATATTCGGAGCAGGCTATTGCACAGTCTCCGAGGTTTCCGCCGTTTGCCCGGTATGCGAACTTCCCAAGTGATGTCAAGGCTTTCGTTATCTCGTCATTCTCGACATCAACCTCCTTGACGCCAAACTCGGATATGCGTGGAAACCCAACTGGAGGATTTTGGTGGTCTATCCTCCCATCATGGTACAGGAGATAGTTCTGTAGGTTGCTTATTGACTTGCCAGTCGAGTATTGTATGAAGAGGTTCTCACGCGTCTTGTAGATCCCCCCATTGCTGAACTGTGTGAGAATCAAGTCCGACGCAGTCTTGGTATGGGAACTGTAGTACTCAAGATATTCGCCATATGCGTTCCTGAATATGACATATGCATGTGAACCGAAGTTCTGGTCTGTCATCCTCTCGAATGTATTCGACACTGGTTCTGGCGTTCCGAAAAGCCTCTGCCATCCCAAAACTATGACTTTCGCGTCATCTGGAACTGAACTGCACACCTCTCTGAGTTTATCAATGATTCCGTTTGTCGGATATGCGTCGTCCTCATACACGACACAATACGGAAGGTTGAGGCATTTAGCCATGCGGACAACGGACACGTGTGATAGCATGCACTTGTACCGTCCCTTCTTGATGTCCATGTTCGTGAATCCGTAGAACCTCCTTGGAATTGGCTTGAACCCATGACTCTCGAATATGCGGTCAAACAGCCCAGCCCTTTCCGGGTCAATCGTGATGTAGAATGAATTACTGAGGAATTCTGAGAAGTCAAGATTCATTTCCGTCTCCTTAGGTCATATGGAAGCATCATGTTCACGTTATATCTTTTCTGGAAATAGGTTATGAGAAGAATGTGCTCAGACACAAGGGATTTCATGTAGTCGCTTGAGCCAATCTTCGAAAGGCTTGTGTCGTTGGAATGCTGCTTCTTCCTTATCTCAGCAACGTCAAGACACCTTGACAGGACATAACGCCCACCGGAAAGAATGACAGAATATGTGAAAACAGGATCGGAAAACCTGTACGCTTCCACATTCCTTGCAACGAGATTGTTGTATATGTCCCAGAGCGCAGTCCCGAACATGTCCTTGCGTACGAGAGAGCCAGCACCGTAGTGTGAAAGGGTGTTCCTGTACCACGGATTCGGGTTTGCGGTGACAGGAAATTTCCTTCCGTTCATCACATAACTCATCCACATGCTTTCGCAGAAGTTCTCCGAATATTCTATGTCATCGTCAACCGTGAGTATGGCATCGTGCGGAAACCTCATGAGCGATGGAATCAGCTTCTTGTACGGCTTCGTGTCGTGGTTCACCCAGTTTATCTCGAACACCCCGTTTTTTGAAGCCATATCGACAAGTTCTTTCGGAATGTCATTTTCCTTCCCCGGAAATTCCTCTATGGAGAGGTTCAGGACAATCTTGTCGGGGATGAGCGTTCCGGAAAAAAGCTTTCCAATGACTTCGGAAACACCGTCAATTCTCTTCTTCCATGATGTCATTGAGACGATCAGGTGCTCTGGAATCTTCATCCTGTCCCTGAGGTTGATCATCCTGATGTAGACGTTGTTCAGATTTTCGTTCTGGGTATTGACGAAACACAGGGAATCCTTGTCGGATGACTCGCCCTGCTCTTTGTATGACATCCTGTAGTACGTGTCGAACACATATGAGACTGGGACGTTGCGCCTGTTCATCCTGTACTTGAGGAACAGGTCGTCCGATGTGATCATCCTGCGTATCAGAGGAAGATCCTTCTCGGATATGTGCAGGAGTCCAGGAGGAATCAGCGTTCCTCCTCCTGTCGTTGCGAGCAAATCGAACGACGGTTTGCAAGGCGTGAACTGAAGCCTCCACTTTCCGTATTTCTCAGCCATGCCGAACTTGTCGTATTTGATTCTCCTGCATCGTCTGGCCGAAACGCACTTACCGAAGATCTTGTAGTTGTCCCATAGGAGCTGTACAGTGTTGTTCCTGTAGAGAAGATCGTCGTCGAACAGGATTATCGGCTTGTCAGGATACTTCTGCATAACGTAGAAGTACTTCTTGTGAGATCTCAGATCCTCGTCACATGGAAGAATCTCAATCCCGTTCTTTTCTATGAATTCCTCGAGTTCTTTTCCAAGATACTGGAGATCGCCATTGAATACTGTTAGGACAATCATGAACTTGCAGTCGCATGACTGGTCAAGGAGAGTCTGGAGTGTGTTGCGTACGTTGTCTCCTGAAAGCCGACCCCTCCATGTCGTAAGCGAAAGAATGACGTCGAAGTCATCCATGCCTGCTCCACCTGAAACTCCTGTCATTTCTCAGATTACCTATGTCAAGAAACCCGATTTCGGTTCCGATTTTCCATCTCGCATAGTCGAAACTCAGCTGATCCCTGTGGGATTTCGACTTCACCTCGTCAGCCCATGCGTCATCAAGTATTATACACTCCCCTTCGTTGTGTCTCCTGGCTATTATTCCGCTTTCGACAAGACCGTAATGCTCCGGGAAACCATCTTTCATGTATCCATCGACCTGCGGACAGACGACGGCAGGAACGTCCTTCTTGAACTTCAGGACGACTTCAGCCTCTGCGTATATGCAGTCCCTGACGGGATGCTTCCGTGTGTAGAAGCTGTACTTTCCGAAGTCAAGCGTCTTAAGGTATTCCGAGACGTCGCAGAGAATCTCGATGTTCCCGTCGACCCAGAGCGAAACCTCATACTCATGGAGAAACCTGTGCGGAAGTATCTTGACAAGTCTCTGACGCTTCACTTCGGAAAAGCAAAGAAGCTCTTCCGGAATCTTCCTTATGCTCCAATTTCCGCAGTCGTACGAAAGGTTCTGGTTGTCGGTGAAGCAGATGAAGTCCACGTCTGGATCCGAAGCAGCCCTGAACTTCCTCAGGTGGTCGTAGCTTCCCGTTATGCACGTGTATACTGCCGTCTTCACCAGGGCTTCGTCCTGAAGAACTCGATGTCGAAGCATGTCTTGTGCCGGAGACGCTCGAGTATTACGACATAGTCTATGAAGAACGACGTGAAACGCTCAAGCGCAAACGATATCACGCGCTTGTCCTCGTCGCTCCTGTCATTCAACGTCTCGTGTGGCTTCACGATTTCAAGGGCGCGTTCCGTAAGCCACGAGATGAACGCATAGTATTCCCTGAAGATCTCTCGACGCATGACGAACATGTTGCACTGCTTGAAGATCTGCATCGGGTCTGAGAAATATGGATCCGCGAGCTTCGACATCGTGTCGGGAAGCACCTTGACCAGCCTGTCGAACAGCTCCCTGTCGTGGTTTCTGTTCATCCTGTACTGGTCTCGCATCGAGAACGGGAATATGTTCTTGTTAGACGAGCTGATTATGTCGTACCTGTCGAAGTCGGATACGTCATCCTTCCTGAAGAACCTCCTGTAGTGGCACGTGCAGATGTAGTCGGGGTTTCCGATTTTCGCGTAGTTCTCGTACAGCCACCTCATTCCAGTCATCTCCCCGATATAGAGGTTGAGATCTCCTGGAGAGTTGTCGTCGTAAACCGTCTTCGTTATTCCACTAAGGTCTCCATGCTGGTCGAAGCCAGAACCGCAGTTCACGACGAAGATGTCGTCCGTCGAGTTTATCCTGTCAATGCATTCCTTCGTCAGGTACTTGTACGGACTGCCGTGGTTGTAGATGAAGCAACATGTCTTCAAGGTGCTCACTTGACTTCCTCCACGGAGATGTCGTTCCGATTGTGCTCCTTAAACACGCGGTTGAACATTTCGAGATCCGTCAGGAAGTCGCACTCGGAAGCCTCATGGAACACGTCGTCCTTGTTGTACTTCCTGTCGTAGCACTCCTGGTAGGTCTTGTTCCTGAAATGCCATAGCTCGGCTGGCTGGCACTTTAGGCTGGAGAGAATCTGCTCGTTCATCATCCACGGCTTTGTCACTGGAGACCCATCTGCAAGGACGTACTTCGGGAGGTTAATGTCGCTTCCGTCCAGGACGACGATGTGCGGGTTGTAGAACTTCGCGACAGAGCCTATCTTGCGGAAGTTTATGAAATTCTTTCCAAGAGGAGAAAGTGTCCTGCTGCACTTCTTGAACCTGTCGAGGACCGAGTAGTTCCCATTGTCCACGAAGTCGAGACCGCTGTCTCCAAAAAGCCTCCAGTTGACGTATATCACGTCGTTGTCAGTGTAATCGTCAAGCCACTCGTTGACCTTCTTCCCGCCCTTGATGTGCAGGAACTCGTCGATATCGAGAAACGTCGCGAAGTTGTACTTGTAGTGGTTGTCGCGGATGAACATGTTGTAGCACGGGTTCTGCATCCTGTGCCCGTCGCACTCAAGAAGATGCACGTTTGGGTAATCGATGTCCCCGTTCTTGTATCTCCAGTTGTTCTGGTAGACGAAAATCTCGTCAAACCCGATTCCGAGGTGATAGTCCACCCATTCCTTAAGGTAGTTGTCCTCGTTCTTCGCAATGGATATCAACGCTGTTTTCAGATATGTCTCCACGCTCGTTCAGTCCCTTTGGCTTGAATTCAAGATGCTCCTCTATATTCACTTCCTTGATGGCGTTCACCGTGAGGAGCTTCCGGTGGCACCAGAAATTGAAAATGCGCTCAACTAGGAAGCATATGGCGCGTCTCTGGTAGTTGTCGCGTCCCGTGAGGTCTATCCGACGCTCGAGGTCGAAGATTATTGGGAAGACGAAGCTGCACCATTCGAAAAACATGCGCTTCCGCATGATGAACATGTTACATGGGGCGAAGTTCAGTGTCTCGGTCAGGAGATAGTCCTTGAACGAGTTCCCCCACTCCATGTCATGCTCGCGGATTATGTTGACGCACATCTGCAAGTCACCTATGTTGTGGTATATGCTGTACTGCTTCGCAAGTGACAGTTTCGTTTCCGAGAAAACAGGGCTTCCGATGATCAGGTCGATGTCGCAGTAGTCAAGGATCTGGTCTCTCGGAAAGAACCTGCGGTAGTGGTTGAACCCGACGTACTCTGGGTTTCCGAGCTTCGCGTAGTTCTTCCAAGCCCAGTAGACGCTCGTCAGCTCGTTCAGCTTTCCGTTCATCACGGAGATGTTGTCGCCGGTGTCATCTGGGACAAGATGTGACGAAGACCACTCGTCCTTCAGCGAGTGCCCTCCATTCATCGGAAAGTATATGTCCTCGTTCTCCTCAAGGATCCGCTTCAGCTCGTCCGTCGGAGGATAGAAGACATTAACGATTACCTTCAGCGACTTCCTCAAATCTTGCGCCTTCCCTTTCACCCATTGGCAAATTATGTCGTGTTTTCAGTTAAAACGGTTAAGTTTCATTTTCAAACTTCAATGGTTAAAGTCGTTTTCTGCGTTAATTATAGCATATTCCACGGAAAAAGTCAAGCACCATTTCGTTCCGACACGGAGCGTCTATCAACTGGTCCGCCCTCCAGCCACCTGAAGTGGCGGACATCGCTGAGTTCGTTTATGCCTTTCGTCTTGTTGGGGTTGAACGGAGCCGAGATTGTCCATAAAACTATAAATTGAATAAAAGATATACATCTCATTCCGAAAATCATTTTCAGTTATTTTCGTATTTTAATTTAATCTTAGCGTAAATAAGGTCATGAACCTGGTGGAGAAGCAGATCGTGAAGAGGGGAGATCCGAGATACGCGGAGCTCATGGAGCTCTGCCACCTCTCGAAGAATCTCTACAACGCCGCGCTCTACCTCGTGCGCCAGCACTGGCTCGACACGCGAAACGACGACACCGTCGCGAAGAAGTACCTCAACTACTACGACACGTGGAACCTCATGAAGAAGGGGAACCCCGACTTCAGGGCGCTGAACGCGCACACGGCGCAGCTCGTCCTGAAGCAGGTCGACGCGGCGTTCGCCTCGTTCTTCTCTCTCCTCAAGCTGAAGGCGAGGGGAAAGTACGCGAAGCGCGTAAGGCTTCCGGGATACCTCCCGAAGGACGGATACAACGCGGTGTCGTTCAACCAGTTCAAGGTTCGCGAGCTGAAGGACGGATACGTCACGCTCCCGAAGGCGAAGACGCTTCGCTTCCGCGTCGCGCACAGGAACGTGCACTTCATCAATGTGGTTCCGAGAAACGGATACGTCCAGGTGAACTTCGTCTACCGCAGAGACCCGGCGCCGCGCAAGCCGGACAACGGGCGGTACATGGGCGTCGACCTCGGGGTAGACAACCTCGCGACGTGCACGTCGAACGTCCGCAGGGCGTTCATCGTCGACGGAAAGCCGGTCAAGCACGTCAACCAGCACTTCAACAAGAGGATTTCCGAACTGAAGGATGAACTTGCGAAGAAAAACGGAACGACGACGTCCAACAGGACGCGAAGCGTCACGCTGAAACGCAACAGCAGAATCAACGACTACTTCCACAAGGCTTCCAGGTACATAGTCAATCAGGCAGTTTCCAGTGACATCCGAACGATAATAGTCGGACACAACAGGGGATGGAAACAAGAGGCTTGCATCGGGCGGCGCGGCAACCAGAACTTCGTCCAGATACCCTTCGACAGGCTGATAAGCCAGCTGAAGTACAAGGGTGCCCTTGTGGGCATAACGGTAATCGAGGTCGAGGAGGGCTACACGTCGAAGTGCTCATTCCTGGACGGCGAGGAGATCGGGGCTCACGAGGCGTATGCTGGGAGGCGCGTGAAGCGCGGGCTGTTCCAGACGGCGTCCGGGAGGCTCGTCAACGCAGACGTCAACGGAAGCTACAACATACTCCGCAGGGGAGTGAAACGTAACCGCGATGCAGCGATGCCAGCGGATGCGGGGTTCGTGTACAACCCCGTCAAAGTCAGGCTTTGACAAGGCGTTTTTGATATGGGATGTTATCCTATTGATGAAATGCAGTACATTCACATCCATATACCATTTTTCTACGAAATTGTCAAGCGAGGTCAAAGTTCATCGACCGATGGCTGATTTCCGCGCATTATTTCAAGAAACTCGCTTTCCGTGATGACCTTCGTCCCGAACTCGCGAGCCTTCCTGTTCTTGCTCGTTCCGGAATTTGGAGTGTTCGTGACAAGATACGTAAGCCCCTTTGAGACTCCGTTCTTGACCGAATATCCGTTCTGTCCGGCCAGTTTCGATGCGTCACCGCGTGTCATCGTGTTGAGAGAGCCGGTGAAGCACACGCTTCCCTTGACTTCACTATTCTTCACTATGTTTCCTTCTGTTTCGGAAGGAACGTAATGGTAGCGGCTGTCCTCGACAATAAGCTTAACGAGACCGAGATTTTTCTTGTAGAGGTCAAGGAACTTGTTCATCGTCATGTAGCCGATTCCATCAGGAAGCGAAGCCAGCGGATCTTCGTCAATTGCATGGTTCTTAATGCGTTCCCATCCGTAGTAGCCGACAATCAGCTTCAGTGTCTTGACCCCGAAGTCCTTCATGTTCATCGAGCAGAAGATGTCGCTTTCGCTCTTCGTGAAGACCTTGTTCTCGAGTTCGGAATAGAGTTTCGTCTCGTTTTTGTACTTCCTGTTCGGCTTGAACGAAAGGAGGTCGGAAATCGTGTGGATTCCGAAGTTGTCAAGCGTCTTGAATGAAGCGTTCTCGACACCCATGTTCCTGATGAACGTCTCGACTTCAGACGTGGTCTTCACCATGCAGTCGTCGTTCTTGCAGTAGAGGAACGGTCCCTCGCGGACAAGTTCAGAACCACAGCACGGACACGTTGTCGGATATTCGATTGGAACGGAGTTCTCTGATGTTCCGATGACGTCGATGAACTTCGGAATGACGTCTCCGGAGCGCGTAAGCGAAATCATGTCGCCAATCTTGACACCATTCGTCTCGATGAAGTCGAGGTTGTGGAGTGTGCAACGTCCGACGATGACACCGCCGATTTCCGTCGGCTCGAGGATTCCCGTGCAGTTTATGCGCCCGTCCTTGCTCGGTCCAGACCACTCGACGTCAATGAGGTGGGTCTCGACCTTCTGCTGATTCGTCTTGAACGCGACGCAGTTAGAGGGACGATACCTCTCCTCGTTGTGGTATTCCGAGTCGCAGATCACGAGACCGTCAATCGCGTAATTGAAGTCTCCGCGATCAACCATCTGGAACATCGCGTACACGAAGTCGTCCTGGTTCGCATCCTCCCGGTCAACGTCGATGTACCACGACGTGTAGAATCCGTTCTTCCGGAGAAAGTCGAACTGCTCGTCCTTCCCGTACTTTCCGCCGAGAACCGTGTATGCGACAAACGAGACATTCCTCATCTCGTCGGGATTCCAGTCCTTGCGGTTGATCATCCCTGCAACGATGTTCCTGTAGGATGTCCCGTCGAACTTTCCGTAGTCGCTCTTCAGGATGATGATTTCGCCACGGACATAGACGTCTTCCGCACTCTCGATCTTCTGCGGGATTCCCTTGATGAACATAGCCTTCTCGGTGATGAGAATTCCCTCATATCCGTCTCCACGCGTCGCACACGATACGAGATTCCCGTTCTCGTAGTGGAGGATTCCACTCAAGCCGTCGATCTTCGCGGAAATGTTCATCCTGTTGGAGATGTGGTTCCTGATGAACTTCCTGACATCCTCGGGCTCCTCGTACTTCAGCTTGTCAAGGCTTCCGCAGACGTACCTGTGCTTGACCTTCGTCCCGAAACCGACGTCACCTTCGTTGAGCGTGTCGCGGAACGCGTCGTAGAGGTCGGGATAGCGCGAACGGTATTCGTCGACAAGGGCGTCATACTCAGCATCGGTGAGCTTGCTTTCCCCGGCGCGGTACGCGAGATTAGCCTCGCGGATTTCGCTTTCAAGTTCCTCTCGTCCCATTTCAGACGTCCTCCTTGGAAATCGTGTACTTCTTGTCCGTGATCTCTGGTGTCACGAACAGCTCTCCGGAATAGTCCTCGAAGCCTGAGCGGAAGTTCTCGACAAGGCTTTCGCTGAGACCATGAACGTTCTGGAAGCGTCCGAACATGCGGTAGACCTCGAAACCACATCCAATAATGTCGGCAATCCGCCTGTACGTGTCGACGTAGCGGGTTTTCGTGAACGTGTTGCTAACAACGACATCCATTCCCCGCCGAAGCGAAATGATCGTCATGTCGATGCACCACTTGATGGCATCGTCCTGGTTCTTCGCGCTCCACTCGTAGCTTCCGTTGCGGACGTGGTACATGTCGTTCTCGAGATGAAGGCAGTTCGGGAACCTGACATTTGCGAACGTCGTCTTTCCGCTCCCTGGAATTCCACGTACGATTATCAGCCTGTTGTTGCTCATGATGGAGACATTATAGCATATGACGTCGAAAAGTCAAGAGCGTTTTCCGCGAAGGCTCTCGAGGAACTCACCAAACATCTCCCACGCCCTGAACGAGCACTTGTGGCAGAGGTGCATACGCTGTCCCGTTGACGTTCCGCTTCCAGTGACCATCTGGAACAGGTGAGAGTCGTTGTACATCTCCTCCTTCGAGGAGTACTTCATTTCCTCTCCGCACATCTGGCACCGTATCTTCGCGGTCGTGTCAATGTTTGGGCACACGAGGTTCTCCTTCGTCGAGAACCCGGTAATGCTACACACGGGATCGTCCCTGTTTCGTGCGTCGAAGTAGTTGCACTTCTCGCAGCACCTGCTCTTATCCTTGCTCCGCTTGTTCCTCTTCGCGAATGCGACTTTCCTCTTCCGTACGGTCTTCTCAGGTGTTCTGGACGTTTTCGCCTTTCCTGAGGTCTTCGAAGCAGGACGGAGCGATTTCGTGGAGTTTTTCGAGGATGACGTTTGCGAAGTCCCTGATTTCATGCTGTGCCCTTTTTGAAAGCCTGAGCTTCAGGAAGTTTCTCCATGCCCTGAAGTCAGCCGTGATGAAGATTTTCGTGCAACATGAGTTTGGAAGCACGTACCGAGCCATTTCGTTCTTCAGACCGAGCTTCTGCAATTTCCTGTATGATTCCCAAGCCATGTCCATTGCGTCAGAGTAGACTTTCATCGCCTCCTCGTTCTCCCTGATTTCCTCTGGGATTACGAATGACGGATCCTTCTCGTTGACGTACCTCTGGCTTCTCTGTGAGTACGAGAATCCAATCCTGTGCCTGACGAGTTCATGTGTAAGGACACGCGAGACACCGTCTACCGAGAATGACGCGGTGGCATGTTCGATGCAGCTCTCGTGTCCGGATTTTATTATTGCGGCTATCATCTTCCGAGCACTGTCAAGTTCCTTCGGGACGGAATCGTAGCATGTGGAAGCCGCCCTTGCTATCAGCGTCTCTGGGTTCGGCGTGTGTGCAACGAGTTCAATTATCATGGGAAGAGTATAGTGTTTTCTTGCACAAAAGTCAAGCAAAAAAGTCCACGGCGTTGACCGTGGACCCAAAAAATCAAGACCTTTGTATGGTTTTCAGAGAACCGAGATTTTCTTCGGTTCCGTGACTTCCTCGGTCTTGAGCGGAATCTTGATCGTCAGGATACCGTCCTCGTTCTTAGCCGCAATCTTGTCGATGTCGGCGCGGTCTGCGAGCTTGAGGCTGAAGGTGTAGGACTGCGACGAGATGCCGTGATGGACCATTGCGTCCTTGTCATCCTCGACCTTGTTTCCGTTTCCGCACTTCACCGTCAGGATCCCGTTCTGGACCTCCACACTGACCTCGTCCTTCTTGAACGGCGTAGTCACGACTTCGAGCTTGTTGCCAACGACGTGACCCTTGTCGTCCTTGTAGGTGTATAGGTTGTGTGGGCGACTGAGGAAACTTAGCCCCTTGTTCTTGCGACCGTCGAAGAGGTCTCCGAACATTGCGTTCATCGACTTGAACATGTCGTCGAAGTCGTTGAACCGGTTAATGATTCCGTTTGTGGTAGTTGCGATGTCAAACATCTTATAACTCCTTTTCTTTTTGCCTTTCGGTCTTTGATTTTTCAAGGAAGAACTATCTCGGATATTTCCTGAACCAGTTCCACCAAGCTCTTGGACTATTACTCGAGTCCGTCAAGAATGTCGTCGATTTCCGTATCAGAAACTCCGCCGTCAGGCTCAGGAGCGTTTTTGGCTACCGCTTCTACTATTGCCGGACCCTCCGGTTCCATCTCTGTGACATCCTCTCCACCGAGGATGCTGTCAATCTCCTCGTCGACGTGCTTCGTCTCGGACTCGACCGCAGTCTTCACCGTGTTCTCGACGCTAACAGCCTTTTCGGGGGCTTTTGTCGATGCGAAGACGTCGTTGATGTCCTCCTGCGGGACGTCGGAGTTCTCCTGCCCGTAGTGCTTGTTGTAGAACTCATTAAGTTCGCTCTTCGTGTTCGAGACGTAGAACTTGTCGTCGAAGTCGAATGCGTCGATGAGCTCCTTCGTGATCTGCGGGATGTTGTACGCCTTTCGCCCGAAAGCCATCTGAGTAATCTTGCGGACGTTCGCGATATACTCCTTCGGAGTTCCGGCGTAGCGGACTTCTGGAACCGTCTCCATGCGGATGAAGAGGTCGACTGCGTTGTCTCCGTTGAAGACTTCGTACGGACGACCCTCCTTCGAGGAGAGATAAGCCTTTGTCTTCTCGTCGCGGACAAGCTTGTCGAAACGCTCGTACTCGTCCTTGTTCGTTAGAATCAGTACCTTGAGCTTGCCGTTGTTGAAGTTGCGCTCATGATCCTTATCCCATGCGTTCGGGTCGTCGATGACGTAGACTGGAATGCATGCGCGGAACTTCGACTTGAGGGAGTTGAACCTCTGCATAGCGATCTTGTCAAGCTTTCCTGAAGCCCTGTACGCAGCCATCGCCTCATTAGCCTTGCGGCAGATCGGGCAGTTGATGGTCTTCTTTCCAAGCTTCTCGTTGAAGATGTACTTCTCGTCGTCGTACTTGACGTACTTGGTCGAAGGACAGACAATCGTGTCGTCCACAATCTTGTGTCCCTTGTCGTTCATACCCCAGTGATCGTGGACCTGCTGGACAAAATACGGCTCTGTGCGGTCGTTCTTCGTAGGTTGGCGATACCAGACGAGGCGAAGCCTGTACTGCTCGTTTTCCTTGTTAGGCTTGAGGAAGTAGCTCGTGAACGACTTTCCGGTGCTTTGACCCTTTGCGTTATGCGACGGAAGGTCTGCCGTCTTCATGAATGTGCACATTTTGGTTATTTCCTGTTTTGGTGATTCAGTATTCTTGAATTACATAGGTATTATAGCAACTTCAGCACGGAAAGTCAAGCGTTTTCTCATCGTCCTCTTCAGTGTTCTACGAAAGCCTCTTCTCGATCATCCTCTCAGTGAAGCTGATTGGCTTCACACGCTGACTCTTGAACATGAGGAAAGCATCCTGGATGTCGTGGTTCAGTTCACCGGAAACTTCGAGGATTATGCGGAGCTCGTCCTGATTGATCTTGTCGAGCTTCGTGAACAGCTTGTCGAAGTTCTGTATGCTCGCGATGAAGTGTTTCGAGATTCGCCCAGCCATGTACTCATAGCCGAGCCTGTTCTCCCTTATCAGCTTTCCAATGAACTTCGCCGGGGTAGTCCCCTCGACGATGCACCTATCGGCTATGTACTCAGCCGTGCTGATGTAGCGTTCGTATATCCTCTTATACTGGTAGAACAGCTTCAGGTAGTCGGCATATCTCTTGAAGTTCTCCGACTTGAGGAGATCCCGACCTTCCGTTATCCCAAGCTTCAGGACGCAGAACTTGATGAACTTGTTGTGGTCTATTCCGTACTTCCAGACGATGTCTGCAAGCCTGTTGAACCATTTCCTGTTCTTGGAGTAGTATACTGACGTCCCGATCATCTTGAACGGCACGATGAACGAGACGTTCGGGTCGGTCTTCTGCCTGTAGTACTTGAAGTACCTGACGAGGGTCTCAGGCTCCGGTCTTTCGCGCTCGCTTTGCATCTCGGACATATCTCTTGTTCTTTATGGTTGTCTGGATCTTGTCAATGAGGCTCTTCGTGAAGACGTATTCGTAGTTCCTGTACAGCGTCTTGAAGACCTCGAACACGTCTATGTCGTACTCTTCCCTGAGGGATTTCATGAGGCTGCTGTCGTTCGATACGACGGTTATAACCTGCTTGAGGACGAGTTCGCTGCTCGAGGGGTCGAGGTCGGGATACTTCTCAGTTATCTTCGAGAGGATGAAGGCGTCGTCCATCCTGCGGATCTGCTTCTCGCTCGTGTAGTAGAACCCGTTCCCGTCGTTGTTGAAGTCCAAGTCCTCTGTCTGTTCAGCTTCTGCCATTTGAGCCTCCTCAAAGATCTTGTAGGTTGTCACTAATTTCGGAAAGGTTCGACATTACTCGGTCAGCCTCAGATGCGTCGTTTATTCCAGTGTCGGTAAACGAGGCATCGGTGAGAACGAGGGAATCCGGATCGAGCTTGAACTGGATCACCTTTCCTGGCATTCCAAGACGGTTTTTCGCGATGCGCATGTTCACGACACCATGCTCTCTGTCTTCGTCGCTCTGGAACAGCATCCCGATGAAGTCGGCTGTTGCTGCTGTTCCGTTCGACTCGGAGATGTTCTCGAGGTTGATGTCAGTGTTGTTGATGCCAGAGCGGTTAGCCTGTGACGCGGAAATGACAGGAACCTGGTACTTATAGGAGAGGGCGCGGAGCTGTTCGACGATCTGCTTCACCGCGAGATAGGTGTTGTCCTGCTTCGTCGACGGGACGAGGAGGTTCATGTAGTCGACAATAACCGCGTCGAACTTGACGCCCTTCTCGACGAGCTTGTCAAGGTAGACCTCGATGTCAATCACGCGCTTCGTGCTCGGCGGGTACTCCTTGATGATGAGGTTCGCATCATGATGCCTGTTATAGAATTCCGCGATCTTCTCCTTCGACGTCTTCGCCGTGTGCTTCAGCCTGTTGATGTTGTCCTTCGTAATGGCGGAGTCGAAGCGCATGCCATAGACATTCTCGGACATCTCAAGTGAAATCACGACGACCGACTTGTTCTGCCTGAGGAAGTTTACGGCGATGTTCGAGAGGAACAGCGACTTTCCGAGACCGGGCTGTCCGACGAAAATGGCAAGCATCCTTCCGTCCTTCAGGAATCCTCCGTTCGTATACCTATCGAGACCGTCCCATCCGGTGGAGATCTTCGCCTCCGGGTTCTCGATGTACTTCCAGTGGCGTTCCTGCCCAGCCTGCGAGAAGTAGTTGAGTCCGAGGTCGTCATCCTCAAGCGAGGTCTTCTGTATCTTCTCGAAACGCTTGAGGCACTTCTCAACGTTCCCTGTCTTCGTGATTTCCGCCACGTTGTCCGAAATCGCGAAGTAGAGACCCTTCTCGCTGATGTACTTCTCAACGTTCTTGTTTGCGCAGACGTCGTTCAGTGGGATGTCAAACGAGTCGAGGGACATGAGGCATTCGTTCAGTCCAGAGCTCTCCTCCGGCTTACCTTCCTTCTCCGCCTTCCTCCTGATGAGAACCTGGAGGGTCTTCGTGGTCGGGACAGCCATGTACTTTTTGAAGTATCTCACGGAAAGGTCGATGAGCGTAGCCATTCCCCTGTTCTGGTCGAACCACCTCCTGTCGAAAATCTCGGACATGATTCCGAGCCAACGCTTGTCTGTCAGGGAGCGTTTCGCGATGATCTTCTCAATTACGTCGTATGTGTAGTCGTAGTCTTTCAATTTGCTATTTCCTCTTTCAGACCCAGTCCTGATACCCGTTCCTGAGCTTCCTCACACCTGAGCCGTTCATGTATCCTGGCTTCGTGTAGGTATGGAGCATCCTGTCTGCGGCTCTCTGTGCATCCTCAGCGACCCTTGAGAGTCGTGCGTTCTCTGCGCCGAGCATCGAGACGGTCTTCTTCAGTTCGGAGTTTTCCTCCTCGAGGAGTTTTATCCGCTCCTTGAGCCCATTGTTTTCTGGTACTGGAGCAGGAATTCCACTGTCCTTTTCGGAAAGTTCCGTAAGCTCCTTGACCTTCATTCTGAATTCGTCTCGCTCGAGTTTAGCCCGCTGGAGCTTCTCCTTCAGTTCCTCGATTTCCGCGTCTCGCTCAAGTGAGGGAAGCTGCTGCTCATTCTCGGCTATGTCAAGGTACGTGTCGAGAGAAGCCTCCTCGGTTATGTGCCCGGAGTCAATCGGCTTCTCTGGCTCTGCTCTCTTCTCAAGCTCTCCGAACGGATCTCCGTTGACGCTCTTCCTTATCGGTTTCCTGTATGTCTGTTTCGCCATGTATTACGTATATTCTATCAAAAATTCCAGAAAAGTCAAATGGTTTTACAGAAGAATGTGTGGATCCATACACTTTCAGATGATGAATCCACACATCGCATTCAGAAAAACTCATTCCTCACCGAGAAGCTTGTCAACCTCATCAGACATCTTGTTCTTGTAGCAGAGCGTCTGTTCGGACTTCTTGTTGAACTCTCCGATGAACGTCTTCCAGATGGCGTCGTTCGTGATGAGTTCCTTCTCAGTTATCTTCTTGTCGGAATATGACGGAACGAGATATCCTCCGCGAACTGGCTCGATGAAGCCCATCGTCGTCGCGGGCTCAATCAGGTCCCACCACTTGTTTGAACCGTATTCAAGTGACAAGTAGACTTGAGCCTGGTTGAAAGGCTTGACAATCCTGGACTTGCGGACGAAGAACGTAAGTCTGTTTCCCTTGTAGAATCCGTTTTTGTCGTCGCTCTTCTCCATCCCTGTCTGGTAGTCCTCATTTGAAGACTTAATCAGGAGTTTCTCGCACTGAAGAATAACATGGCTGGAATACTCGATTTGCCTTCCGCCGCCCATGTTCTTTATCTTCGACACGCCATACATTCCCGCGTTCGTGTCATCATATATGTGGTTCACGATGACAAGGGTTGAACCTGACATCGGAACGCGCATCATGAGACCGCGCATGAGGTTGTTCCTCGTCTTCGCAGCCTGTCCCATGTCGGGTATCATGACACCCTTCTTTTCGGAGTCCGCAATGAGCTTGTCTGTTGAAAGACCACCAATCGAGTCAAGAACAACCAAGACGCGCATCAGCTCGTTGTTTTCAGGATCCTTGTCGTATTCATCTTTCATCTTGCAGAGGTTCTCAAACGTCTCAATCAGCTTCGCCCCACAAGTTTCAAGTGATTTTGTCGGAATATACTGGACACGATCCATGTCGACTCCACTCTGCTCAATATAATCAACAGGAACACCGCCTTCAGTGTCGAAATAGATCACATAATCAACCTTGTTGTTCTTCAACGCCTCTATTACGACGTTTGCGGCCAGCAGGGACTTTCCAGCCTGTGACTCACCGGCAATCGTCGTGATTCGTCCAACAGGGATGCCATTGTAAATGTTTCCACTCAGTATGCGGTTAATGGCATACGAACCAGTTGAAATGAAATCACTCACCTTCGCAATTGGCGATTCCATTATGCTCACTGCACCAGTATTTTTCTTTATGCTCTTCAGAACGTCACTAATTTTCATGGGTTTTATCTTTCCTGTACATTAGTATACCAATTTCGCTTCAAAAAATCAAGCGTCTTCTTCCTCTTTTTTACCTTTCAGCTTCTCTTCCTCAAGCATTTTCTTTTTCCTGACGTAGGGTTTCGACCTCATCCACCTGCTGTAGAGGTAGAGTATCCCGAGAGCGGCGTTCATGTAAGCCTTGGCTCGGACATCTGACATAAGTGACATCTTGTCAATCCAGTCTGAATCGCCAAGGAACGAGAACTTTCCGTGGTTTATCAGCTCCTGTATGACATCCTGCTTGTGGTAATTGGTCGTCCTGCTTCCCTTCCCGATCTTCACGTACTGGAAGTACGAGTTTATCAGGCGGATCATCTTCTCCGTGTTCCTGTACGCGATCTTGAGGGGGTTGACAGTCTTTATGATGTCGAATATCATCGAGACCGGATCGCTGTCCTCCCTGATGTTGTCAGACATGACGACCAGCGTCTCCTCGTCAATCCTGTACGGATAGAGGAGCATTCTCTTGAATATTTTGATCAGCTTGCTCGAGACGACCGGGAACTTAGTCACGAGCTCTGAGTAGAAGTAGGTGCCGCCGTTCGTCAGGACTCCTATGCCGTATGTCCTTCCGATGACCTTCCTCCCGTGCCACTTGAACTTCTTGACGTCGTTCCTCACCTTCATTATCGAGATGAAGTCAGCATGCGGGAATCCTTCGGTGGTCTTCCTGAGCGTGTTCTCGTAGTTCTGCGCAACCTTCGGATCTATGTCCGGAATCTCGAGCCTCGTGTTGCCGTACGACCAGATGTGCCCGGCAGCCCATACGCTGTTGTCGGCCCACTTCACTTTCCGAGTCCCTTTCCAAGAAGCCACATCTTCATCATGACCGAGTCTATTACGTGGGTCTCGACGAACTTCCTGTCGGAAAACTCGTTCGGGTTTCCTGTCCTCTTGATGAAGTCGTTGATGTCCTTCTCTTTGGTGCCGTCGTCAAACCACCTGAAGTAGCTGAAGTTGTACCTCTTGTCCTCGAGCGACTTAGCCATCGCCTTCAAGCCGGGGAGATCGTTGTCGAAGCTTAGGCAGATCCTGTGCCTCGGGTACCTCTTCCTGAGTATGTCAAGCTGCAAGTCGGTCAGGAACTTTCCGCCGATGCATACGGCGTTCGGGACGAAGAGCGTGTCGTAGACGCCCTCCATCACGATGATGTTCTCGAGGTCCATACTCACGTTGTCAAGCCCGTAGATCATCTTGTCCATGTTCTTCGGGAAGATGTACTTGAGCCCACCATTGTTGTGACGCTCGAAGTCGTTCAGCTGGAAGTAGCAGTCAGTCCCGTTTATCTTCCACGGTATCAGGATGTACTCCTCTCCCTTCTTCGTGTAATACGAGAAGAGCTCCTCCTTCAGGAATGGCGCAGAGAGGACGAGCCTTCCGTTGAGGTATTCCTTCGCCCTATCGCTCAGTGGGTGTTTCCACTTGGGTTTTATGACGTTCTTTATTTCGGAGAGTACGCTTCCATGTTCGTCGCGGGCGAACGCGGAAGAAGACACGGATCCGAAGTGCCTACCGTCGTAGATCTTCCTGACGTATTCAGAGTGCAGCGTCGCGTAGTCGTCTCCGGAGAGGATTTCGAGAAGCTTCATGCCGGAGCAGTTCGCGTCGCAGTTGAAGCAGTGGTACGAGCCGTTCCTGAGATAGTAGTATCCGCGCTTCTTCATGGAGTTCTTCTTTGAGTCTCCGCAAAGTGGGCAGCGGCACAGTATCTTGTCTCCGCTCCGTACGCTCCCCTTCGGGAGGTACGAAATCACCTTCTCGTTTAGCCAGTCTCGAAAATCAACCGAAATCACGGACGGAATTATATCAATTCTTCAGGAAAAGTCAAGCGCGTTTTCCGTTCTTCCTGTCGAGACGGTCTCCGATGTTCCTGTCAGCCTTTCGCATCGAGGATATCGTGCGAAGGGTGGCGTTTATGTCATCGAAGTTCTCCTTCTCGATCTTGAGACACCTTCCCCATTCCCAGCACTTCAGGTTTATCGTGCAGTAGCCGTTCTTGATGAAGTCCCACGTGCGGACGAAGAACGTCGACTTCGTGTTCTTGAACTCAATCTTGTTGTTCGGGTCGAAATGGTTTATGAGGTATGGGTTCGACGATGCGACGACATACTTCCATTCACTGTCGACCGTCTTGAACCTTATCTCCGCGACATACCTTGCAAGTAGATACTCGAGTCCAGCCTTGTTCTTCTTCACGATGTCCCGTGCCTCCGGAATGAGGATGTTCTTCTCCTTCCTCAGCCTCTCGACACCCTCGACAAACGAGTCGAATTCCTTCATCGGTCACTTCACCATCATGAACGAGTAGATGTTGACGTTGAAGAAAGTACCGTTCTGTTCTGTCTTCCTGACCTTCGAGACAAGTACTGGAAACTCCTTGGCAAGCTCAACATGTATCTCGTCAGACGGAACCATGTTTAGGATGTTCAGGCGTCCGAAGTCGAGGATTACCTTCCTGTCTCCAAAAGAACCAGAGTTCAGCATTCCGAGCTCAAGTGTCACTGAATTCGCAAGATCGTTGCTCTCGTTTCCTATCTTCGCGAACACCGTGTTGTTCTGCATGTCGTCTTCCGTTACTAGGTAGATTCTCGCGGATGACGTGTCGCTGAAGATGAAAGAATGGGAGTTTATCGAGCGAATCTTGTCTGAACTCGTCGTCAGCTCAAGCTGCGGCGTAAGCTCGTGCTTCACCTTCGTGCCGATGAAGTTCTGGATTCGCTCCTCATCAACCGTCGAGAGCTTCGTCTTGAACTTCTTCGACTCTATACGCACGAACGGCTTGTCGTACGAGAGCTTAACTCCGGAATATCCCTCGCTTCCGTAGAGATCCTTCACAGTAGTCAGGATCTTCATGAACATCGCAAGATCCCCTATGCAGAAGTCGACTTGGTTCTCGGAAACAAGTGCATTTGATGTCAGCTCACACTTCGAGAAGTCGTTCTTCGCATAGACCGTGAGACCACAGTCGTTTATCGAGAACTTCACGCCGTCTGACATCCTCGTCAGGGACTTCACGATGTCGCACACGGTAAGGAAATCAACTATCTTAATCGTCTCTTTTGCCATTTTCAAGTCTTTCTTTTGCGCACATTTTAGCGTTTTGAAGGAAAAAAGTCAAGCGAAAAGTGGTTTCGCACGTTTTCCACCCTATGTATTATAGCAAAAATCTTGGCGTAAATACACAGAAAGGTAATCTGTCATGGAAGTTCAGTCGTGGAATCAGGAGCTATCTCTTGCAAATGCGCAGTTCAAGCGTCTTTTCAGCAACATAGCGATTCAGCAGGGGAACAAGAGGACGAAGTTCTCCTGTGTCATCGGGAACAGGTCGAGGATCTTCAAGAACCTCGAGAACCCAGACAAGAACGCCATGTACAAGCTCCCCCTAATAGTGATACAGAGGACAGGGGTCACGAAGAACAACGACAGGCTCGCGAACGTGAACAACGAGGTGAAGTACGCGACGAACTCGAAGAGGCTGAACTACAACATCTTCACCCCAGTCCCGATTGACATATCCTACGAGGTGACGATAATCGCGAAGTACCAGGAGCAGATAGACAAGGCTCTCTCGAACTTCATACCGTTCTTCAACAAGGATCTCTTCGTCAGGTGCCAGCATCCGAAGTTCGAGGGGCTTTTCTTCACGAACCAGGTGATAATGGAGGATGGCATCTCAGAGGATCACAGCGACGAGGTGGATCCGTCAACGGACGACCTCATACAGGCTGTCTGCAACTTCACGTTCAAGACGTTCATGTTCTGCGGAAACCAGAAGGCGAAGCAGAGGACGACGGAAATCTCGACGGTAGTCGATGTGAAGAAGTACACGGGACTCTCGTCGTGGGTTCACAGGCTCACGGACAACGACAAGAAGCACATCGACGACTTCCTCGACAAGGATCTCTCGATAACCGTTACTGAGGAGGTCACGACGGAAATCTCGACCAAGCTGTCAGTCGAGGTTCCGATTGAAGACCCGAAGCAGGACGGATTCGTCCCGCTCATCAACAGGATGTACGTAGGCTTCTATCCCGTTCCGCTTCTCTCCAGCTACGGCAAGCACATGGACTGGGTCGACTCGCTGTGCGCTCAGGGATTCGACGACAGCAACTACGTTGACAGGTTCATCTGGAATTTCGAAGAACTTCCCAATGATCAGGGTTAACGGACAAAACAAGGGGAAGTACTCGAACGCGGAGAGCGGAAAGTACTTCCCAATCAACCGGGAGAAGTACAGCGGAGAGTACCCTCCGATATTCAAGAGCAGGCTCGAGCACAGGTTCATGAGGTACTGCGACATGAACCGTGGAATCGTCTGCTGGCAGTACGAGTCTGTCCACATAAAGTACTTCGACAAGTCATCTAATCCGCCGAAGCTCAGGAACTACTTCATCGACTTCGTGATCTGGGTACCTGACGGAAAGGGAGGGACTCGGAAGATCTGGGTCGAGGTGAAACATTCGAGTGAGGTGAAGCGTCCCGTGAACGAGAGCAAGACGCGGAACGTCCTGACGTGGATGAAGAACCAGTCCAAGTGGGAACAGGCTCAAAAGACCGCACGTCTGAACGGTGCGGTATTCAAGGTGATAACCGAAAAGCAGCTGGTTTGATCAGGTCAGCAGATCCTTGCCGTCATCTTTCAGCGTCAGCTTCTCAAGCGGCGTCCCCTTCGGAATGTCAAGGTCCCACTTCTTCCTGAAGTCGAGCTCGTGGATGAGAAACTTCCTTGTCAGTATCGACTTTCCGACGCTCTGGTGGACAAGGCTCTTCTCGACTATGACGCCGAGCCTGAGATTGTATTTCAGTAGAACCTGGAACGATATGTCGCTGTCGTACTGGTCAAACGCGAACCGCTCGTCGAACCTGAGTCCGCTTTCGAGAGCCTTCCTTCCGAACGCGATGAACACACCGTCTATCATTCCGACAGGGGCGTCCTCAAGGTCGGGACGGTTCCTGCTGAAGTATGATTCCCTTCCGTTGTCCCCACCGTGCTTAACGTATCCGACCCTCCTGTCTGGACACGGTATGCTCGAAGTGAACCAGTTCAGCGGCGTCTGGGATGTCATGACCTTCTACGTTCCGCACAGACCGACGACATCGTACTTTCCCTTGCACTCGTCAAGCCTGTTGAAGACGTGGATGAAGTCCATCTTCGCGTCCGAATGGACAAAAGCGACGAAATCAGACCTGTTTTCCTTTGTCTTATCGTCGAGAACTAGGTTGTAGACCTTCGTCAGGTTCTCCGAATTGTTCGGAATCCTCGTGAAGGTTATGTACTTCGAGAAAATCGGATTCAGGAGAAAGAAGTTCTTCTCGTCCTTTTCGGTGAACGAGAAGGTTTCATCCTTTGAAACGAAAACGACGTCAAGGAGGACCATCAGATACCTCCGTTAGTTCTTCCTGGCGACGAGAATGGAGGGATCTTCGACCTCATCAATCTCATCCTTTGTCAACAGAACATTGATGTCAGGGGATTTCACGTATTCGTCCTGAACAACCTTTATACCATCCATTTCCTCGAGCATCTTTCCACAGAGGTTCATGGCTTTCCTGATGTCCTCAACTCCGTTCTTGTCCCAGCAGCGGAGAAGGTACTCGACGGCACCGAACCTAAGGTGCTCGACGAAATGCGGGATTTTCTTCTCTGGTTCGGCGGAAAACGCCTTCTCGACCTCCCACACCTCGATGCCGTTCTTGTTGTAGCGGTTCGGGTGCTTGATTTCCTCTTTCTTCACGATTGTCTCGATGCTGTTTGGTGACGTGACTGAACTGAACATTTTTTGAGTCCTTTTGATGTTTTAACCGCAAATTAGACTTGAGGTTTCTTCCTGTTTTCCGTTTTCCTCTGGTGTTTCCGCAACGACCCACTTCATGACTTCGATATGCTTGTCCTTCAGGGGGCATATCTTGTTGCTCTTGTCCGAAATGACGCGGAACTCATCTGATTCCTCGTCGGTGAGCCTCAACCACTGCTTCTGGTAGACTTTCCCGTTCTCCATCTTGCACTTTATCCCTCCGACGGTGAAGAACCTCGGAGGATCGTTCCTCGGTTGAGTGAGGACACGAGGCTTGCGTTCAAGCGGAACAGTCTGCTCCAACGGTTTTTCATCATGGGATTCAGCCTGTTTCTTCTCAAGCTCTTCAATCTTCTTCTGCTCCTCAGCCGAAACCTTCATGAGACCGCCGCCGAGAGCCATGTTCATGACGACCTTCGACGGGTCGAGGTGCTCCTGATGACCATAATTCTTTGATTCGTTATCCTCGTACTCGCGCTCGATCTGTATCTTCTGACCGCACATCGAGTACATCCGTATCAGCTCCTGCGGGCTTCCGGCCATCACGCCGGTCTGCTTCTCTATCTTCTTTCCTCCGGTCGCGTCCGTGTCGAACACGAGAATGTCGTATTTCTTCGCCATTTTCTTTTCCTTCCGTGTGGAAAACAGTCTCCTGAGCCACCTTGGCATTAAGTATTCTACCCACTCAGCGCATCCTGACACACTCTATCGAGCTTATCTTGTTGCGCTTGTTGACGTTCATGATTGTCGTGAATATGTCGTCGTTGACCTCGAGACGGTGGCTGACGATGAAGATCTTCTGCCTGTTGTTCCTGACGAACTCGTTAAGAATGTCCACCGTATTCTCGATTGCCGCCGGATCCACGTTCCCATCAAAGAACTCGTCGAGAATGAGGATGTTTGCCGAGAGGTTGCTTCTCGTGGAGAGGAAGTCGCGGAACGCGAAGCACGTCGCGATTGAGATTCGAGCCTGCTCTCCCTTGCTGAAGTTGTTGAACTCCACGCCGTCCTTGGCTTCGGTGACGAAATCGTAGTCCATCTCGTCGTCGAACACGATGTCGTAGTCAGCGCCGAGCTTGTGGAGATAGTACTTTATCTTGTTGTTCAGGAGACCGACTAGATCCCTGATGACGAACTTCTTCAAGTTCTCCTGGTTCACCATGCTCTCGATGAACTTGACGTACTTATACCTGTCGACAATCTTGGAGAGCTCCGAAGTCTCCTCCGATATCTTCCTGTCGTTCTCGAGTATCATCCGCTCGTACGGGTTCGAGGAGGATTTCTCGCCCTCGAGCCTCGACTTGCTTCCAGCGAGGTTCATTTCAAGACGTCTGAGCTCCCTCTGCGCTGTCTCGTAGTCCGAGTTCAGCTTTACGAGGTTTGCGGAAAGCTTCTCCTGCTTCAAGACAAGTTCCCTTTTCTCTGCGACAAGGGACTCCCTCTTTTCCTTCAGTTCCGAGGTCTTCGTCTCGCCTGTCTCCACTTCCTTCCTGAGCTTCGAAATCTCGTTCTCGTACTTCTTAAGCGAATAGTAGTCTGAGAACACCTCCTTGCATCCGTCGCAAAGGCGCGACTTCAGTTCGCTGTGCCTGTCGATTATCCTCTGCTTGTCGGAAATGGACGAGTTGCAGCGAGAGATGGAATGCTTCAGACCGTTGAGTTCGATGTCTATCTTCGTCATCTCCTCGTTGGCTCGGTTTATCGCCGTCTCGAGCTTCAATATGCCCGCTTCGCACTTGGAAATCAGCTCGGTATTCCTCTTGACGACAACCTTGCTACTGCTGTCGTACTCGTCCTGAAGCCTTGAGACCTCGTTTTCAAGATTCGCGATGTTCCTCTTCTTCCTCTCGTCGAACTCACGCGAGCTGTCCTCGTACTCCGACTTCGAGTTGTTCATCACGATTAGCCTGTTCTGGTGGGCGAGTATGTCCTTGTCCATCGCGAGGACGTCACGGTGGATGACCCCGTACATGTCCCCGAACTTAGAGATGTCGAACAGCTTGTCGATGAATTCCTTCTTGTCCGCGCTCTTCAGGTTGTAGAAGTTGTAGTTGGGATCCGAGTTGAGGAAAATCGTTCGCATGAATAGGTTCAGGTCACACCTCAGGATTTCCCTTTCAAGAAAGAGCCTCGTCTCTGCTATCGTGGACTTCGTTATGTCCTTCTCCTCGCCCTTCACGATTTCGTAGAGGTTGCAGTAGGATGTCCTTCCCTTCATTCCGGAGACTACCCTGAAATGCCGTCTCGCGGAGTCGAATGCCAGGGTGACGCTGACGTTCTTGTCCTTCACGTAGCGGTTGCAGATGTTGTCGTTCCTGAGCTTGAACGGAAGCTGTCCGAACAGGGCGTAGACGATTGAGTTTGAGATCGAGCTCTTCCCTGCGCCGTTCTTCTGATTGGGGAGGTCGAAGTTCTGTCCCGTTATCCTCGTCATGCCGGAGAAATCGTCGAAGCATATCGTCTCGTCGGCGAACGACATGAAGTTGTGTATCTCAAGTTTCCTGAAGACCAGTTTCATATTTGGACCCCCTCGTCGACGAGCTCGTAGTATTCCGTCGTTATTTCGAAGAGCCTGTTGCGGTCAAGCTCGTCCTTCTTCAGCGTGTTCTCGTCGATACTGTTGATATAGTTGTGGAGATACTCGAGCTTTGACTTCTTGAGAGCCTTCACCGTCTCGTCGTCAACATTGTCCGTGGCTGTCCGTATGTCGTACTCCGGAGTAATCTCCTCGTACGGCTTGTTGTCAAGTATCTTCCTCGTTATCTTAGCGTCAATCACGCGGTCAACCTCAACATCGTAGATTTTGTGGACGATGTTCCCCGTCACAATCGAAAAGTCGAAACTGTCGAAATCCTTTATGACCTTCGACATTACGATGTCCATGTGTACAGGTATTCCAGTCAAGCCGTGGAACGTCCAGAGGTTGTTCCTTCCGAGGACATAGAAGCCGTCGTTCGAGTCGATTTCACCGAGAGTCTGCTGATATGGCGAGCCGACGAAGATGAACTGCCTACCCTTCGACACGAACTCGCTCCTGTTGTGGATGTGCCCTGAGAAAATCGTGCCGCCTTCCTTAACGACCTCTATCCAGTCGCCTATCATGTCCGATGGCTTGACGTTCCCGTCAAGGAGCTTGGGATCTATGTCGTTCTCGAAGCCGATGTCGTCAAGCCCGGCGTCCCTGAGCATATCGTCGTTCTCTATTATCTCGAGTGCACTGTCTGAGGCTATGTTCTTCTCCCTGTTGTGCTCGATGTAGGACGCGAGAAGGTACTGCGCCGAGATGTCGAAGTGCCCGAACATCATGTCGAACGAGTCCTTCTTGTACTTCGTGAGGTCGGTAAGCCACGGCGCGAGAAGGCATTTCTTGCCGTTTATCTCGGCTTCCGTGGGCTTCGCTATGATCGTCACGTTCTTCGTGTTCCTGAAGATGTTGAGAGAGTGAATCTCGTTCGTGTTCTTGTTGTAGAGGTCATGGTTACCGAGTATGAGGTAGACGTTGCAGAGCCTCGAGAGAGTGTCTATGCAGCCAATTGCGACATTTATGGTCTGGACGGAAAGATTGTTCCTCTGGTGGAACATGTCGCCAAGGAAAAGGAGGTTGTCTATCCTGTTGTTCCTTATGTACTTGGCTATCTCGCGGACGACCTTCCCCATGATCTTGAGTCTGGAGGTCTGCGAGTTCTTGATCCCGAAGTGCCAGTCCGTCGAAATCAGGGTTGTTCCGTCTATTTTGAGCATACCACATTATAGCAGAAAAAGGAAAGTTCTGCAAGCGTTTTCTTGCAGAACCTCGGTGTTGGTTGTGGAAAATGCATTACATCTGAGGAATCGGAGACTTCTTCTTGTCGTCCTTTTCCTCGACCGTGACGATTGATGCGTCAGTCGTGAGCATAAGCCCCGCAATTGAGGATGCGTTCTTGACCTCGGAGACGATGACTTCGGCAGGATCGACGATTCCAACCTCAACCATGTCGACATAGCCCTTCGTCACGACATCATAACCGAGACCTTCCTTCGTCCCGTCGTCCGTCAGCTTGGAGACAATCAGGTCGGTCTTCTCGCCAGCATTGTCAAGGATTCGGCGGATTGGGGCGTCGAGCGAGTTCCTAAGGATTGCGACTCCGATTTCCTCGTCACCAGAGAGAACGGTTCCGGATTCCTTCGAGAATTCCCTGTCAAGCATCTTCTGTGCCGAGAGGAGCGTGATTCCACCACCTGCGACGACTCCCGAACGGATGGAGTTCTTCGCCGAGTTGAAGGCGTCGTCAACGCGATCCTTCTTCTCCTTGAGCTCTGATTCAGTTGGAGCACCGCACATGATGATTCCGATTCCGCCGGAGACCTTCGCAAGGCGTTCGCGGAGCTTCTTTACCTGGAACTCATCCTTCGTGTTCTCGATTTCGGTTGTGAGCTTCTCGACAAGCTCGTCAATCTTCTGCTTGTCGCCCTTCCCGCCGATGATTGCAGTGGAAGTCTTCGTGACGGTGATCGTCTTAGCCTGTCCTAGCATTCCGTTGTCGATTGTCACGTCCTGGAGCTTGAAGCCCGTGTCCTCCGAAACGAGCTGACCACCAGTGATGACGGCGAGATCGTTCAGGATTCCCTTGCGGTAGTCCCCGTACGAAGGAGCCTTGATGGCACAGATCGTGAGACCTCCGCGAAGCCTGTTCAGGACGAGCGTCGAGAGGACGTCTCCCTCGATGTCCTCGCCGATCACGAGAAGCGGGCGTCCAGTCTTCGAGACCTGCTGGAGGATCGGGATGAGATCGTTGATGTTCGTGAGACGCTTGTCTGTTATCAGGATGAAGGGATTGTCCATATAGCACTCGAGAGCCTCGTTGTTCGCGAAATACGGCGAGACATATCCGCGATCCTCGAAAACCATGCCCTCGACCACCTTGGAATCCATAGACGATGAACCGTCCTCGACACGAATCGTACCGTTCTTGCCGATTTTCTGGAAGATGTCGGCGATAACCTCGGCGATTTCGTCGTCTCCGTTTGCGGAGACCCTTGCGACCTGCTTGATCTCCTCCTTGGTCGAAATCGGGATAGCCTTCGACTTGACGAACTCGATGACCTTCTTTGAAGCCTTCTCGATGCCGTTCTTCACCTGGACTGGATTCGCGCCGAGAGAGATGTGCTTCAATCCGTTCTTGAAAATGGCTTCCGTGAGGATGATTGATCCAGTAGAGCCGTCTCCGCACTCGGAGTTCGTCTTTGCTGAAGCCTCGCGGACGAGGTTTGCGCCCATGTTCTCGATTGGATCCTTGAGCGTGAAGTAGGACGCGACCGTGATTCCGTCCTTCGTGCAGTGGACGCCTCGCGGAGTCTCGATTGCGACGTTGCGACCCCTTGCGCCGAGCGTCGACCCAACGACCTTGGAGAGCTTCTCGACTCCCGAAAGGAACTTCTGGTTCACATCTTCACCGTAATTGACAATTGACTCCATGTCTTTCCTCTTTCTGATGTTCTCTTTTCAGTAGTATACCGAATGGATCCCCGAAAAACGCGGAAACCGTAAATATTTTTCATGTGGACGATCATTCTGAATATCCTGAAGACCGTTGGGGTGAAGCTTGTGGCACAGTTCGTGTCCCTGCTTTCGAGTTTCCTGAGCTTTCTGATAATGATGAAAAAGGACCAGATTCAGGAGAAAAAGAAAAAGAAAGCACAGGAGTTTAACAAATGTGCAGACAAGGTGTGCAACGAAGGTTCACTGGACGATCTTCTTGACTTGAGGAGGAAATGATGCGAGATTTGATTGTTGTCATGCTGATTGCCGCGCTTCCGGGGTGCATTTCGTTCACCGTGGAGCCGAAGGTAGAGACGACGAAGCCGTGGGAGGGTCACTTCATGTCAACGAACGATTTCCACAGGGCTGTCGGTGGAATTGAGCTACAGGAGGGGGAGTCCGTGTGGGTTCTCTCCAACAGGACGCTTTCAAGGGTTCTAAAGAACGTCAAGGAAAACTGAGATGGAAAACGAGAAAAAACTTCAGAAGGTAATCGGAAAGCTTATTTCCGAGGAGTGGATTGCGACGGAGCTCTACCGTTCGCTCGTCATCGCATGCACGGACGAGGCGAGGGAGACAATCGCGAAGATGTTCAACGACAACGCGAACGACGAGTATCTCGACCACTTCACGAAGCTCGCAAACTTCGCGATAGCCAACGGAATAGAGATACCGTGCAGGTTCGAGGAATATGCGAAGAGGGCTGACGAACGCGCCGTGAAGCTCATGAAGTTCAAGAGGGGCGGAGACGCGCAGTACTGCATCGGAGTCGCCGTTGAGTCTGAGGAGCTTGCGATAGAGTCGTATGCCGAGGTCCTGAACGACGAGAACGTTCCGCAGGTTTTCAAGGCTCTGATACTCGAGATGTACTACGACGAGGTCGAGCACATGAACAACCTGAAGACTCTACTTCTCGCCTGCAACGTGGGCGCATACCTGAAATGCTGAGGTAAGTCATGGAAATCCTGAAGATCATCGCGATTTCGCTTGCAGTTCTTGCACTGCACGGTTGCTCGACGGAAAAGTTCGACAGGAATGTTCCACGTGGAACAATCGTGACATCACCATCGTCGTTCACCGATGAGGCTTACGTCTGGGAGGGTTTCATGTTTCCGACAAACAGGACCACGTGGAGGTGAGGAATGGACAACAGGGACTTCATCAACGCATACAAGGGCGACATCAGGATAATTTCCGACTACTACAAGATAGATAGGGACGGTTCATACGTCGACATAACGGGGATCGTTAACCCTCTCAGGATAGACAACAGGCAGCTCTGCGCCCCGACTGACTAGCAGGGCGAGACACCGCACTGCGCAGGGTATTCAGCCTGTACGCTGGTCGAGTCCCTCTACTGGAAGGCTACGGGAAAGCTCCTCCAGTTCGACTCACACCAGGTCTACGCTCTCGCGAAGAAGCTTGACGGCGATATCGACATGGAAGGTACGTATCTCGAAGAGTCCCTGAAGTCAGTAATCCAGCTCTGCAAGGACGTTCCTGACTTCGAGTTCATGGTGGACGCGAAAATCGGGACGTACTTCAACGAGAAGGACGAGAACACGATAGAGACGACGAAGTTCCTGATCCACCGCCACGACATCATACAGGCTGGCTTCAGCATCACGTCCGGGTGGTACGACTGCAACGAGCGGAATGTCGTCATCGAGCACAGGGACGACAACATAGGCGGACATGCGGTAAACCTCTGTGGTTATGACGGGGAATACGTGTACATACTGAACCAGTGGGGTACTTCGTTCGGTGCAAAGGGTTTCGCCCTCATGAAGTGGGAGGACTACCTGAAGGAGCTCATGTACGTTGCGTACCTGAAGGACGTAAGGATTTGAAAATGGAAGAAACGAAGAATGTTGAAGCTGATGAGAAGGAGCCTGTACAGCTGACTCCAGAGCAGAAGAAGACGATTTGGGAGTGGGTCAAGTACCTGACGAAGGAACTTGCCATTGCCATACTGAAGAGGCTGACAGGCTGAACTACGCAGTCAGTGAAGTGAAGTGAACTATCCACACCCTAAAATGTGCGACCTTCGTGTCTCAACGTTCCGTAGCATGACCAGAATCTCTTTCGGTATGCGCTCAGGAATTCCTCACTCTTGAATTCCATGTATCTGGAGAAAACACAATGAATAGATACACGTTTCTACAAGATTGTAAACTTGATCATAAGATACTGTCCTATGATTATGCAGAAGAGCGTTTCGCAGTATGTTCCAGCACTGATAACTTCACGTCATTTGACGTGATGCCGCATGTGGTTGAGCTTTAGGCTGGACACATGGAAAATGAATACCTTAAAAATGGATGTTATGAGACATATTCGTATTCTGTTGAACCTGGACAAATTCATGCGTTTATCTTGAAGACATCAATAAAAAGGTCTGATTTGAACATACTCATAGATTGGGGTGACGGCACAAAAAAAACACTCATGTGCAATGTTAAAAACATGCCATTCACCAAGACGCTCGACAAAGATACGAATTACGACGGTAAAATCCACCCGGACCTGGATTTCTATTTTGAGAAAGAGAACACTGACACTCTTGCTTCGTGGTATGGAACGGATCCAGAGCAGCAATTCTGCTCCGACGGTATACATGAGAATCCTTCTGATGGAGAGTGGATTCAGCATGTGATAACTGTAGCACACAAATATAGACTTCCTGAGAATGAAAAAGTAAAAATTTACACAGTGAAGGTATATGGAAATAGCTATTTCTATCTTGGACACGGTTCTGGCATAAGCCACATCCTTTATGGAAACATGAAAGCGGACAATTTGACGAAAAGGATTGTTTTTGATGGTACATTAGGAAAATACAATCTAATGCAAAGTTCTTTCAAACCACACCACAATACATCCCAATCCTTAATAACAACTGACTGTTTCTGCGGTTTTGCCCCAAGAATGCTCTACATAACAAGGGATTTTAATAAAAAAATATTCCAAAATGCGATATATTGGGTGAATCTTTTCGCATATGACTACAATCTTGTCCAGGTTAAGAATTTCTTCAATGTGTTCTCTTCGAACATATAGAAAATTTTCGGAACATTCACACAGTGTTTTTCGTTACTTTGGACTGATTTCAGGCTTCCTTCGTACTTCAACACACGGCAGAACGGAGGACATTCTCTGAAAGAAGCCCTTTCAATCAACAATAGCAAAAAACTATTTTCTGTCGGAAAAAGAACTGTCGATGATATGCTTCCGCAAAATGGATTTTCCGCCAGGATAATAGATGTTGGTCCGGTATTCCAAGGAAACGTATATCTATATCCAGGTCCGAATATGGGAAAAATCCTTTGGGAAGACCGGTCAAAAACATGGCTTAACACATCAGACTGCTTTAACTCTTGCTCTGAAGAGTTAAGACGTAACGTTCCAAAAACATGGGGTGGACTGATGGAAGGCTGAAACAAAAAGACCGGACTTCCGTCCGGTCTTCGACTACACAAATCTGTCTTTCAGCGTTTCAGCTTCAGGATCTCTTCATAGATTTCCCGGTCGAATTCCTCGTTCTTTCGAGAAGCGGCGAAAGCCTCCGATTTCCCGAATGCCGCAAGGAACGAGTCACAGAAAGAGTTTGACCAGACGGACACGATGTCCTTGTACTGGCGATAGCCCTTCTTGTCGACATAGAAGTCTAAGACGCTCGCGACATATCCGAAGACGTCGAGTGTGAGCGCCTTCGTCGGCTCCGGAATCGCGTTGCCACTATTGTCCCTGTATGCGTCGAGAGCCTCCTTTGCTATTGGCGTCCACTTGGCTGAAAACGTCTCGTTCGTGTTGGGGACGACGCTGTTGAGCTTCGTGACGACATCAAGTATAGTCGCGCGCGTGTTTGCGTCTATGTTGGCTTTCGTGTTGAGGACGTAAGCCGTCGTGTACCCGACTGCTGTTCCGAGCTTAACGACAGACTCAACGGACGGAGGTGTCGTCGTCTTGCATCCGGTTAGCGCAGTAGCCAGTGCAATTGTTCCGATAATCAGTGATTTCTTCATAGTGATAATCCTTTTTTTATGCAGTATTGTATCATTTTTTGTGTTTTTTGTCAAGTGTAAATCCGTAAATATTTTTAACCATGTCAGTCAGGCAGTCGAAGATAGAGGAAATCCGGTACATGAAGAGGCAGCATCTTGAGGAGGAAGCCAAGATGGTCGGGAACTACTACCGCGACATACTCCGCCAGTACGGGATAGACTGCAACTACTACAAGATCAAGACACCGTACCTCGAGCAGTTCAGGACGGTGCTTGACGAGAATTCGCTTCTTCTCCACGCATACGGGGAGGACTCGAGACCGGACTACTCGATTTCCGCAGACATGGTGACATACATGGAGGTCGAGCAGGATGTCATACAGTTGCAGAAGTACGGGGTAATCCCGAACATGGACGTCAACTTCTACTTCGACACGAGGGATTTCGCATGTGAGCTCGCGTGGAAGATGGGACAGCTGAAGGAATACCCGATACGTGAGCAGACGTTCCTGATGGACGTCCCAGCCGTCATATCCGACTACGTCGAGTATGGGGTGGACGGACAAACCAAACGGTCTTACCTCTCGGACGACATCTTCCCGTACGGAATAGGGTACGGCGTCCCGACAACATACGAGAGCGACATCCTGAGCGGAAGGTTCTCTGTGAAGCTCGAGCCGTATGAGCTCGACAGGGAATACACCGTCATGTGCCACCCGTACCAGCACGGAGACGTGAACCTCAGGTTTCCAGCGAACGACACGATCTACAAGTCGTTCATGCACAGCTTCGTGACGCACGAGTTCATTGACCAAGTCTTATTTCTGACATACCATGTGAGCAGGGTGGACGACGGGCGCAGGGAGAGGTTCGTCCTGCACGGGAAGCTCCACGGCGCAGTCCTCTTCCACGATCTCACGAAAGTCGGGAAGTACCTCGATATGATACATCCTGACGTCGGGGACATCGTTACCATAGACTTCCCCGACGAGAAGAACCGTCAGCAGTTTGAGATTACGGACTGCAACGACAAGAACATAGCATCCGACGGGATAAACCCTCTTCTCCACAGGTACGTCTGGAAGTGCAAGGCTCGCAGGTACGTCAACTCCGGCGAGGACTTCCCGGAGATGAACGAGGCTAACGAGAGGTGGAACGAGAGGATTGACTTCCTCAACAACTCCGACGAGATGATTGCGAAGCAGGTCGGGCAGTACGACGAGAACGCGAACGACGCCGTCTACGGCGGATACGAGAGGAAGTACGAGACGCACGACAAGGATGCGGCGGAGAGGGACTACCATCCAGACGAACACGCATACGAGTTCGTAGACGACGGTTCTCTCATCATGATACACGAGTTCGGTGACAATTCGAGGCTCGGGACTGACGGATACGATCTCGTCTTTGTCGACACAAAGAGGAAATGCCACAGGATAACGTGTTCTGAACCAGAGAAGCCGATAGCTGAAAACTACGTGCAGTCTGGGCTCCAATATATAAAATCAACCGACAACGCGCTCTATTTTGTGAATTTCGACAACATATCACAGAGGATATGCGAGGACGAGAGCATCACGAAGGGTGAGGTCGAGTACTGTCTGAACAGCCTCATAGACACGACGTACGACAGGAAGGACAACAACGAGGGCGGCGACTTCTACTACAAGTTCAGGGAGTCGAACACCGTCCTCATGTCCCTGAACGACCACCTCTACTGCCGTCTCGGAAACAAGAGCAGGAAGATGATCAAGCTTTGCTGAGGTTTTTGAGATTTTCGTGTAAATATCGTCAACAGGAATTCTACTGAGGAATTTGAACATGAAATACCTTGACATACTAAAAGAGTACAGGGAAGCCATCAAGAAGGAAAACTCGAAGCTCACGGCGATTTACGAGTCGCTCTGCGGAGAGAAGGATGCCGACACCGAGGATGCTGGCGAGGAGCAGGAGAAGGAGGCTGACGACACTACGAAAGCCGAGTTCTCCGAGGCTGACGATGACGAGACCGAACCGGCCGAGAAGCCAGAGAACAAGAACGACAAGTACCTGACGGCTGACGAGTTCTTCGGCAAGGATGACGATGAAGATTCCGGAGAGGATTCCGATAAGGACGTTGACGAATGCGGAGACGAGAACGTACCGACCAAGGATGACGTCGAGGAGTCAGACGAGAAGCCTGAAGTTGAAAAGGACGGAGACGGAAAGGAAACCACTGAAGAGAAAAAGTCTGCCGAGGAGAAGCCTGAAGATGCGGATAAGGACGACGATACAGCAGAGAAGACTGACGAATCCGACACTCCCGTCATGAGCGCATCTCAGCTTTTCAAGGAAGACGACGAGACCGACGGCGGGGAAAAGAAAGAGGACGCTCCAAAGGGTAAAGAGTCCGGTGAGAAGCCCGAAGAGGAAAAGCCAGCCGAGGAGAAGACCGAGAAGGTTGACGAATGCGACAAGAACGACTGTGAAAAGAATGATGAGCAGAGAGAAGAGCCCGTGAAGGGCGAGTCGAAGAAGGAAGCCCGCTGCGCCTCTGAAGTCCTCGACATCAAGGAGGGTGAAGAGGAAGGTGAGGATAAGCATGAAGACAAACCGGAAGACAAGCCAGCCGAGGAGAAGCCTGAAGATGCGGATAAGGACGACGAGGATGACGAAGACGACGAGAGCGAGCAGCTCCAGGAGTCGATCAAGAACATCAGCGCGTTCGTCCAGGCTAACAAGAAGCTGTTCATCCGCGACTGATCGAAGCTGATTCCTGTTGAAAGACAACGGACCGTTTCGCGGTCCGTTTCTTTTTTCTCTTCTTAAATCCTGAAGAACAGCTTCTCGTCAGGCTCCTTGCCGTAGTGATCACGGTAGATCATGAGCCTTTCCCTCAGGTGACGCTGGCTGTACTTGAAGTCCTTGAACGACACGTCGATGATTCTCGCGTAGTCCTTGTCCTTGTGAAGCCTGAGCGTTCGCCCGATTGACTGTAGGCATCTGACAAGCGACTTCGTGTCCCCGACGAAGACGAGGTTCGTAAGGTTCTTGACGGAGATTCCGGTGGAGAACGTCGCGAATTCTGCGAAAAGGACGTTCCTTTCGCTGTTCTCCATGCAGTTGGTGATTTCAAGACGATCCTTGACGGGTACGCTTCCGTCGATGTAGTGAACCTTCCTGTCAGGCAGAAGCTCCCTTGCAAGCTCAGTCAGGTTCTTCCCCATCTCTATCCTCCCGAAGAGAAGCAGCGTGTTCGAGTCGAACTTACCGATGTATTCGAGAACCGGCTTGTAGAGATCCCTGTAGTACTTCTCGCAGTAGTCGTGCTCTGCGTTGTGCGCTGCGTTGAACGGTATCTCGGAATACCCGTTCTCGTCCGGATTGTACTTGTGCTTCGCGTTGACGTGGAAGAGAAGATCCCTGTTTCCCTCGACGTTCGAGTCGACTACGCTTATCTGGATGAGCTTCATCTTCGAGACGAATCCGTCCCTCTGCAACTCGCCGACGGGCTTCGAGTAGACGACGTTCCCGAACTCAGACATGAGAGACCACCTCTCGAACCTTCCCCGAGGAACTGACCCAGTGCACCCGAACCTGAGTATGGGGTCAAGTGTGTTGATGCAGTTCCGTGTCCTTTCTGCTATAGCCGTATGCACCTCGTCGCAAATGAGGACGTCTATCGGAGGAAGCCTGTCAATGTTCGTGAAGACGTACTGCCTGTTCGCTATTATCAGGTTCCTGTTTGCGTCATATGGCTTGTCTCCCTTCGTGAGCCTCGTGAAGAGCGTCATGCAGTCATCTGGAAAACCGTATTCGACGAAGTCGTTCCGCATCTGGTAGACGAGCTGCTTGTTCGGGACGAGGACGAGGACCTTCGCGTTTGCGTTGACCTGCTTCCAGATGTTGTAGATGAGGTTTCCGAGGATGAAAGTCTTCCCACCGGAAGTGCCGACCTCGATGATTCCCCTTCCCCACCCGCCGAACAGGAGACTCCGTATCGCACATTCCTGGTACGAACGGAACCCATACGGTGTCTTTCCCTCGGAAACACGCCTCTCGTTCATCCCGGAGTCGTCGCTTACGCAGAGAATTTCGAGATCGTCCTTCGAGAGACAGCCGAACTGCTTCTTGAGAGGGACGATCCTCTCGTCCATGAGCCTCCTGAAGCCATCGGACATGGCGACCTGCGAAAGCGAGCCGAACTTCAGCTTTATGTAGCGGAGAATCTCAAGCGTGAAGCCTATCGGGAAGTACCCGAACTGGTTTATGACGTAATGCCTACGCTCGACGTTGTAGCCGTGGAGCTGGATGAAGTATGCGTTCTTGTTCTCCTCGGAATAGCACTCCCTGATTTCCTCGAGATCCCGTTCGTTCAGGCAGCTCAACCTTGCCTTTCCGACAGGTATTGAATACGATATGCGGAATGTCTTTCCTATCGGGAACATGTCGGTGTCGACAGGATCCTCGTAGCGTTCGTACGAGGAAATCGGTCTGATGAACTTGCGCTTCTACATTTGTGGACTCCGTCTTATCCAAAAGAAATCAAATGTACAGGTTTATTGCAACTGGGATTTTCGGATCGTTGGACATCGTCACATCCTCTCCAGCTTCACCTGCTCAACGCTTGTCCTGATTTGCCAGATCATGTCGGAAAGTACGTTCATAGCCCTTTCGATGAAGTCGATGTTGTCCCTGTTCTGCCTCATAAGCTCGTCAAGCCTCTGCAATCTCGGATCCTTCTTCGTGAGGATGTCGTTGCTCTTCATCTTCAGGTCGGAATATGAGAGGTTCTTTCCGTTGAGCTCCTTCAGGATCTTCTCCCTACCCCTCTTCATTCGGTCAGAAAGGTTCTTTTCCGTGAAATAGTATCCAAGCCATTTCGTCCTTATGCCAGATACCATGAGTGACTTCTCGAGAAGGTTCTGCTTGGTGAGCCTTACGTCATCCTCAAGCTCCTCCTTGTACGAGAACACGTCCCTGCTACCGGATGATTCTTTCTTTTCGGGTTCCATACAAGTATTATAACATATTTTTGTTGAAAAATCAAGGAAAATATCACATTTTCTCGTCGTCAGACATCTCCTGTTTCCCCACGCTTTGCAGCTTGTCTGCGAAGCGTCCGTGAACTAGTCACACCTTGAAAGGTGTGATATTTTTCATAGTCAATCAGCCGAGGAAACTCAGCCATCTTCAGTCGGCGGGTAGTTGACTTATGTCTTCTAAAGTATTGATTGTCTGAATTAAACTGTTTTCCAGTGAAGTTAAAAAATATTTTCAATTCTTTTATTCAACAAATTTATAAAGTTTTCACATTAAAACAACAAAATATGCGATAAAACCACCAATTCAAAAGACGTATTTTAAGAAATTTTCACTTGACTTTTTGAACAGAAAATGCTATACTTTAATTACTTTCTTTTGTTGTTGACAACTTCTATCTTCTTCACTTGTCTTTCAAATCTCATATGTTCAACAGTATACCGTACAGCTGTACGGTTGTCAATCATGTTTCTTGTTGTTGATGTTCACATGTCTAAGTTATCTAAATGTGATACTTCCGCACGTTAACATCATTATATAAACATTATCAAGTAATAATTAGTCCGAAAAACGGGGTGGAACGCCATCCATGCAGGTGTACCCTAATCCGAAATCCATACAATTCTCAGATATTTTTAAGAAAAACTCGTTTCGAGCCTATTTTTGACGAAAACCACGGAAACAACCAAAAACGTAAATATTTCTGGTCAAAAATCAAGGTATTCGTAAAATGGGCAGAATCATACAGGCTCCAGGTCTTGAGGTGAACGAGATAGACCGCTCCGCATACGGCAACGAGCAGGACAACAGCATCGTCAACACGACGGTTTTTCTCATGGGCTTCGCCGACAAGGGTCAGGACTATGCGACAATGGACATTGGCTCGATGACCCAGTTCGCCGCGACATACGGATACCCGACGAACGAGGCTGAGAAGTACTTCTACAACGCCGCAAACGAGGTGATGGCTCGCGGAGGAAACCTCAGGTGTACGAAGCTCCCGTACGACAATCCCTCGATGAACAAGTTCGCCTTCACGACGTACGAGGTTGATGCACGTCTGACGCAACTGAGCGACCCCTACGAGATAGCGAAGACCGTTGCCGTTGAACTGAGCTCCGTTTCTAAGGATTTCAACGAGCAGAATGTCATCGACTTCATCGTCAATCCGACAGTGGAAGGGTAGGAATTCAGCGGGATATTCAACACGCTTTCAATACAGACGGACGTTCCGCTTGAGTTCATCGAGTTCGTGAGGGATCGTGCAAACGTCCCATACGAACTTTACGGAACATTCGACGCCCTCTTCCGCAACAACTGGCAGAACGACCAGTACGGAGTCCTCCTGAGCGTCCTTGAGAATCCTGAAGGTGTACGTGACCTCGACAAAATGTACGGGATTTCGGAAGAGGATCTAGAGGATTTCGACGCGTTGTAGAAGCTTCTCGCCACGGAGCTTTCGACAGCCAGCAACGCGGTGGAGATGTTTGCGAAGACGAAGGGTCTCAACTACTATGTCTCGTCTCTCGAGAACCTACAGGATCTGCTTTCCGGACTCGTTTACGAGGAGGACTATTCCGTCGACAAGGCTATACTCATCTCGACAAGGAAGAAGGCTCAGGAGTTCAAGGACAGGATTGACAAGCTCCTTCTCGTGATAGACGCATTCTTGAAGAACCAGAAGCTCTACACGAAGTTCACCGAGCTGAAGCCAGCTGACGGCTCTCTCGAGACTTACCTCGGTATAAGGTCGATAGGAAGGTCTGACGGGAAGATGTCAGGAATGCTCGACATCGAGACGTTCGACAAGCTCCAGACCAACAGGCTTGCCGTCGGAAGCAACAGGATCGTGTTCGTTGACATAACGAGGTCGAGGTACTAGGTCGACACGTTCGAGAACAAAAACCTCGAGTACGCAGGTGTCATCCCGGTCGTCACGACTGCTGCGAACGCGCTATACGTCCAGAACCAGCTCTGGCGCTCGAACCAGAGCAACATCGACTACTCAGCAGTCGGGACGGTCAGCAACGTCAAGTCGCTAAACAGGTACACCTACGTCGACGAGGACGGGATAGAGCGATTCTCTGATGTCAGCAACGATCTCACAGGGCTCAACAACGACGCGAAGACGATAACCGGCTTTACGCAGGACATCGGAGGCGAGAATGGCGTTATGGACGGTCAGATGACCCTTTCGAGGAGTGCGGCGATGCTCTTCCCGGAAATAACGCAGAGGGACGGACGCTACGACACGGATCTCCTGAAGAGGGTCGGCGTCATCGTCTACCAGATGTTTGTCGACAGGTCGAACGAGAACATGATTTCGTTCTCCGCAGTGGAGACGTTCGTCGGCTCGCTGAACAGGAAGGCTGTCGATCCATTGACTAAGTCCTCGATTTTCCTCGACACGCTGATAAACCAGAACTCGAGGTACATCAGGTGTTTCAGCAACGTCAGGTTCTCCGAGAACGGGAACGTCAAGCTCTACGACACGGACAAGGCTTCGATCTTCATAGCCTCGCAGAATGACGCGGTCTCGCTCGGTCTCTACCTTTCGGACAGCGACAAGCTCATTTCGGTCAAGAACTCGATAAACGGGGCAATAGATTACATTCTCGACAGGAACCGAGACATAAACACCTCAGACATCGACATTCTCGTAGATGCAGGTGTGTCCAACATCGGGCAGTTCATCAAGTCGGTCTACCAGAGGGAGCGCGGATACTACGACAACATGTCGAAAATAGCATACAGGCACACGCTGAACTCTGCGACGCACACGTTCGAGTGGAGGGCTGTCATACAGAGGTACGACAACTTCTGCAAGAACGCCCGCAAGGACTGCATGTTCATCGCAGACGCTCCGCGCCCGTTCTGCCTGTAGGGAGACGAGAAGCTCGTGCGCGACTCGAGTCCACAGAACACGATTGAGAACCAGATTCACCCGAAGCTGAAGTACATCTCAGGAATCGTGAACTCCTCGTACGGAGCAGGGTACTGCAACTGGTTCAGGTGCATCGACGCGCACACGGGAGACCTCTTCTGGTGCCCGCCGTCCATAAAGGCGTCTGGGGTCTACCTCTACACGGACGCATACTCCAACTACTGGAACGCCCCGGCGGGTCTGAACCGTGGCGTTCTCCCGAACGACGTCGTAGACACGGCTTTCAACCCGACGAACAGGCAGTCGTGGGCTATCTACAACGCATCGTGGAACTACGCCATCAACTACCCGATAAACGGCATCGTCCTCGAGGGGCAGAAGACGTTCCAGGTCGACAGGACGGCTTTCGACAGGGTCAATGTGAGGCGTCTTTTCCTCGGTCTTGAGGATGCTGTCAGGTATCGCGCCAAGTTCTTCACTTACGAGGGAATAACGGACTACATGATGCAGAGGTTTGTCGACACGATGACACCGATATTCGACGACGCCGTGAGCCGATTCGGGATTCTCGAGTACAGGATAGTCTGCGACGGGAGGAACAACGACGCAAACACGATTGACAACAACGAGCTTCACTGCGCTTTCGGTGTCATGCCTGTGAAATCAGCTGAGTTCATAATCATGAACTTCATCTGCACGTCACAGGGGGCTTCCGTCGAGGAAGTGACGGTCGGAAACCTTTGATAAGGGTTGAAACATTTCTGTAAATATCGGAGAATAACGATTTAACGACTGCAAAGGACGGAAAATGAGAACAATAACGAGCCCCGGTGTTGAGATAAAAGAGATTGACAGGTCCCAGTACGTCAAGACTGAGACCGGCACGAAGTGCTTTGTCATGGGTTTTGCCAACAAGGGCGAACCGTATGTCCCAATGGAGTTCTCCTCGAGGACTGCGTGGCTTAACTACTACGGTGAGCCGGACAACGAGGCTGAGAGGTACTTCTTCAACGCCTGCATGGAGGTCATGAACCAGAACGGAGTCCTCTACTGCGCCCGTCTTCCGTACGACAACCAGGCTCGCGACAAGATGGTCGCACACAAGTACAACGTCCAGTTCAAGAAGAACTACGAAGAATTCCAGGATAAGGGGTATTTCCACGAGATCCACGACTTTGACAAGTCGATAAATCACGCATACGTCATCGACTCGGCTGAAACCCCCTATCTCGTCGACACCGCATCAGTCGACGCATGGAGGACGCACGAGGAGAAGGTCGGACGCAACAACTTCGTCATCGTCGACAAGACCTGTGCGACATACAAGATGATTGACGCCGACTCACGCAAGGGTCAGCAGCGGGAGATTCTCGGAATAGTCCCGGTCGTCACGACTGCGGCGAACGCACTCTACACGCAGTCCCTCATAGACGTCGAGCCATACCGCGTCAAGTTCTACGAGTCACTCGGAAAGATCGACACGCTCCGTGGCGCGACTGGCGGAATCCTCGCAGGTGACGCGACGAATCCTGATGACAACGACAAGAGCATGTCAGTCCTCTACAACACGGATCTCGTCGAGCAGCTGAACTCCGTATACAAGCATTTCCGCGTCAAGTATAAAGGTCTTATTCCGCAGCTCGAGACGATTGGCGAAATAAACGACACGCTTTTTGACTGCATGATGCTCGTCCAGGATCAGCTGAAGGAGGACACGACCGTTTCTGGATTCGGGGAAATCATTGACACGTATTACGCGAAAAACTCCCTTTCAGGTGCTCCTACGGAGAAGATAGGCGAATGGCCGGACAAGATCGATAAGGCTGTCGATGCCGTCAAGGCTCAGATGCTCGAGATTGCGGGTGAGCTAAACTCCGACTCGCTCTCGTCCGAAGCCAAAAGTCTCGAAGGTCTGAGAATCACCTCAGAGAGCACGATTGGAGACTGCCAGGTTTCCGTCTCGAAGCTCTATGCGTATCTCGACGGATATGCTGGAATCCACGCGGAGGACGGTGACGACGACATTCCCGAGACCATCTCACAGGTTGCGAACTCGTTCTTCAACACGATTGAGCTCGACAAGACGAGCGAGGGCTTCGACAGGACGCACCTAAAGAAAATCGGCATCGTCGTCTTCAAGACGTACATCGACCCGTCCGAGGGCAACAAAATCGCTTTCGAGCCGGTCGAGGCGTTCGTCGGTTCCCTCTACAAGGACGACGTCGACCCGAACACGGGCATGACGACGTTCATCGACACCATCGTCAACGACACGTCGGAGTACATCAACGTCTTCTCGAACTGCTTCAACACGGCATCCGACAAGAAGCAGTACATCGAGGAGTGCGACATGATCGTCTCCAAACCAACCGACAACGCGGCTTCGCTCGGATTCTACTCGTACATGACGGAAGAGGACATATCCCTCGACCGCTCGCTCTACGAGGGCATGAATCGCTGCTTCGACAAGGTTTCCGACGTGAACGAGCGCGATATTGACATCGTTGTCGACGCCGGTCTCGCCAACATCGGCTCCTTCATAAAGAAGGTCTACGGCGGAAAGGGCAGGTACGACCTCAACGCGATGGTCAACGAGGCTACCGGCGCGACGGCATGCTCGCTCTGGAAGATCAACTCGAACGACAGCGCGGTCAGGACGTGGAAGGCTGTCGAGCAGAAGCTTGACAACTTCTGCAAGAACGTCCGCAAGGACTGCATGTTCATAGCCGACGGTCTACGTCCGCTCGTGATTGACGGTCAGAAGAAGATCGTCCGTCCTTCGAAACCGACGAACAGCATCGACGCGAACATCCTTCCATACGTCAAGTTCATGACCGGGCTCAACACGAACTACGGCGCAGGGTACATGGACTGGTTCGAGGTGGCTGACGAGTTCACTGGTGACTTCTTCTGGTGCCCGCCGTCGATCAAGGCTATGGGTGTCTACATCTACACAGACACCTATGCGAACTACTGGGACGCTCCCGCTGGACTGAACCGTGGTCTCGTGACGGCAACGGACGTCGCGTTCTCCCCGACCGCTAAACAGGCTGGAACGATCTACGAGAAGAACTGGAACTACGCGATCAACTATCCGACAGACGGCATCGTCCTCGAGGGACAGAAGACGTTTCAGGTTAAACCGAGCGCATTCGACAGGGTCAATGTGAGGCGTCTCTTCCTTCGTCTTGAAAGGCAGACGTTCAAGGTGGCTCGCTACTTCGTATATGAAGGGAATACCGCGTATACGCGTCAGCGTCTCATCGACACGCTTGACCCAATCTTCTACAAGGTGAAGTGCGGTGGCGGTCTATATGACTACAAGCTCATATGCGATGACAAGATTAACGACGCGAACACCATCGACAACAGCGAGCTGAAGGTCAAGGTTGGATTGAAGCCGACGAAGACGTCTGAGTTCATTCTCATCGACTTCTATGCCATCGGAACAGGCGGTTCGTGGGATGAGATGAACTGAGGAACAAGGAACTCAGAATGAAGAAGACCCATGCGTGAGCGTGGGTCTTTCTTTTTTGAAAAAACGGTTGACTTTGAATTCAGATAATGTATACTTTGTTCCATGACCGAGTATTTAACGGAAAGCAGTCTTAGAGTCGCATTACATGAGATTTTCATGAAGGAGTTTGTCCACGACAAGCCGTTTCTCGGAAGGAAGAGACCTGATTACAGGAACGACGAGCTGAAACTCATTGTTGAGTTTGACGGTTATGCACATTACACGACGGCTAAAGGTGTTCTCGACGACGTGTTGAAGGACGAACTGTATACTGGCTCTGGCTACCGTGTCGTAAGGATTCCGTATTTCGTGCAACTTTCAACGGAAACCGTAAAGAGCCTTTTCGACATTGACTATGATTTTGAGCAGAAGTATCCGCCCGGTTTCGTCGACAGGAAATGCGTTCTTCCTGCTGATTTCTGTACTCTTGGACTGAAGAGGTTTCTGTGTGATTTCAGGAAACTTCCAGTTTCAGTGAGGAAATCTGTGTTGAATTCACTGTACGTCAAGATCGGTGAGCTTGGAAATTCTGAACTTGTTGTTCCTGAACATGTCCTTCTTGAACTTGAGAAAGAAGTGGCTTAAGCCAATGTCCAGCCCCTGTCAGTCGCGATTTTCTTTTCATCATCCGAAAGTTTTGCGAGAAGGGTCGTTCCCAAGGTCAAAATTTGTTTCGTTTCCACCACCTGAAGCCCGTTGATGACGACCATCAATGAGTCATGCGTCAGCAACGGGCACGACGACAGCTGGACACTAACCTTGAAGTTCGGCTCTCCTGTGATTGTCGTCAGGTACCCGCATTCTGAAATCCAGTTGTTGTTATTTGTCGAGTTCTGCGCAAATCCCTTCGGAAGGTGGATTTTCGTGAGGCAGTAGCACTTGTAGAAGAACTGCGCGATGCTTGTCGAGAGCGAGGCACAACCGTCAGGGAGAATGACTTCAATGAGTGAGATGTCAAAGAAGAACGTGTAGGTGGAAACTGTCGCATTGGAACCGAATCCATTTGGCAGGACAACCTTTTGGAGATATGGAATGTTCGCGAATGCATATGATATGCTTGTTGAGTTCCTTCCGTAGTTTTCTGGTAGCGTCAGCGTGCCCATGAACTTATACCCGCTCATCGCATGGCTAACGCCGAAGTTTGACCAATCAACAGGCTGTCCATCGTCATACCTAACTATCCTGTCAAGGTATTGAAGCTTCCCGGAGCTGTCAGGACAGAACCTCCTGGTGTCATTTTCCGTCATGTAGTCGTCCTTCATCACGAACACCGTGTCGTCGTCATAGTCGAACGTCGTCCACGGACAGGCGAAGACAGGAGACTGCCTTGACATGACAAACTTTGTTCCTTCGCGCATCTCAAGGTACTCGAGACCGGTCATCGCCCTTGTGATGAATTCCTGTATTCCCGCATTACATCCATAGTATGCGACGTGCAGTGGTCCTGCAATTTCTTTCGTTCCGGTCGAGAAAGAAGGTGCCTCATAGGACTGACTCCTGACGATAGCCTCCATGACGACACCTGATCTGTAGAACCCACCCTGTGGAATTGATAGGCTAAAACCCGGCGATACATTCATGCTGAAACGTCCTGGAATGTCAGTCGAAACCCTTACGGCATACAGTGTTCCAGCCGGGTCTTCCTCCGGGAAGTCAAACGAGTGTGAAACTGAACTTGCGAATGTTTTGTGCGTTCCCTCGACCGGTGTCACAGTCTTGCCGTCGTCAGAGACCGTAACCTGCTCGATGAACCATGAATCTGGTGTGGAATCCTGACCGTCTATCTTCGTGAATGACCTGCAGTTGCATCTAAAACCGTGGTTGACCGTGTCCTCTGGCTTCCTGAGGATTAGATAGCAGACGTCGTAGTCCAACCCGTACATGTTGATGAGGTCAATCCTCGGCCAGTCCGCCGGTCTTCCCCATTTTGAAGGACGCGGAATCCTCTTCACGAGCCCCGCCTTTTCCGAGAGCCTTGAGTTTTCCGGTACTTCTATGCCGTGCGAGGCGATTGCATTACCAAGATCCTCGTTAGCCTGCCTGACCTTCTGTACGTTCTCTAAAAGTGTGCTCATTTCCGAATTTCCCGATGTGGTGTACACTTCTATTTATTTTTTTTTGGATAAGTGAGGAAAATGTAAAATACTATATGGAAACATTGAAATATAGGTGATTTTCCACACAGCATTTCTTCAGTTTTCGCAATCACCCGATGTTCTGGACAGACAAATATGACTTCTGTCGCAAAATTTGTAAATAATTGCACAGACACAGGAGACAACAGAAATGGCACGAGCCCTAAACGAATTTCTCAACAAGCTGAGTACGAACCAGATCCGCACGACTAACATGTTCGAGCTTTACATCACGTCCGGGTATTCCGACGTGGATGCAGTTCTCAAGGACATCACGATGTATGGATAGGGCTTCGAAATCCCCTCACGCACGACGAACTACGCGGACGTCGCCTTCAAGGGGTATCCGTTCCCGATCCCGACGAACCAGCAGATGACGAACGAGCACTCAATGACGGTCAACGCGGACGCGAACGGTGAGATCCGCAGGGCGTTCCTCGCGTGGCAGTCGAAGACGTGGGATCCTGACATCGAGGGTGGCTCGATCCTCAAGGGCGACAGGCGTCTCAACACGGGATCCATCATGCGCATCAACCTCCTCGACAACGACATGGAGACGATTTCAGAGTCGTACAAGCTCGTCGGTGTGAGGATTGCGGACGTCGGACCCCTCACGGTGTCGAACACCGAGGCGAGTGTCTCAACGTTCACCGTCTCCTTCAGGAGCACGTATTGGCAGATCGAGAAGGGCTCCGTCAATGCGGGCGCGTTCTTGAACCAGGTCTAACTGATTTCCTATTGAAGCGAAATGAGGGTCGATGAAACCACGGGGTCCCCCCCGTGGTTTTTGTAAATATTCCGGAGGTCAGGTCATGGGTCTTGAGTTGGGAAATTTGATAGGCGCGGCGTCGAGCATTTAGGCTGGATTCGGGAATGAGAATTCGCTGAAGAAGTTCATGTCCGCCATGGACTCTCTCGGGGTGCAGATAACGAGCAGGTATGAAGCCGTCTTTTCCGCGATTCCCGAGACTTCCTTCTTCATTTCCCAGATTTCCACTCCCGGCGTCAAGCAGAACGTCCTACAGCTGTACTTCGACGGGAAGCTCGTCGAGGTCCCGCAGAACTTCGAGTACGAGCATGACTTCAGCATGACCGTAATAAACGACGCCTCCGGGTACATCTACACGGCGTTGACGAACTTCCTCGTGAACGACTCAGGTGGTGCGATAACGAACAGCGGATACACGATTACCGTGAGGGCTATAGGCGACGACCAGCACAGGGGGGCGACGATAAAGCTCAACGGCGTAAGGCTCAAGAGCTGCTCGGGTCTCTCCTTCCAGCACAGCGGAGGTGATGTGCAGACGTTCACGATGAACTGCTCCGCAATAGACTTCAACGTGACTCCTGGACAGCTCGGGTAGGTGTCTGGGGTCGTTGGTGCACTTGGGAGCATATTCGTGTAATGGCGTCTAACCTACAGGGATTCCTCTCGAAGTTCAACTCGTCCCAGGGGAAGTGGGTCGAGCAGATAGACCCGCTCGCGACGTTCGACTGCACGTTCGCATTCTATCCGTGCATTTCTGATGCACAGGCAGGGGAAAAGGGGTTCTTCGACAAGATGGTCGGAGGAATAACGTCTGCCGTCAAGACGACGACTGTCAACGCTGCGAACAACCTTACCGGAGGTCTGATAGGTGCTCTTCTGAACGACGCCGACATCATAAAGCTGAGAAATGAGTTTTTAGGTGGAAAGAAAATAGGAAACCAGACGTTCCTCGACTACGTCGCAAGGGGAAACCTCCTTGCCGACGACGAGTCCGTGGAGAGCCAGCTTGTCCTCGACCTGAGCTATTACATCCAGAACGCGACGGTCCCGGGACTCCAGAATGAGGGTGGAGAGGACATAAAGACTATGCTTGGGCAGTACCCTGTCAATGGTCTGTTCGTCAAGCCCTCCCAGAACTCGTTCCAGCTGAACATAATCAACACGAAGGTTCCGCTTCTCGAGCGCGTATTCTACCCCTGGATGCGCGAGGTGACGCTTCCGTACTGGTCGTACGACAATCAGCCATACACAACGGCGAACGTCACGATAAGCTTTGAGAAGCATGCTGACTTCAAGTATCTCTTCGTCGGGAGCAGACCGACGATGTTCTAGTCGCTCACGCCGACGAACGACCTGCCGACTCCGACGAGGAACATAACATTCACGTTCAACCACATGTTTGTCCTCTCTGACTTCAAGACGTGCGAGTCGGCGAAGGACAAGCTCCTTGACACCGCAAAGAAGCTCGGCGGAGGCGTCGCGAACACACTCGGACTTTGATTTTCTCACAACTTTTAACGTGAACTCTATGCCAAGCTGAAGACTTGGCATCTTCCTGCTTCATTGTCCCGACTTGCCAACAACGCCACAGGTGTCATCGGCAGAGGTCTTGAACTCCGCAAGCGTGATTTCCCGATGTTCCGTCGGTACGAGATTATGTTTTCTGAAAACGAGATCCTTGATGATCAGCATGTTCCCGGCTGAATGGACGTCCCTGTCAAATTCATAACCGCAACCACAGTGATATGTTCTGTCTTCCAGTGTTATGAACCTGTTGATTGTACCACACCTTGGACACCACTTCGTGGTCGGAATCCACGTGTCCAGCACAATTGTCTGAGGCAAAGCCTTGAGCTTCGCTTTCACCAAGCCCATGCAACTGTGTTGAACCTGTCTTCCGAACAGTCCACTATGCCAATTTGCTATCTGTTCATCCTGCATCACAATGGTTTCATACTTCCTGAGTTTTGAGACTATCTTGTTTGCCTTATCTCGCTTTCTGTTCGAGAGCTTCTGGTACTCCCTTTGGATCAACCTGACTGTCTTGTACCTGTTGTTTGAACCCTTTACTCTTCGAAACAATTTTTTCTGGAGTTTCTTGAGCCGTTCACTTTCTTCAACGCATACGTCAAGCTTCTCACCTTCACTGGTCGTTATGTTAGTCTTGATTCCGAAGTCAAGACCGATTTCCTTTCCGTTCTTTGGTTTTTCCTTGAAATTTTCCTTGTTTATGTAAGCTACCACCTTCAGGTAGTATCCATCTGGTTTCCTAATCAGGTTTGCATTTGCAAGCTCATCCGCCACCTGAAGCTGGTTTCCCGTCCTAACCAAGACTTTTCCGGATATTCCCTGTATCTTGACTTTGTTGAAAGACCTGAAGGAATATGTTATTCCGTATTGCTTCAGAGGAATGCAATTCAATTCCGACTTGAACTTGAGATTCCCGTGTTTCTGAAGTCCTTTCCTGACCAAAGACATGACAGTCTTCTCGTTCGAGACCATTCTTGAAACAATGGATTGCTTGATTTGTGAACCAAGGACTTCTATTTTCGATGAAACTCTCTGTCTATCTTTGTTGAAATGCTCAACCCATTTGATGTTTGTCGAGTTGATGTCTTTCAACGCTTTTCCTTTCTGATGGATGTTTAGGACATGGTTGTAGAACCATTTTCCTTCGACAAACAGTTTTTCAAGTTCTTCTTTTTGGGTTTTGTTCAGTCTCTTTTCGACAATCTTGCATTCAAAGACCTTGCAGACTTGGCTCTTTCGTTTAAGTGCAGTAGCCAGACGGGTAGCTTTTAACGCTTCTCGTTTGGTTTCTGGACAGACCAACCTGTTGTCTTTTTCTTTCACCTGTGGCTATTTACAAAATGAGTTGAGTTTACTTAGATATGTTTATTTACTTTCAAATAAATAAAAAAGATGAGACAATTGTACAAAACCTATGGGCACACCAAAACGAATCTTAAATATCATGTTATTTTCTCGACCAAATATAGAAGAAATTGTTTGAACGATATCCGTAGCCATGTCATTCATGCATTTTGATATGTAGAGTCCGGGTCAAGTTTTTGTATTATTAAAATGGAATTAGACAAAAACCATATTCATTTTCTGTTGGAGTTCAAACCATCATTATCTATTGAATCTGTTGTGAATAGACTTAAATCAATGTCTACGAATCAGTTGTACAAGACATGCCATGTGCATCTCAGACAATTCTACTGGAACAAGAGTCAACTACGCACCGACTGAAGATGGCTGCGTTTCCTCGGCTGAAAAACCAGTATGAACTGTGGACACGAGGATATTTTTGCTCTACTATAGGAGAAGTTTCACAGAAAACATTAGAACATTATATTGAAAACAGGGGTGACGATTCATATGCCACGCTGAAGATGTGGCATCTTTCTCGTTGGTTCTCCTGTAAATATTTCGGTAAAAGTTGGAGTAAAACCATGTCAGAAACAGTTAACGCGCCAGTGACAGCCGAAAATGCCACACCCGAGAAGAACAACAGCGACATCCTGAACGTCTTCAGGTAGGAGCTCACGTCTTCCCAGATTCCGGTCTACGTGAACTCTCTGAAGCGCGAGGTCATGTTCAACGAGGTCAGCGTCACGGACCAGAAGATCCTATCGAAGACGATGATCCAGAACGAGAACCGCAAGGACATCGTGTACGACACCCAGTGCGCCCTCATCAACAAGGTCTGCGCCGAGGAGGGTTTCAGCGTCTACCGCCTCACGGAGTTCGACAGGATCCGCATCCTCATGGAAATCTACTCGTCGAACTACTTCCACGATAAGATAACGTACAAGTGCCCTGAGTGCGGATGCGAGAACTCCTACATCCTCGACTTCGACAAGATTCTCGCGAAGTTCAACGCGTTCGACCTACAGGACGTCAAGTTCACGACTGAGGACAGGAACAGGGTCTACAGCTTCACACTCAACTACCCTTCGGTTCGCGCAGTCTCGAACTTCTACAAGGGCTACATGAAGAACTACAGGAACGTCTCGAAGAAGGAGCAGGAGGCTCTTGACGACCTCGGGAACATCGAGTACATCAACCTCTTCATCAGGAAGGTCGAGCTCATCAACAAGAAGAACCCGAACGACCACAAGCTGGCGGATCTCTCGATAATGCCGTATGACGACGTGGAGACGCTTCTTTCCTACTTCCCGCAGAACATCATGTTCGACGAGGAGAAGGGCGTCCTCAAGCACATCGCGAAGGAGTTCATCGAGAAGATTAACTCGGTGTTCCAGTACGAGAAGTGCGCACAGTGCGGCTACGAGACCAAGGAGGGAATGGGGAACCTCATCGATTTTTTCTGATAATAGGTCAGATAGACAGGGTGATGTACCGATATCTGGCCGAGGTCGAAATGGAGATATTCAGGCGGTACAAGGTTATGATACACGGAGACGAGAGATACATGACGATGCTGGATCTCCAGTCCTTCGTGCAGAAGCTGAACACCGAGAACAAGTCCGAATATGAAGCCAGGTAGAAGAACAACGACGATTTCATGAAGTCGCTGTTCACGATAGGTGACATAATAAACTACATGAGATACAAGGACACGTCGCCGAGGTGAAGAAGCTCCCCAGATCCGTATTTCCACAGAAGCACGACAGTGTCGACACGCTGCCGAAGAAACTCCAGACTGCGAAGAAGGAAACTGGCTCCAATCCGATAGTCTTTGTTGTAGGAGACATACTTGAGAAATACCGGCAGACAGAGGAGAGGACGGAGGACGAGCGCAACAGATACCTCGTCAGGTTCATACTAGATAACTTTCAGGACCTCCTGAAGCCGTATGTCGACGACTTCTCAAAGACCGTCGATCTCGATCTTGCCGTCAAGAACGCTCTTCTCAAGAGGAAGGTGTCTGACGATGAGACATCGAGAATACTGAAAGCCATCAGGAAGTCCGTACGGAAGATAAAGTCCGATGCGGCAAAGAGGAGGTATTCCGAAGGGGCTGACGTCGAAAGTGATGGAACGACCATAGATGACATCATGTCCCGAAAGGGAGATGACGTACACAGGTACATTGAAAACCTAAGGAAGAAAGATGGTGGCAATAACTCAACGAAGATCAACCAGTATAGGCAGAACTGCATCCGTCATTCCTCGGTTGTGAGGAAGAGCACAGATGAGGGAAACGGACGTGATGGGAAAGTCAACTCGCTAATCACGTAGAAATTCAAGGATATTGGTGAAGTCGTCAACAAGGTGTTAGGCTTCATTGGAAAATCGGCTGGTGCAATCTGGACTGGAGTTAAAAAAACGGCAAAGTTCATATGGAAGTATTCCCTTGTTGGACCGATTTTGACTGGAATAGCCCTGATTGGAGTTGGAGTCGGAAAAGCTCTGAAGAAAATTGTCGTGAATCCGCTGACGACATCTGCATTCAGGGGAATCAAGAAGCTGCTGAAGTACCATGTGGAGGTTCTGTCGTCCATATTGCAGGATGTCAAGAAGGCTGTTTCCCAGACGTTCTCGAAAGTTCTGATGACTCCGGCTGGCGCATACATTGTCGGGTTCCTGTGCGGATTCCTGTGGCAGTCCGTAGTCAACAAGCTTAAGAAATCATTCAAGTTGTTTTGGGACAAGAAGGATGAACTTGTAGATGAAGGACGCGAGCGGTTTGACAATCTCAAGAGCAAGATGCAGAAAAAGCTTGACGACGTCATCCATCCAATCAAGAGCTCCTACGACAAGGTGCAGGGTGACATAAAGAAACGCTTTGAAGACATTTCCCAGACAGTAGATGACGTCATATGCCAGATAGGTAAGATTGCAGACGTAGCGCAGGATTTCACGAAAAGACATCCCTATCTCGTGGGTTTTGCCATATCTGCGCTTCCCGTCGTTAAGTGGCTTGTGGGGTACGGTCAGGTTCGAACGGTCATGAAAGCCTCGAGGGGAATCGTTGATGCCATATTGGCGGGAGTCATATACTTCGTGTTTCTCAAGTTGAAAAACCTCTGGAAGGAAAGAAAGGACGATACGTTCACGCTTGCGAACTCGAAAAAAGAATTGGTTGTGAAATATGGAACGATTCCCCACACAAGTATGTTAAAAGGAGACGACAGGAGAAAATTTGACATTCTGAACGAAAAGTTCGAGGATGAACAGACCGAGTTGTTCACACTGACGGATGACCTGAACGAGATAAAGAAGAGATATTCTGATAAAGAACGTTCTGATGTCAACATAGCAGAAGAATATCCAAACATAATTGGTGACTTGTTCTCTTCGAGACTGATACCGATTGGGAAAAATGAATATGACAATTTCGTCAAGTTTTGTTCTGAACACAAGAAAGTTGCCGATCAGACGGACGAGGCGTTTAGTATTCTCAATAACAGATATGACAAGTTCATAGCATTGAAGGCTTCGCTTGCGAATTCCAGGTCGGCTGAAGACCTTGCGAAGAGGATATCAGATATAGCAACATATGATTTTGACAGAGGTACGTTAAGATTGTCGAAAAAAGCAACAGACATATTCAATACCGTTGCTGAATACAATGGTAGATTCTTCACTGATGAGAAAATAGATCGTAAGAGCATGGAAATCTCTGATCATTCCGCACGTAATTATATGATGCTAAAAGCCCTCAAACTTGAGTCTTTTTTCAATTCTGAGGCGAAGAAAGAAATTAGAGCAGGATAGATTACAATACATGGACGGTCGTTAAGCGATTATTATAGACTGAGTTTCAGTGATACGGACGAAGACAAGGAGCTGATGCAGCAAATTGGAAAAGCCACGAATAATGATGACAGGACGATTTCGATGATTGTGGAAAGCGGTGAGCTATAGAAGCTGCTGGAAAAAGGTGTAGAGGAGAGAAAGAAGTATCTGGATAATCTGGTGGAGGAGATACGGAAGAAGCTCGAGGAACGCAAGACGAAGGATTCAAAATAGGAACAGGCTGAACTGATCAAGAGACTCGACAAGGAGAACAAGAAACTGGAGAATCAGAACAAGTAGCTTCGAGATTTGATTGAGAAGCACAAAGTTGTCGGACTGACCGAAGAGGAGGCTAAACGTGTCTGACTACGTCTATCTCAACAAGGCTAAGGCTCATCCGATAAGAATCGGCGGAGCCGACAGGTATTTCAACGAGAACAAGAAGCTTTGCGAGGCGATCCTCGCTCTCGTCAATGAAGTCTACCTTAACCACCACAAGGAGGAGAAGGACAGGAGGAGGAAGCTTGTCGAGTTTCTTGACAGACAGGAGAGAAAAGTCGTTGAGTAGTTGTCCGACGAGACGTTTAGGAAGACACTCGAAGATGAGCTTGCCAAGAGGCTCGGAAATGCGAAAGGAATTACGGACGCACAGATAAGTGAGCTCTGCTCGGATGTAGAGAAGGTGCTGTCAGAAATCCCCGAACACGACGCGAAAAAAACAGCAAAGAGGACTGTAACACGCCGTCTCACGACAGCTGAAAAGAAGTTCTTGGACGGAATATACAATCAGGTGCATCTGGATTTCACGACAAGCGGGAAGTCAGAGAAAACCACATCTGGGAAGAAAAAGACGGTTTCGGAGAAAAACACGAACATTGGGAAAACCGAAGGAAAGAAATCTGAAAACAAGGTAACGCACAGTGAAAGCATAATACAGCATATCACAAACTGTTCCGCAAAGACAACGGCAGACATCAAGAAGAAGGCGTCAAAGGTGATGTCGTCATCCAGGAAACGCGGAATGTTCGGTCTTGGAATTGGTCTTTCCGTTGTAAAGGTTGGGAAATTCTTCCTAAAACTCTCTCTTGGAATCGTTAAGACAACGGCAAATCTAGTCCTCGGAACTGTCAGGTTGGCATTCAAGACGGTTTTTTCAGTCGTCAAGATGTCAATGAATGCAATCTCATTCACATTGAGAACCGCATACAGGCTGATTTCTGGGACAATGTCAGTAATATCCAGAATCACGAAATCCATAGTGACTGGAATTGGGAAATTGACCACAAGCCTGTTCAAGAGGGTTAAACTGTTTCTCATGACGCCAGCCGGAATGTGGTTGACCGGTTTCGTTGTCGGTTTCGTTGTCGGGAAGGTGATGAAACTATACAACAGGATTCTTGAACGCGGTGACAGTTTGAAGAAAAAGTATGATGAGTGGAAGGAGGACGCTTCTGACTTCGGGCAGAATCTTCAGCTTAGGGGCTTCGATGTCATTGACGGAACAAGGGATGCGTATCAAAAGATAAAGGACAAGCTGAAAGCGATAGATTTTGGGAAATTTAAGGAAGATGTTCCAAAGGTACTGAAGGATCTCGAAGATTTTCTCGAGAAGATAGCCAAGGGTGTCTCCGGTTCCATTGGAACGCTTACTGGTGCATACATCGGAAGGGTTGTTGCGACTATCGTTAGGACTGCCGGATGGGGTAACATTCCTGGTCTCGGAGGCGTGTTCGTTGCTCTCGGAGCAATCATCGGAAACATAGTCGGCGAGTGGTTGGCTTCCGTACCGGAATCCGGCGCTTAGAAGTATGAGAACGACAAGATCATAGCGGAAATAGAAAGACGCCGCAAATACAATAGAATTGCTTCGCGCCACAAATTGATTGGTAGCACAAAGAAACTCATAGACGACATGAAACAGCAGAAAGCCGTTGGCTTCAACAGGAAGGGAAGTGTCATATCTGAACAGATGCAAGGGTTTCTTGAAGGCTTCCAGGAAGATACGATGAAGACTTTGGATGTCGAGAAATAGATAAAAGATAACAATGAGAAGCTATAGAATATTTTTAGGGAATTAGATTCCGACCCAGTTGGTGTTCCGAAAAATCCGATAACTGGAAAACCGATATTTCGCATGGACATGGCTTTACAGAGCTTAAGGAGTAAGAATAGAAATACGATAAATGATTTGGCGGCTGATAGAATAGCTCGGCTATTCAGTGAAAAGAAAAAGTTGGTTTTTGGAATTGCAACCAGAAAGTTCCTTAACGGAGAAATTTCATTCGAGGATATATTCAACAAGGCAAACGCGATGCTCGAGGAATATCTCAGTACGGCGAAGATTAAAGGAAAGGATCATTACAAAGAAGTCCATTATTCGAACCTGTACGATTACATTAACCTGATAAAAAACGGAAAATGGCATGCTGCTGAAAAGATAGCTGACGTTGGAGCAACCAGTTTCTGGGATTATATTGGTCTGTAGAAGGGGGAAAAACGGGACTTAGATGACATTAACGCACTTATAAATTCCACCAAGAAAAAATATGATGAAACAGCAAATCGGCTTACTAACAAAATGGAACTCCACCTGTAGACGAAGTATGGCATTAAACTCACGAGGGAGAAGAAGGACCAGATCTATCAGCTATACAGTTATCTTTGCAACAAGCACAGAGTCACAAGACTGGATTACTTCAGAACATCACCAAAACTGAGGGAACAGTTCGCCATTGCCAACGAAATAATTTTCGGAATCGTTGGCATGGGTGATGCGGATGATGACGGAAACAAGAAGGACATCGTTGAACAGATGCTTGATGGTGCTGCAAGGGGTGTCGGAAGCGTTGACTTCAGTACGGATGGACATGACCGCAAGAGAGAAGTGCAGCAGAGAATGCAACGTACGCTCGAGAAGGGGGTGGAGAAGCCGGAGTACCCACCAGAAGTGCAGAGCTGCATCGACAGGAACGTGAAGCTCAAGACCGAGAACGAACAGCTGTTGAAAGATGCGGTCAACTTCGTACCGGTGAACCCGAGTGCAATACTTGAGCAGAAAGACATTGAGGAAATGAAGCCATCTGACGATTCAACCGGAAAGTAAGTAAAAAGAGTAGGAGTTGTGATGAGCTTAGTTTTCAATAATGGAACTTTTTAGGCAGAAGCAAAGAACAAGCTTCTTCCGTTCTGTTTGGGCAAAGGTAATAAATCAATATTCTCGTTCAGACCCGATGAGGCTAAAGATGGAAACGGTCTGATAAACATAATCCCAGAACATTAGAAACAGTTTGACGAAGATATTGGTTTGAAGTAGTTGGTTGCAAAACTCGGAGGATCGCCGACGAATGGAACTTTCAACACGATACTGAACCACATTCCTGGGATAATAATCAGGGAGTTTCAGCAGGACACGAAGTTCGACACTATTGTGTCATTGTTCAAGAATCTGGTTGACGGGTACAGTTCTGGCAAGGAGCAGGCTGACAGCGACCAGAACCAAGACTCGTTCATAGACAAGGCGAGTTACAAGGCTGGGTATGCGTTCTAGGCGTTGACATCCACCGCATTTTGGAACGAACTCATGAACGGGGCGAAACCAGCACTCGAAGACAGCAATCTTGTTCTTAAATATGTCGAGAGAATGTACTTCGAGACGATAGGGAGCTAGACGACGAACTGTTATGTCATTCCGAACAGCGATCAGACGTATCTCACATCGAACGGTTCAATTGGATTTGATTCTGCGGCCGGAGATGGGTTTTCAATGAACAGCAATTCTCTGATTGGTAAGGTTGTCAGTATGCTCGGATCAAACATGAAGTTTACCCTAACTCCGATATGGACGGTAAAGGGGGATCCGTCTTCCAGCATCGATATAACACTGAGCCTGTTCAATGACACACTTGATCATGCATTGATGAATTTCCTTTTTGTGAACACGCTCATACCAAACAACATGTCATTGCAGTATGCTGTTTTCAGGCTTCCTCCGTGTGCATATGACATCAAGATAGAGGGTGGAAAGAGACTAATGATGTGTTCTGGAAAGTTCACATGTATGAATAGAGGGGTGGTTAGACGTCCTTCTGATAAGTTTTTCAAGAATCTCAATCCATATATTAATAAACAAAAAATCTATGGTAATAAATTAAAAGTCGAAACCCTAAAAGAAAGGAATTTCATCAGGATTCCCGACGTATATGAAGTAAAGATGACGTTTGAGTCCCTTCTTCCCGACGTATTCAATACGTATATGCTCGGATTTGCAACAGAGAATCAAATGGTAAATCCACAAGGAGCAATTGACATAACACGAACTGCTTGGTATAATTCTGACAAGCCAAAGAATGTGTTAAAAAATCTTCAAAGCGAAGCAGAAAATGGTTCAAACGATCCTAAAGGACCAAAAGGTTGTTTTGAGAAGGGCAGAGAAGATGCGAAGAAAAATATAAACAAGAATAATAGAATTCCAATGGTGAAAAATTCTAATTCTCAAACAGAAACCATGTCGGTTGAAGATATTTAGAATGTGGAATTGAAAGGTGTAAACCAGTAATCAGAGGTCAAAATGAAAATCTATGACACTGACATAGACGTCGACGACAACGACTTTGAGAACTTTTTCCAGATCTACAAGGACAGGAAGGGGAACTACTCGTTCAACCTGAACAGCACGATTTATCTCTCCTTCTCCGATGAATCCGTGCAGCACTACATGACGAAGACGGATCTCTTCTGGACGACGATTTCCTACAACATCTACGGCACAACGAGGCTCGCATGGCTCCTCATGAAGCTGAATGACGTGAAGCCGCAGAACATGTTCGACATCGTGAAGGCTGCTACCGATGTGAAGTACATAACAGGCGAAGCCCTAACTCTTGTCATGAACGAGGTCAGGTCATGAACGGGATATTCACGACGAAAAACGGGGAACACTACGGCGTTTTCGCGGTCCTGACGGATCGCGAGACGAATTCCGTCACGCTCGACTCGAACAACCTGATCCGCTTCGAGATGCTCAACAGGATGGGGGAGCTTCACCCAACGGGAACAATCGAGTACCTCGACGACGATGCAAAAATCGACAAGTTTCTCGACGTGCAGTACGTGAACTGCACCGTACAGGTGGCGAGATACGGCGACAAGGACGGGAACATCACAATCGAGTAGCACCAGTTCGGGTTCTTCGTCGACAACATCGGAATTATCAAGAACGAGCCGGGGAAGATAACATACGAACTTAAGCTGATTGGGAACACGTGGGAAAACTACGGAAAGGACGTGCAGTACTCGAACTACGCAACCGGACCAGAGTCCATTCTTGACATCATGCTAAACATACTCGTCAACACGGGCTATCCTGTCGACACGGAGTCGTTCAAGTCGAGCGGAAGCGCGAACTCAATAGGTTTCATAACATCCGGGAACGAGAAAGTAGGGACAGCCCTTGACTACCTCTACAGCAGGATGTTCTACGGAGGGGATGCGTCAAGGGATAAGTCGCTGAAGTTCCTCGTGTATGACGAGTACTCAGACAAGATTCACCTTTTCGACATGGCGAAGCAGAAGCCGTTCCAGAAGTCGTTCGGCGTTCAGGTGTCGCAGGTGTCAAACCAGCCGAGCATAATCGACGACGCCCCAGTCAACATAGCATATGTCGTCAGGAAGGGGAGAGCGCAGACGTCTCTCGACACGACGCGTAGGGTATTCTGGAAGTACGATCTTGACAAGAATGAGTTCAGCCACGAGGAAATATAGTCTACCGAGATAGCAAGCCTGTTCAGAAGCGAAGCCGAATCGTCGAGAATCACGAAGATGGGATCGAACAACCTGTACGCCATACACGAGTCGACGTGGGACAACAACAGCGACACGTACAGGCGACAGATGTCCTCGCTTCTTGACAACGGGTCGCTCATCGTCAACATGCAGGGGCATCTTGGGCTCTTCCCGGGGTGCGGAGTGAACGTCGAGATGCACGTTGATGACACATTCCAACAGAGAATGCCGTCCGGTAAGCTTCCGTCTACGAAGAAGTACGACACGATGAACGGAAACTGGATAGCGTCGTCGGTCAGGACGTTCTTCACGCCGCACAAGAGCCTATTCCGCCAGAACGTAGCTCTTATCAGGAACACGAGGACATCATAAAACCGTAAATATCCTGGATGTCTAAGGATGTTTCAGTCAGTTTTCCCAACATAATCCTTCAGCTTGACAAGGTTGCGAAGGAACGTGCGTCAGGCAAGGCTCCTGACGTCATCATCGACAACCTGTTGATCAACGACGATGCGAACGCCCTAATCTACACGAAGAACAACGAGTACCAGATCGTCATGAAGGCAAAGGACGAGGACAACGTTCCTCAGAAGTCTGCGTTTCTCGATGCCGTGAAGGAATACACGACGTATTTCGTCGGGAAGGAGGACGCCAAGTACGTCAAGGAGGAAATGCTACTCCCGATTTTGGACGGGAAAGGCGACGGTGAAGATGACGAGAAGCCTCAGGAAACCCCAGAAACATCAAAATCTCCTGAAAATCAGGACAATTCTGAACAGAACGGCGGAGAAACGGAGCAGGTTTCCGAGTCGTATTCCGAGTTCATGAACAGGAAAATCCTTCACATGCTGTTCGAGGAAAAAACCACAACGAGCGATGTGGGTGTTAACTCGGAAAAATCCACCGACGATCAATCAAAGCAGGATGCCCAGACACAGGATTCGGACGGTTCAAGCGTAAACGACAGGACGATAGGATATTCCGTCAAGTACAAGCTCGACATCTCAGACGACAGGAAGAACGGTACCGTCAATGACTCGTTCAGCGGACGCAAGCGCGGATGGTTCGACAACGTGTGGTCGGATCTCAAGAGCATGAAGATTACTGTCTACGGAAAGCCGGTCAACATCGGCAAGATGTTCGACCCGGCGCAGTGGAAGCAGCTCATCGGAAGGCACGACATCAACGTCGAGACGGCTCCGGACAACATCAGGAACATTTTCGACAAGAGATACCCAAACTCGGACGTCCACGTGAAGGCTTGGGAGAGGGGCGAACTCAACATGTTCCTGAACAGGCGCGGAAAGAACACGCCGCAGTACAAGTCGGCGATAGACAAGGCAGACTATTCCGTCTCGATAATGGTCGACAGCCGAGATCCGAACTATCCGAAGTACAACCAGAAGATGATTGCGCAGATCTGCACCGACGCATTCGGAACATCTGAGAACAAGGGGGTCAACTGGAACAAGGTCGACCCGAAGGAAGTCATCAAGATAGAGAACTGCGACGACAACGACAAGTACACGTCGTCGTATGACCAGAAGACGAAGGGCAAGGATGACGCAACTGGACTCTCGGCTAAGAAGAAGTCGAAGAGTCTGAAGGAAGCCGAGGAGGAAACCCAGGAGGACGGCGGAAACAATGAGGGTGAAGGAAAGGTTGCCGAGAACACCCTGAAGACGGTCGTCGAGAAGCTGAAGGAGCAGGTCGAGAAGGAGCTTTCTGGAATGGAAGTCACCACTCCGGAGGTCTCGAAGACAGAGGACTATGTCAAGAGCGACGAGTTCAGAAATCTCAACGACTCAAAGCTTGCGTTCGACCTCGAGAGGGAGAGCAAGGTCGTCTACCATTTCGCCGTGAAGCAGATGGTCAAGGACGGGAAGCTCAACGAGTCCGAACCGGAGATGGTGTTCAACGTCGTCCGCAGGCTTCTACTCGAGGAGTTCGGTCTTGACGAGGCTGATGCCGAACAGGAAACGACAGACATCCCGAAACCTACTGTTGAGCAAATGAAGCTAGGTGACGCGAACATCACCGGCAACAAGGCTGACGACGCGAAGGTTCGTAAGGTGATGGATACCCAGGTCGAAAGGACGAAGCTCCTGAAGAAGACCCAGAAGGAACTCAAGCCGAAGTGCCTGAAGGTGTTCCAGAACGCAATCTACGACACGATAAAGGAGAAGTCGCTCGACGTCGGAAGCGTGAGCCTCAACATGAGGATCGGAACGTACTTCACCGGCGACGAGAAGACGAACAAGGATGAGCAGATACGCGACATCGTACAGAGCGTTTTTGAGGGCACAGACACGAAGCAGAATGTCGGCGACATACCGAACGAGATAATAGCATTCAACACAAGGCTCAGGAACGATCTGATCCAGACGGCGAGAACATCTACTGGGAACGAGATGTGGCAGGCTTCTCCATATGCCGCCGTCACGACGTCTCAGCGCGTCGTCGACTACATGACGGCACACAAGATCGGAGGGAAGGATTAGCACGACGCGATTCTTGCGAAGAAATATGCCGCTATAGTCATCGCCAAGAGGGATCTTGACGGAACCGAGTTCAGGGGGACACAGGGAAACAAGTTCTTCACGACGGAGGTCGTCGAGAACGTCTTCGACAGAACGTTCGGAAACCACGACGGAACGGTCGCCGTTCTCCAGTGCAACCCGACCAACAGGAAGGGCAAGCCGGACGAGCTCTTCGAGGTTTCGCTCGGATACAATCGCGACAGGAGCAGGGACAAGAAGATCGAATCCCTCATAGACGCATGGGTCAAGCCATTCAACATCGACGAGAACGAGGTCAACCCACCGGAGGAAATCCCGGTCGGAGACTCGTACACTATGAATTTCGTGATCATTCTCCCGGATCCGTTCACCACGGAGAACACGACAGGAAATTCCGGTGACGCAAGACAGGACGGTTTCGAACAGGAGAAGAATCCTGGCGAAGGAAAGGATCTCTACATCGTCCCGAACAAGAAGCTCAAGAGGATGTCGGACAATCCGAACCAGGAGACCCGGAGAAGTGACGGAACGGTAGTCGCAAAGGCTAACGACAGTGTATACAAGTCCTGATAGGGGGTAAAATACTGCAATGGCTGACAACATCAAGACTGACACGAACATTTAGAGCTCGGACACGAAGCCGTGCTTCGAGACGTCATCCGAGCAGATTTTCCTGAATCTCCACGTTGCTGCGGCTCAAAACGCTGCGAAGAAGCTCGGAATACAGTTCAACGCAAGCGAAATCGGCGCGACAATAATCAATACCGGTGTGTCAGACGACGGGAATTCGGTCGTCGACAAGATCCTGAAGAAGGCTAGTGCGAAGTTTTTCAATGGTACTGGGTACTACGAACTTGGAATCGTGCTTGAGTTCACCGACTTCAAGACCGCCGACATCTCGGGGATAAAGGATCCTGAGAGGATAATGGAGAAGATCAACGAGTTCAACAAGGAAGGACTCAAGCTCCTGAGGGAAAGGGCTTACGAGGGGATAAAGGAGTACTTCAGGTGGTTTTCCGGCGAGAAGTCGTTCGAGGGAATAGGCGTTGACGATATAAACACTTTCATTCCGGACTACAACGGACGAGCTGTGAAGATAAGCAAGTACGCAATCCAGAACATGGAACTTAAGGCTCAGGTGCAGTACTTCACCGACAGGCAGGACAAGATGGACAAGAATGGAAATGCCGTCAAGGGAAAGTCCGGAACCCAGAAGCCGAGGGTCGGATTCAAGATCGGATATAATCTCATATTTGACAAGGCTGAAACGAAATGAAGAACGAGGACATCAGGGAACTGATACGGAAGATAGGCGAGGGGAAGAAGGATGACGCCAGGAAGATCCTTAAGAAAATTCTCACCAGAAAGGTCGTCGAGAGGCTTGCTTCTGACTGCGAGGAAAGTAAATAATTCCAAGCATGCCACTCAAGCCCATAGCGAACCTTCCAAGGGCGTCGTCCGTAAGCGATGACGACCTGATTCCCATTTCACAGACGGTCTCAGGGCAGAAGATAACGAAGAACGTCAGGGTCGGGACTCTCGGAAGCAGGTTCATGACCGAGAACGGAAAAGACCTGAAGGAGCTTGCGTACATGTCCCTGAATGACCTTGATCTCGGGAAGCTCGCTCACGTTGACGAGCTTCAGCTTTCCGACATTCCACAGCTCGACACGGGTAAGATAGACGGTCTCGGAAGACTCTCAAAGAGGGATTTCATCACCCAACGAGACATATCTGGTAAGATTTCATGCGATTTCATAGCGGGTCTTGGAGAGCTTTCGAGAAAGGACTCGCTTTTCGCGTCGGACATACCTGAACTCACTCACGACAAGATCTCTGACATCGGAAACCTTGCGTTGAAGGATCAGCTTGATTCGTCCGACATACCACAGATACCGTACTCAAAGGTAATCGGGCTGAAGGATCTTGCCCTCTCATCCATCGAAGACCTGAATCTCACGAACCTATCAGGAGAGATAGTTGAGAAGATGTCCGATTCGACGTTCAGGTTCGAGTACCTCGGGAAGTCTTCGACGCTCATCCTTCACGACCATACGCTCATGTCGTGTTAGGTTGATGGAGATGAGGTCAAGCTTGAATTCCCATCTGCCTCGGAGGGCGCCCCCCCCCGTGAGTTCTACCTGACAGTCGAGAACGTCGGTGACGTCAGGACGGCGACATCATTCATATTCTCCGCGTCTGACGTCGGAATCACGTTCCTGACCGACTCGACTGATGCGCTTAAGCACGTGCATCCGAAGACGAAGTACCTGTACAGGTTTACCGAGCTTCAACGCGGAACATTCTACGTGACGAGGATGACGCTCACCGAGACGACACCAGCGAAGTCGACGAAGCTCACGATTACATTCCAGTACGTGGACTCGGACGACGAGGACGTGAAGGTCGCCGCAGATCAGGTGGTATCGGTATACGACGGATACTCGTTTACAGTCATACAGCCGTCCGGAGTGCCTGACACGCACGAGTTCGTCGGGTGGTTTCTTTCGGACGGAACAGCCGTAAGCGTCGGACAGAGGATAACGCCGACGTCAGACATGACGATTACCGGGAAATGCCTCAGGTATCCCCGTTACATGCTGACGTTCGCAGTGGTTGAGGATGGCGTCTCGACGACAGTTGCCCAGTACTCGAAATACAAGGACGCACTGTACAGGAACACGAGCGAATTTCTCGATGATGGGACTCTCGCCACATGGGAGGAGGTTGAAAGGATAACCATGCCGCAGAGCTACAGGGTTGACTACGACCTCGTGTGGGAGCCGGATTCCGTACCGAAGATGGAAGAGATAGACTCGGACATCGGTTTCGTGGGGACGTACGTCAAGAAGAGCTTCATAATGATAGAGCCAGACGAGGACGTGGAGATTGTCGGTGTCGGGTCAAATGGCGACGAGACCGTCCTTACGGATGACGAGACGGAGAATGTCATGCTGCTCGGAATCGACGAGAACACGTAGACTGACGACGAGGTTGCGCTCGTTCCGGTTGACGAAGTTCCGGAGGACGAGGAATCGACATACATAAACTTGAATTAAGAGGAATAGAAATGACTAAGAGGATCAGGACACAGGCAATAGGGGATCTCCAGGAGTTGACATCGCTGGATGACGGAAACATGTTTCTCACGAGTCTTGGCAGGAAGTCGAACCGAGTCTCAGTAGCAACGATGAGAGCTGCGCTTGCATCGTCTATTGACACGACAGGAACCGAAGACGAGTATACCACCGACGTCTTCACTTCAGATACGTTTTTCAGGACTTAGATTTCCTCATTTGAGGATGGCAAGACGACTGCCTCGTTCACGGTCGAGAACGAATGTGCAATCAACGTTCATGTTAGGGCAAAGCCAACCGCTGCCGGTGATCACATCCTGAAGCTCCAGATAATGCCGTCGACTGAAGAAAGCTGGTTCACCATCTGCGAGAGGGCTATTCCAGCTGTTTCCGTCTATACGCTCTGTGCGCACATAACGGCATATCCAGGAATCAAGCTCCGCGTGGTGTCCGAGCTTTCCGGCTCTGCGACGCTTGATAGATCTTCTTTTGTCGAATACGTCATGTACCGTCGCGGAAACGAGTTCACGACCCACGGGAAGACGATGATGATTGTTCTCACGAACGTCGACGGGAAGCTCGCCGGAAACGCCCCGAAGTCGTCCACGATAACCATTCCGAATGACGGAGAGATATAGGTATCCGGAAGGTTCTCACTTACCGCACCAGACTCGCTTCCGTACAGCTCGGTGTACGAGAAGTCCGCAAAGTCCCTGAAAATCCAGATTCTCAGAAGCGGAAACCCAAACTGGTTCAACGTGTTTGCGACGTCTGTCCCGACAGCTGGAACATACACACTTCCGACAGTCACACTCCGCGTCAAGAGCGGCGATCAGATCAGGCTTGCGCCATCGACCGGCATAGCAAACTCGTCAAGGAACGGCGTGTACCAGTCGAACACCGCCATAGTGGCGTTCAGGTCGGCACAGGATGACGCGACTCTTGCCGAAGCAATAGACTACACTGACGGAACCTCGATAACGTCGGAGACCGCGAACTACACAAGCGGAACCGCAGCCGCATTCGACGGAACTACGACAACGAACAAGTCCGGAAATGAATATGGAATCAAGAGCATCGCTTCTTCTTCTTCTTCTTCTTTTGTGCAGCTCAACACAATAGACGGAACGCCGTATGACACCCCGTTTGACGTCAGTTTTGACGACACATGCCTTCTGACCCAGGCGTACTCGATAGTGAATTCGGCGAGTTCGTATACGCGGACGAACGGTCACGGGCTGTACTCGATGAAGTTCACGGACACGATTGAGAGCCTTGCGTTCGGCGCGAAGACAGCTCCTGCATCAGTTATGTCACTGAAGTCAATCAAAATCGGAAAGGGCGTGACTTCCCTCGGCGAGTACTGCTTCAGCGGATGCTCAAAGCTCGAGAGCCTGACGATTCCTGCAACAGTCAGAAACATCGGTGGGACGAGTACGTTTCAGGACTGCACGAGCCTGAAGTCGATTACGTTCATGGACGATTCGACGTGGTCTGACGCGACAAGCACATTCGACGGTCTTTCCTCGATAACGAAGATTGACCTTTCGCCAGTCACCAGCCTCACTGTTCTTGGAAAGAATGCGGTCGCGGACTGCCCGAAGCTGACAGACCTCGACATAAGGAACGTCACGACATTCTATACATTGGGTACTGTAGTGAACTGCGCATCCCTTACGACGCTTACGCTTTCGCCGAACCTCGTGACGACTGCATTCGGAAAAGCTGCGTTTAAAGGTCTTCCGGCACTCACGAGGATAAACATCATGAACTGGACGGGAACACAGGATACGGCAATCACGTACAAGACGAATGTGCTTTCAAAAATCAAGAACAGCGAACTGAAAGCGACATATCAGAACGTAACGGTCTGCTTCTATGCCGGTTCAGACACGTCTTCGGAGACGAAGGCGATTATCACCGGTCTGTAATGTGCGTAGACGGCACAAAATTGAAATGCTCGGGTTTGAAACCTGAGCATTTTTCGTAAATATTCCGGTAAGTCATGTCAAACAGGGTAATTCAGCTTGGTCGGAAGAAGACGTTTCTCGAACGGCAGAACAACGAGGTCTACATAGATCTCAACATGACGTCGAAGCCGTCGAGAAAAGTGTCTAAACAGGGAGACTATCCGTTTCATGTGCTTGGAGACTACGACGGGGGCGAGCTGACGGACGAGCAGTACAACTCGCTACAGGTCCAGACTGCTTGGTACAAGGCTGGACAGTCCAAGTCAATCTATGCGATAGACAAGTCGGTGAACGTAAGGGCTGTGCAGAACGCGATAGACAACATATTTTCCTGGATACCTGGGGAGAGGGTTCTCGATCCTGAGTTCGGGACTGGAATCTACACGCTTCTCTACGAGGGGATAACGAATCTCACGGAGGAGAGGATAGTCGCGGACATCAGGAACTCGATACAGAGGTGCGAGCCGAGGGTCATCAACGTCCAGGTATCAAATTCGTCAAGCACGGAAGACACCGAGGAGAACACGATACGGCTCGAGATATACTACCAGATTCGCGGTCTTGAGGACATCAGGTTCAGGAAGACCCTGACGGTGAACACGCACCAGTGAGGAGAATGACGGATGACTCAGAAGACTCCGACCGGAAACAGGCTCTTAGGGTTCTACAGGGGGAAGGTGCTTGCGAGATCGAAGAACGGCAAGGGATTCCTGAAGGTGTTCATCCCCGGGGTGTATCCTGAGGAGTTCAACAGCCTCGAGAACGCGACAAACCTTCCGGACTGCGAACAGGCGGCTCCGCTCTTCGGCGGGTGCAACAACGGAAACGGGACATTCTCATACCCGAACGAGGGTTCCGTCGTGTGGTGCTTCTTCCAGAACGGGGACCCAAACCTTCCGGTCTACTTTGCATCTGCTCCTGGAACGACGAAAGCCGCAGGGCAGTTCGCCACGTGCGAGCAGAAGCTCCCGACCGAGGGAGATGCCGTTGGTCCGAAGGGAGGCGCGTACGTCCACAAGATAACGTGCGGGAACAGCACGGTGATGATTTCAGAGCTCGGGCACGTCACGATAAAGAACCACTGCAAGGACATGAACACGAACGAGGAGCGGATAGCGCAGATCGAGATGGACGAGACCGGGTGCATCCACATATACGGCACGAAGAGCGTCATGGTGGAGACTGAGGTGTTCAAGGTTGACGCATCCAAGCAGATGAAGTTTTCGTCTCCCTACATCACGTTCGACACGAAGAGGAACACGGCGAGGAACGGGAGCATCAGCAAGTCCGGACAGAACGGCATAACGCTTCTCAGCGACACGGTGACGATGAACGTCCCGGAGGGGTACATAACGGCTGTATCGCTCCCGAACGGCATACACTGCGTCTGAGGCTCATTTTTCAGGAGGAAACACAATGGCACTTACGAAGGCACAGGTAAAGGCTAATGTCAGCAAGGAGAAGGCTAAGGCTGACTTCAAGCGGAAGTACGGCGCACTGTAGAAGAACATCGCGCAGATGCAGAACCGCATAAACACGATGGTGAAGTCCGGCGGCGGTCCGGTTCTCGAGACGGAGGAGAACAAGAAGATGCTTGACGACATGCTTACGGAGATGGCTTCGTCGGCAAGCTAGAAGAACTACGACGGAAACCTGGACGCCCAGAAGAAGTACCTTGAGAAGCAGCTTGAGATGCTTACGGCGAAGGATGTCCTCGCGAACGTGGAGAAGCGTTCCGACACGAGGACGAAGCTCCAGACCACGATATACGAATATCTCGTCAAGGAGCTGACGCCTGGCGGTGACAACGCGAAACTTCCAACCCTTGGAGAATTAGAGTAGGAGTTCGGAATACTGAAAAGTGAGATAAGCCAGGACATTTCAAAGTTCATAGCCCACTCCAACGAGTACATTGACAAGAAGTATCCTTGGGCTTCCCTGTACGAGTCAAAGGACGAGAGCGAGCGGGGTGGGATACTGACGAAGTGGAGCGCCTCGCCCGTTACGGAGTACGGGCAGATGGATCCGAATACCGGTTCCATGCCGATACTCTATTATACCAAGAACACGACCGAGGACATGTTCGCCTCGATAGAGCAGACGAGCGAGTTCAAGGATGCCGACAAGAAGGCTTATGAGGTCGCGGTGAAGCTCGGGGAGACAGCAAGGAAGATAACCGAACTTCAGTCCGTTGAGAATGACGACTACCAGAACAACGTCACGGGCATGTATCCGCTTGCGCAGATTGAAATCGCGAAGCTTCAACCACAGATGAAGCCGATGCTCAAGTAGATAGAGGAAATCCAGAAGCAGTTCCTCCAGGACGTCAATGCTGCGTTCCAGTCGACGTGCTCTTCGTACGACAATTCGCTCAAGAAGGCGGCTTCGATGACGGAGAAGATGAACGCGAAGGTGCTGAAGGCTTGCCAGAAGCAGGTCGAGGTGCAGGAGAAGTCTATGGCCGCACTCGACAAGCTCAAGGACTTCCAGGTTCTCGAGGACGCGGCGAAGAAGTTCGCGAAGCTTCCACAGGATCTCATGAAGGAGTTCGACAAGCTCGAGGGAATACTGTTCTTCATCGTTTCCGGATTCGTCCGCGACATGCCGTCGCTTGACATAAAGGGCGACATAGAGCTGATGATACAGGCTCTGTAGCAGATGATGGATCCGGTGTTTGACGGGATTTCGAAGCTGCGCCTTCCGCTCCCCCCGGTTGCACAGCCGATAAACAACCTCCTGAAGATGTTCAAGAGCCCGAGCTCAGACACGTCCACGCTCACGGACGCACAGAAGAAGCTGATAGAGGAGTGGAAGGACAAGGCTCAGATCCCGACGACGTGGCTGGCGTCGCTCTCGTCGATGATGCAGACGATCAATCTTCTCATGGCGATGATGCCGACTCTGCTCATATAGCTCATATTCAACATGATTGGCGCGATAGTAAAGATCCTGAAGGCGATCTGGAAGACGCTGACCGGAGGAGTCCTGGACCTTCACTTTCCGCTCAACCTCATAGACACGGCAATCGAGCTGTCACCCAAGATATTCTCTCTCATGAAGATAATGCCGCAGGTCATGATGGAGGCCGGCAAGAAGAAGCTGAAGGAGATGGCTGCCCAGATGTAGGTTGCCGGGATGGGGTTCGGAGACCAGGTAAGCGAACTGTTCACGTCGTTCCCGACGGTCCAGTGCCCGGAACAGGTGAAGAAGGCTATCGAGGAAAAGGTCAAGGCTGAGAAGGAGAAGCAGAACCTTGCAATAGCCGAGAGGAACAAGAAGATACTCGAGGAGCGGAAGAAGTCTTCGGAAGAGATCCAGAAGGCGAAAAAGGACATGTACAGTGCGTTCGGAAACGGGTTCATGAACTCGCTGAAAGATCTCGGCGAGGCATTCTCGGAGGATGCGGCGGCAACCTCCATGCTGAAGGACATGGAGAACAAGAGCAACACGGCTCTCATCCTACAGTTCCAGAACGACGCGATGGCGAACAGGGCTACGATAGAGAACCAGGCTGTGAACAAGGTCAGCAAGGTGAACGAACCGAACGGCGAATGACGGAATGATACAAAGCCACCGACCGTAAATATCTCAAAGTGGAAAGTCGGCAATGGCAGGTCAAAGTACAGATTTCGTAAGGTTTTCACCATATTCCATAAAGGAGCTGATAATCCGGAAGCTGTCCGAGGACAGCAGGTTTACGGATCAGATCTACGAGGGGTCGAACATAAACGTCCTCATAGATCTTGTAGCCTACATGTACCAGTGCCTCGTCTACCAGCTGAACAACGCCGCCTCCGAGTCGATGTTCAAGGACACCCAGGTCTACGAGAACATAAACAGGCTCGTCTCGATGATAGGGTACAATCCGAGGGGCATGAACCCGTCCGAGATAAGGCTGTCGTTCAGCAACGAGACCACGGATGCCGTTGGCGACGTCACGACATCCTCGTTCAGGGGGTGCAGGATCAAGCCGTACACGCTGATTCCCACCGGAATGTATGACTCAGACGGAAACGAGATAAACTTCTCGACTGGAAAGAAGGCTCTCACCGTGAATGACGAGCGGGAGTTCGATTTCGTCGCATATAACGGGAAGTGGAAGTTGTATCCGACAGTTTTCACAGCTTCTGGGTACAATTTCGAGACATTTACCCTTAACATAGGTTCCGATTCGGAGAACGGGAAGTTCGTTTCCGACAGTTTCGTCGACGTCTACGTGAAGAAGGTCGGGAAGGACACGCTTGTTCCGTTCACTGCTACACACGACAACCTCTTCAGGAACACGGACATCGAGAACCCGTCCATATACACGGGAAACGACGCCGTATACAACATCAGGCTGAACCAGGATAAGAACTACGAAATCAAGTTCGGAGACGGGACGTGCTGCATGAAGCTTGACGAGGGGGATCTCGTCTACATCTTCTACCTGGAATCAAACGGTTCGGACATCCGGATAGGAATCGACGACCTCCAGAACCTGAAGCTGCGGCATGATGCCAGCATGTTCGGAATAACGGACGAGCTCTACGACTCGATTCCGGGGTTCCCATCCGAAGGGTAGAACGAAGATCTAATATACGACCAGACGAACGGCGCGTCCGTTGGAAGCGTCTCGATTGCAACCCAGCCGAAGGAGGAGGAGACGGTAGAGGAGATACGCGAGAACGCCCCGATATGGTTCAAGACGGGCGGAAGGCTCGTCACGAAGGGAGACTACGAGTACTACCTCAGGAACTCTTCGCACAGGGGGGACATAATCGACGTCAGGTGCATGGGGAACTCCGAGTATCTCGCCACATTCTACAAGTGGCTCTATGACATCGGCAGGCAGAAGCACGGCGACGGAAGGTACTACCTCAACCAAAACATGATGTCACGCTACGGATACAGGATGTCCGACGCCTCGGACTCGAACAACGTCTACCTCTGGGTCAAGACATACGGAGACCTGACGACCACGGACAACTGGCTCGACGAGTTCGACGCACTGAAGACCATTACGGCGGATCCGGTCATCCTTCCTCCGATAACTGTCAACTTTGCGCTGTGTGCTGCTTCCGACGACACCGTTGCGAGGTTCATCGAGCAGGGAATCACCGAAGACGGAACGGATCCCTTCGACAGTTCGTACGTCGAGATAACGATGGACTCGAACGCCCTATTCGTGAATTCACAGATACAGTCCAACGTCAGGAAAATCATCAGGGAGTTCTTCGACGAGGGGAACTTCAAGATAGGTCAGACAGTCGACTACAACGACATGATGGCGAAAATCTACGCAATCAACGGCGTCAGCAGGATTCGCACGGTATACCGCTCGTCCGACGACGAGTATTCCCAGGTCGTTCGCAACGGTCTGTGCTTCGCGACGTGGTCCGGAGGATTCATCGACCTGGGAGACGACATGGAGGTGTCCAACACGTCGAAGAGCCTTGAACCGTTCCAGTTCCCGAACTTCTACGGCGACGTGAACGTGAAGGTCATCAAGAAGTCCATCACCGCGCTGAACCAGGTGCAGTACTGAGGAACGGAAAATGGGAAGCGTCAACTGGGACAGGATCAGGAAGAACTCGAACGACTTCAACTACGTCGACACGCTCGCTTCGTTCGTCGTCAACAGGAACTTCAGGAGCGGATATGACACGCTGAAGTCAGGGAACAGGACGAACGAGACGTACGTGTGGGAGACGCTTTCCGCGATAGGTGACATAGTCGGCGACACGGTCTACCAGAATGTCCTTAACTACATTGACAACGTTTCGAACATAGACACGTGCGGCATCAAGGCTCTGAGGTCGATAGCGAAGACGATTGGAGTAAAGTACGCGATTCTCGACCAGATTCAGACGAGTCCTCAGGAGATAATAGACCTTATTGACATATTCTCCGTCAACAGGAGGTTCTACAGGGACAAGCAGTTCGTTTCATCTGAGACACTTAGCGGAATGAACGACTTCCTTGTCGGCGTTGAGCACCAGGAAATCGAGAGCCAGCTTTCAGGATTCGGAGAGAACGGTCTTTCCACCCCGGACTTCTCATATAAGGTTGACAACGAAAAATACGAGAAATACATACAGGACACATTCTACAGTCTTCTCGACTCGATGACGAAGCTCACGTACGAGCATCCGTACGAGTCGATAAGCGTCATGACCCAGATTTCATCTGATCTCGTATATGAGAATGACTCTGGCATAACGAAGTACGATACATACGACGAGAGGATAAGGCAGCTCAAGCTGAAGCATGGGATAACGGGATTTTCGCACCAGAAGATAGCTGACGACATCGACAATGGCGACGACTCTCTCGACAACTACACGAGCGTCCGCAGGGAAATCCTCGACATAGAGATCGAGAAGAGGAGCTCAGTCTTCAGGGACGAGTACAAGACCCTGAACGCGATTTCAGAGAACAACACGGACGTCAATAAGTTGCAGACGAGGTACTCGTACTACCGCGAGCAGAAAGTCAAGGAGTACTTCAGCTTCATATAGTCCGAGTACGCATCGTTCGCAGACAGGCAGTCAGGTCTCCTGAACGACGTCAGTGTTTACGACGTCGACAGGAACTACATTGAGATAAGCTCCCATGCGGTCGAGCTCCTGACACAAGACGGTGTATACCACGACGAGTATGTGGTACAGACGGCGAAAATTCTGAAGGACATCTGCATAACCGTTTCCGAGATACGCGAACGCCTGAAGACCGAGGCGCAGAGATACCACATGCGCGGAACGTTCACGTTGCTCTCGTACATCATAAACGAATATCTCGTGAAGAACGTCGCGGTAAGGTATCCGGAGCTTTCAGCGCTACAGGACTTCGACTCGGAGAACATCGGGGTTGTGGAGTACGACGACACGACCGAGTACTACAACCTGAAGTCGCAGACCGACTCGCTTGCGTTGAGCGGCGACACGACGAACAAGAGGTTCTGGGAGAATGGCGGCTACGGCTTCCAGAGTGACACGGGCTTCGCGTTCTCCAGGGACGCGATAGAGAAGTATTACCTCGACACACTGAACATGGGCGACGGGAAGACGAATCTCGATGACTTCCTCTCCGTCGTCTACGATCTCGGCGCAAGCGTCCAGTTCACATCGAAGGTTACGGGAGAGCCGCAGATTCTCAGCACGGACAACGCGGAGACGAACGCTCACAACGAGCAGATGTACCTCAAGTTCAACGGTCAGGACGTCGGATACCAGCCGTACATGAACTACAAGAACGTTGCACATCCGTCGTATCAGGTTCATCCGTACCTCAGGAGGTTCGTCGAGAGCTCAAACCTTGCGTACCCAATCGCGAATGCATTCTACAACGACGCGAACGAGAACCTCGAGTACGACATCGCGCACGGTCTCGTCGACAGGCACATCGGTCCCAACGGTAACAGCATAGACGTTTGGCTTCACAACGTCAGGGATTACAGCGGGTGGATGTCGAGGTACGAGAAGAGTTCGCACGTCCTTCCGACGGACACCGGAAAGACAAGCGAGTGCATCGACTACGACGGAATGTTCTATCCTCCAGCCGTGGACGACTTCACGAATGACAAGAAGAACTTCATTGCAGATGTCAGGAGTCGTGGCAGGGCGGGATTCGGCTACTTCACGAGGTATTACTCGCACCTTTCGCTGACGGACGAGGAGCTTGACCGCATAGCGAACCAGCTCGACCATTACGGTGCAAGGATAATACAGATTACCTCGGAACGAGATGACGACGCGAAGGTTTTCGACATCTTCAAGTACTGCCTTGACGCATACGGAAACAGCGTGATGATTATCAAGGAGGTCTCGCAGGACGCGACATATTCGCAGAGGCTTTAGACTCCGGGCGAACTGTGGATCAGGATAGCGCACACCCCGTTTGCGTTCCCAGCCTATTCGGGAGCATATCCACAGATAAACATCGAGAACGACAACGACACTAACGGGAAGATAAGCTAGCTTCTCGGAAACTACTTTCTCGGAAACTACAACAACCCGAACAACGACAGGCTGACGCGTTTTTACGACTTCGAGTTTGACATGACTCGCCGTACCGCCGTCGCGAGCGTCCAGGATGACATTCTGGACGAAAACGGGAACGCGGTCCGTTCTGGCTATGGCGATTCCGTGACCCTCGTCCTCGTTTCTGGACAGTATTTCGACTACAGCCCTTCGGAAATGCGCAGGAAGTACTCGTTCGGCGTCGACAAGGACTCTAACACGACGAGGATAAGTGTCGGAAAAGGATACGGACTTGCCGGATACTTCTGCGACGGGCAGACGCTCGGAGTCGTCGCGACAAGGGCAAACGACGGAAACCTCCACATTCAGACCTGCACGTACCGCCGTGGGACAACGCCAGTCACGATTCCAACGTACGTCTTCACGCACAGCGAAATTGGACGCAAAATCTCGGAAGGGACGGATTTCAGGGTCTCGTACAGGAACGGGCATTTCACGATTGCGTTCCTTACGGATCCTGACATGGAGGACCTCGGACAAATAAGGAATTTCATCGGAAAAAACTCAGGCGACTCGCTTGCAGAGGGAAAGACAGGATTCTACGAAAGTTCCGAAGATGCTGAGGATGCGAAGACTTCGATAGACTACCTACAGAAGCACATCACGGTAATCCAGTTCGACGTGCTCGGCTATGACATCGTGAGGCGCACGGTGGACATCAGGCATCACAACTTAAACGGAGACATGTCCTTCATACCGCTATACTTCGGAGAGGACGGAAGGGTGAAGACCCATCTCGTCAACGAGTACAGGGAACAGGACTTCATGTCGTTCGAGCTTCTCGGATACGACAATAAAGACCTGAAGGAGCTCTTCTCCGAGAAGCAGAAGAACCTCAGGGACTACATTCAGGGTGAGATGGAGTACCTCACGGACATCGCGACAGAGGAGCTCATCCAGCAGGGGTCATTCCGCGTCTACGAGGACTACACGGAGAACGGCACGAAAGCCGCGAAGATCGTTTCAAGCCCATCATTCGGTATCTCGAAGAAGCAGGGAGGCGCAAAGCCGTACTACGAGTGGAAAATCGGCATTTCAGAGCTGAAGTAGGACATTCTCGGCGGCTACCAGTGCGTCCTACTCAACAGCCAGACGGGAAACAGGAACCCGATATTCAACGGTAAGCTTTCGAACTTGAAGGAGACGCTCTGGTATAATACGGAACCGACGGAGTTCGATCTCGACTACTACGAGAACAGGGCTTACGGCGGGCAGATTATCCAGGTTGGCGGAATACAGAACTGCTTCACTGACGAAAAGCGTGACTATAACGACGAGTCAAACCACATATTCAACATATCCTCCGTCGACTGCAACGTCGATCTCACCGGGAAGACTCTTACGTTCAGGTTCTATATAGATACGGGAGATCACGTCCCGGAGGAACTTCGCGGAAATACAATAATCAAGGAGGGGCAGCTCAAGCTCTACCTGTTCCATGCAGGGCTTCTCGACAATTTCGAGCAGTACCACTTCCTCGACCTCTTCAGGAACTGCAAGGGTTCCGAAAGGATTACCGAGGGTGACGCGGAGCTCGGGAGATATCCGTTCTCCGACTACGATGACCTCGCGGATATACCGATCCTGAGCGGTCAGGTGTACGACATGGTGTCACAGGACTCCGACAACTACACGAAGTTCGACGGTCTGAGCGTACTCACTGACAAGTTCAAGCAGAAGGTGCTTGCGTTCAAGGCGGACGAGGACTTCCCATCAAGAGAATACGATTTTCCGTTTGAGTACTATGAAATCGGACCAACGGACAAGGACACCTCCCTCAGCCAGAAACTGAACATACAGTACTCCTCGTCCGGCGTGTTCAGCGTGTCGAACACCTACATCGTCCAGGTTACTTCACCGGAGATGGCGAACACCCTAACGAAGGTAAGGATTCCTCTCGACATCGCCCTCGACCAGGAGACACGTGTCTACGAGGACTACCTGAGCAGCCTGTATACAATCGAGGAGGAAGACAGGGAGTTTGCGCAGTACATGAAGTTCTCCGACACGTCCACCGCGTATTCTGACGCGATGAGCTCGGACGACGGAACGGGAATAGAGATTTCGAGCCTATATGGAAGCACGTTCTCTGAGATGCAGGATGAACTGAGTGCAAAGTACGGTCTCTTCGGGGAAATCACAGAAGGAAACGACATAACAGTCGGCGTCGGATATGCCGAATACGTGCTCTCGGTCGACCAGCTTGACGAGTTCTTCAACGTGTTCGTCTCGTATGACGCGGACAACACGCTGTACTTCAACTGCAACAACCTCTTCAACACACCGTATGTCTTCAGACAGAAGTCGACAGGAAGCACGTGTGCGATGTACATCGAGTCTTCCTACCTGAAGGTCGAGGTTGGGCAGATGGGAAAGCTTGACGTGATCTTGCAGTTCCGCGTCCTCAACCACAATAGGCAGCTCATTGGGCAGAGGACCGCCGTGTTTGCGTCTTACGAGATCACGAACGTCTCTGACGACAAGCCGAAGTTCGTTCTCAGGAAGACGCTTGAGGGTCCTGGAAGGCTCGACTACATTGACTTCAGCGGAAGCGGAATACGTTCGCACGTAATCGCCGAGAGTCAGGATCTCAGCGTAGAGAACGCGCTGGACGCGACGTTCCACACGTCGAGGGACATCGAGTTCAACGTCCACATCGAGAACATCTGTGGAGCTGAGACACAGCACTTCAACGCATACTTCATGTACGACTACATGGACGGTCTCATTGAGCCGTCCTACGGAAGCGACGGAAAACCGAAGACAGTCGGTTGTGAGATAACGAACAGCGGAGACGGTTATGTCGAGTTCAGGTCACTGGACAACTCTGGAGACGTCTACATCACGTTCGTCATACATCCAGGATTGCAGGTCGATTCGTCGTCCGAACGTAAGCAGGTATATGTCGATCTTGTCAAGGGACAGACGATAGACGAGTTCGGGAACGAGATAGAGACCGTTCTCCATCCAGGGAAGATTGAGTTTACGTTCGTCGGAAACCGCGCGATGATCGGCTACCTCATAACGGAGACGGACATTGACAGCAGGGATGGTGTTCCCGGCAAGTCAGTCTCGAGGGCGAACGTCTCCGACGAGCTCAAGAGGAGGAACATCACGATTCCGTTCGAGGTTCCGGAAATCGACTACTGCATCCTTACGGAGGACTCTGACAAGGAGGAGAACGTCGCGAATGGGACGAGATTCACATATCTGACGTCTGAGAACAACGACGAGTTCACGGCAATAGGAATCGAGAGTGGTTCGAGAATCGGGGCACTAACGGTAACGGCGGCTCCGAAGGTGAAGAAGGTCTCGACAAGGAAAAAGACTACTAAAAAGAGTGGAAAGACACGGAAAAGGAAGGTGAACTGAAATGGCAACAGGACAGACTGTATCGTCAATGACGGAAATCCAGCAGCCGGGGGACCTGTCCCTTGAGGATTTTCTCTATCTGGTGAAGAAAAATAGCAACGGGACGTACAGCGGAACCAAGGTCTCGCTGAAGGTTGTCCTCGAGTTCCTGAAGATCGGGCTTGATGGATATTTCCAGAAAGCCACCTGAAAAACGGCTTCATCCCGAACGCAATTTGGTCAAATCCACGTAAATAATGTGGATGGCGCGTATCGGTATAGAGTAGTTGAATTACGTCGTTTCAGGTAAAACCCAGTCGCTAGTAAACGTAGACATCTCCAGGAACGGGCAGCTTGAACCGAACGTGACGTTTGTCGTCGGAACGGACAGCGACGGACGGTTCGACCACCACAACAAGTTCGCATACGAGACTCTTTCCGGCGGGGAGGTGATTTATCCCCTGTTCGACATCAGGGATGTTGCTCTCAAGAGCAGGATTTACAAGAGCGAAATCAGCGGAGAACGTGGAAAATCCGACAATTTCATCGACATTTACGCTCCGCAGATGAAGGAAAGCCCGCTCGGGTTCTGTCAGAACGGCGACTATGCCTATGGTCTTGGGAGCTCGGACACCGAGCAGCCGAACATAAGGCGCACGAACCTCGAGGAGCGCAGAAACGAGCTCTTCTCAAATGATGAAGTCAAGGACTACTCCTACAGGGAGATGATTGATAGCGGAAAGGGTATCGGGACGTATCTCTACAGGACGCTTGCTGACCTTTCGGCAGAAGAGGGGGTTCCGCTTTCCTCATATGAGCAGTATCTTCGTCTTCACCCTGACATTTCGGCGGATCTTGCACAGGATCTTCTCGTTCCTGCACGTAACGCGGAGGGGATATCCTACAACTGCATGTATGAGGTTCCGCTGAAGTCCGACACATACAACGACTACGACTCCGGAGACATACAGGGTGACGTGTTCCTCGGGAAGAACGCATACACGGCGACATACTCGATTGACATTGATGACAGGATGGCGTTCTCAGGATGCCGAGAATACTGTGGAATCGGTCAATGCGGAGGCTTGACGTTCCTCAAGTACTATGACAATATGAGGTACGTTCCGGGACTCTCGACAGACGGAAATCCTGTCGACGTGCACATGACGGCCGACAGGCGGAAGAGGAACTACCAGAAGGTTGAGATCATACAGTCGATAAACAGGTTCAACACGCAGAACGTCCACAGGTCGAACTTCTACTCCGTAAGGATAAGCCAGACCGGAATAGACTCGACGAAGTTCGCCGAGGGCGACATGTACAGCGAGAAGAACGTGAAGATGCGCGAGATGCTGAAGCAGGACATCAAGAACAAGATCCGCGAACTTGCTGACAGCATATGCCCGGTGAATACGCACCTGTTCGACGTGGAGGTGAACTGAGATGGGAGTCCCTTTTCCGGTAGTTTCTGACGTCACGATACAGTCCTCGCAGAAGAAGAACGAGCAGGTTCTAAACGAGATCTTCACGAGGCTCCTCAGGAACGACCTCTACATAGGCGGGGACGTCGGGCTTGCGCCGACCACATGGGAATGCCGCTGGTACAACGACCAGACGATAAAGGGCTATTCAAGGGGTGACGCATGCTGGCTGAACACGGAGAACGAGCAGTCGTTCATAACGGCAAATGCTGACACGATCTACAACTACGGCTCGAACAATCCGTACATCAGGAACATCATAAAGCCGCTCTCTGAGGACGCCTCGCAGATTTCACTTTACAGGAACATCCTGAGTGGATACTACTCTGAGGAGATGGCGCATCCGCTTTCATCCCTGTTCTATCTTGGCGACCAGACGAAGCCGACACAGATCAGGGTCTCGAGGATTGACGACAACAAGCATCCCGTCACGGACGACATGTACTGGAAGAGTGTCTTCGCGAGGATGGACGAGGTTTCCGATGTCGTTGACGCGCAGCTCTGCTCGACGATGGACAGGCTTCTCGACTCGCACCTCAGCGCATACCACATGAACCTGTCTTCAGTTCCGACGGATGACAGGCTGAAGAAGAATTTTGAGAATGTCACGTTGCAGAAGTACGGGAGCTATGAGCAGGATTATTCGATTTCAGGGTATGACTGCATGATTTCGACGGACATAACCTACCCGACGCTCGACTTCGACACCGTTGCGCTTCCGGAGCTGAATGGAATGAGGATTGCGAAGGTCAGGTCGAGGAAGTGGAATTCGGGACTTGTCGAGAACGAGGGGACAGTAGCTGTCGGAACAGACGGAATAGCCGTCGTGTCATTTCCGTCTGACTACAGGTATCTCAACGCGGACTACACGATTTGCGTATCCCCGTTCGGGTTCGAGCTTTCCGTCGACAGGCACTACAAGACGACAAGGATAAAGGAGACGGATCCTGACACGGGTCTCTCGACGATAGTTGTCACGACAACAAGCGACGTAAGCTCGTTTGAGATAATAGACATCTCAGACGGTCCGTACCCGGAGACGATACTGTCATCCGAGATGAACTACGTCACATACGGTCTCATCAACGTCAGGACGGGCGGCTTCTCGATTTCGGTTGACGTGAACTCGCGTAAGATACCGGAGTATTTCTCATTCTCGACGAGGGGGTTTGTAAGGCAGTGAGCAAGGCTATCATAGAGAACGTGCACGGAAACGACGTCACCGGAAACGAGCCGATGACGAGGGCTTCGTTCAATCGGAACTTCAGACGTCTCCTCGAGAACGACCTTGCCATCGATAAGCACCAGCAGGACTTCTCGAATGTCGCGAGAATACGTGCCTTTGTTGAGGGACAGTCGTATTCCAAAAACGAGACGGTGTGGTTCAGGGAGTACAACGACACGACTGGAGACATCGACCTCTACATCCTGAAGTCCCTTTCCGACGGAAACACGGCAACCCCGAAGCGCGAGCTGATGGTCGACGGGACCGAGTCGTTCGCTGGTTCTGGGTGGAGCGACCAGTGCAAGTTCAGCTCGCTCTACAACACGTATCTCGGAAGGTACGTCGAGGAGAGGCTTTCGCACGACATAACGTACGGGCACGACCAGTCTGACGAATATCACCACTTCGGGACGCTTTCTTCCGTGCAGGAATACGAGACGAAGGTGATGAAGTCGGATCTCATGAACAGGAACCCAGACAGGACGCGAATCATATTCCCGTACGAGACGGTAAACCTGAAGCCTGACAACGTGATAGTCGGCGGATTCTACAGGAAATGGGACAACGGGCTTCTCGAGTACGACATCAGGTACAGGGTGGGATATGTCGACTCCGAGACGATTGAGGCGAACGCGCTGTCGATAGAGAACTCGTACGGCGTTGACATTCCGCTTTCATCCGACGAGTACCAGGAGAACAGGAAGTATTTCATGGAGGACTCCGACTACGAGATATTCCAGCAGGATGTAGGCTAGGATTTCGTCGCGAACGGCGTCCAGTACAGGAACGTCGGAAAGCAGGAGAACGCATATGCGGGAAAAATCACGTTCCCGGTTCCGTTCAGGGACGTCTCGTACATGGTTTTCACTGACAAGCCCGAGCAGTCGGTAAATGACATGGTGTATGTGAACAAGATGAAGGGGTCGATAACCGCGCTGTACATAAAGCCGGAATTCCAGGAGCGTGACGTGAAGAAAATTGCAATCGACCCGAATCTCGTCTTCAGGTGTCAGATTGTCGGAAGGTGTGACCAGAGATGAATAACTTAAAGGTAAAGAACGTAAGGTTAGGAATCGAGAGGAAGACAACCCTTCCGAACAGGGACGGCTCAGGCATAGCGTTGAAGTCGAACCAGATAATCTACACCTCGGTAAACAACGCCTTCCAGAAGATGACGGACAACGACCTCTTCAACGAGAGGCTTACCGTCGTGCAGAGCGGATATGCGGATGGTCCTGACCTTTCCGGAAGCGACGAGAACCTTGACCTCAGGGAGAACGGCTACAAGGTCTGGGGAGGTCTTGGCTCAGAGCAGCTTTCGATATTGCAGAAGTACGATATACCACTGTCGGATCCATCAACGCTTTCGTCATCCGAGGGGATTCAGGATCTCCAGGTGTACTTCGTCTTCCAGTACAAGTCGAGGTACATAGCCGGGACGAGCGACGGTCTGTATGCGTCAGGGCAGAACTTTGACCTGAAGAGGTTTGACAGGACTGATGGAAACGGAAACCAGATTTTCAGCAGCCTTCCGGGAAGGAACGTCTTCTGCCATTACGCCAACGGAAACTACGGCAACAGGATCGAGGACGACAGCTGGCTGAACAGGTACGAGTACTATGTCGGGACGAGCGACGGTCTGTACGGGCTTGAAGAGACCGGAGGATACCAGAACTGGACGAAGATTGTCGATGGAGTGCAGGTAACACACATCTACGTAATCAGAAACGAGATGTTCCTCCTGAACAACAGGGGGGAAAACACAGGACTTTCATCGTTTGATGGTGAAATCCTTGTGCGCGAGAACGACGTTGTTTCGGCAAGCGACATCATGCAGCTCAGTTCACAGCCGGATGAGAACCAGATTGTCGTCGGAGGATACGATGCGATACAGCAGTCCTATGGGGAATACAATCCGGTAAACCAGGCTGTAGTCGCGGACTTCACAAACATCGGAGTCACGGTAAATGATGTGACTGAATTCAACGGCGTTCTGTTCATCGGCACAAGCGGAGGTCTCTACGAGCAGAACGCATCCGGTGGAGTTCCAAGCGTCGTTTCAGGCTCAAGTGGAATCAACGTCAGGAAAGTCACGACATTCGGTGACATGACGGTAATTGACGATGCTGATCTGTAGGATGGAGAGTTCCTCCCCGTGCTGTGTGGAACCGACGGTGGCTTGTATGTCAGGAACAGGAGCGGCTCTACCTTCGATAAGGTCAGCAGTGGAATCTCCGCACTGGATTCTGGGAAAATAGTCGACATAGCGAAGCGGGGGGAGTTCCTTTTCGCGGCCGTTGACGGAAACAACGCCTATTACGCATATTACAACAACCTCGGGAAATGGTATCAGCTCGAAGGAGGCTCAAAACCGACCTGCTTTGACAGGGAGCAGGATTTTGACACTGACTATTCCCATGAAATACATGTCGGAAGGAACGGAGGCGTTGACCGTTACCTGATAGGCTCAGCGATGATGCTGATCCCGAACGACTCGACCGTCGACTCAAGGCTGAACGGAAGCACACTCCTCATGAGGAAGCTGGACGCCGGAGTCACTCTTGTCTCGTTCGAGGGAAACCCGATTCTATATGCCGTAAACAGAGACAGCCTCGTGCAGATGTGCCAGTTCCCGATTGACATCACGCGGATAAACGACGTCACGACGCTGACGACGAACTCCACCAATGCAACTGGAGACGAGACTGCGGTGACGTTGACGTATGCGGCGACGGACAAGGGTGTCGCGACGATTGAGAGCGGCGAAGCCCAGTTCATTTCCGATGTCGGAGGATGCAGCAGGATAGTGAAGTTCAAAAATCTTGCCTATGCGTACGGCGGAAAGACTGTCTATCTGATAGCCGGAAAGCAGGTTATGTCCTCATACTCGTTCGAGAGCGACATTACCTCCACATATGCTACCGCAAATCAGATTTTCGTAATTTCCGGTGGAGTCCTGTTCTCCGTTGGCGACGTACAGGACTATCAGGTTGTCGCAGATCCAACTTTCGACGCGCTACGTGGCGCAGGTTTTGGGAATGTGTCTCAAATCCACGACTTCGGCTCTATTGTGGGATGCATAAGGAACGCCACAGGAAGCGGAAACTGGACCGCAATCGACCCAACGACGGGAACGGTCCTCAAGACGTTCGGTGGTCTTGAATCGAGGAGTCTAAAGTGCGCATGTACGTCTTTCGTCGGAGAGATTCAGCAGAACTACATAGGAACCGACAGCGGATACTACGAGATTGACGAGACGCTTGAGCACATCGACGGACCATATCTTGACGGAAGTGGGGTGAACGACATTGAGGACCTTTCGACGACACATGGAAACGTCAAGCTGATAGGCGCATCCGACGGTCTCTACATTGACATTCCCGAGCTGATGTTCGAGAATTCTTTCAACAATGACAACGATGCCACCGTCGGAGCCAACGGATTGTTCGCGTCAACGTATCCAACAGACGCATCGTGTGACAGCAACTTCATGATGATCTACATGAAGAATGGAAAGTATGGTGTCGTCACTGGAATAAACGACAATCCTGACGCAGAGGACAGGTACACAGTCACGGCACAGGACATGGGAGACATACAGGCTTCAGAGACGATAAACCGCGTCGTCCGCACTGGAGCGAGAAGTGCGCTTGTCCTCACAAGCCGTGGAATGAGGACGACTTCGGATCTTGTCAACTACCCGTGGTGGCAGACGAGCGAGAACAACCTCAAGGAGACCATCGACATAGCGATAAACGACCTAAAGAACCTCGACACGCTCACGGGTTCGTATGTCATCAGGAAGTCTGGCACTGTATACAGCCTCAACAGGATAAACTACCAGACGAGCGAGACTCTCATACTCTCCAGTGGGACAAGGCTCGGAAGGGTCGGAACCATCGGAGGAAGGCTTCTCGCCCTGTCCGGTGACGCCATCGTCGCATACGATGGACTTCCCACGACACATCCGGAATTTTCGGAGTTCTCGTATTTCGCAGACGGTCTTGAAAACGGAGTCAACGACTTCACCATCGACGGAAACTTCGTCTATGCGGCAACCGACTCAGGCATCAAAAAGTATTCTGCATCTGGAATCGCGCAGGACACGTGGATGGGGGATTTCTCCGTAAAGGAGATATTCACGGAGGGTGGCTTGTTCTTCAAGGCTGAGAAAACCGGAACATATGGCGTGTATGAAGTCAGCGGAACGGATGTCGAAGCCGTCTACGAGGATTCCGACAGGTCAAGATACGACAGGACGAACGGTGTTGTCGTCGCGCAGTCTCAGACGAAACTCGACAACGGAAACACCGACACCGTGGTCAATCTTGTGTTTGATTCAACTGGAATTGACGAAAGACCACTGAGGGCTCCTTTCGTACTGTTCTCGGGAAAGCCGAAAAAGGACACTTTCATCGGAACGAAGAACGTCACGTCAATCGCCGTGACTGACTCTGCGGCATACTGCGTCGCAAACGGGACAATCTACACAAGTCCAAACACGTCAGACTTCACCGGAACGCACACGTGGAGGAACATCATCCCGTCCGGAATCGGGAACGTGGTCAGGATTTTCGCGAACGATGCGACACTCGTGGCGTTCACCGACACCTCCTACGTGAACATAAACATAGAGAACGGCTACAGCATAGTCTCGACGCGTTCCATAAACGGTCTTCCAACAAGCGGAAAGATCAGCACGGTTTCCATAAACGGCGAAAACGAGGTCTTCGTTCCGACGGCAAGCGGAGTCTACCAGATGAACCCGTCGTCACACATAGACATAATTCACTCCGGAATCGTCAACGACTGCCATGACATAGCGGCTGTTGGCTCGTATGTCGTCGTGCTGAACTACTCCAGCGGGAAGAACTGCATCACGCAGCTCGTCGAGGGAGAGGACGGAAATCCATATTCGGTCTCAACGGTCAATTGGTACGAGTGCGATAGCCAGATATCTACCAGACTGACGAGGATGACGACATGGGGTTCTGGTATGTTCATTGATGATGGCACGAACTGCATCTATGCGGAGTACGTCTCGAAGCCAAGGGATGACTCGGACGGAATCCTGTCGTTCACGCTTGCAACGTCATCTCCACTGACGATAAAGCGCACAATTGGCGGCAGCGAAGTCCTCTTTGTCGCTTCGGACAGGACGTACAAGGCTCAGGACGCGAGCATCCCGAAGTACACGAGTACATATCTGTCGGGGAAGGACGTGATCGGTATCGAGCACTACATGGATGATGGTGGAAACGACTCGATTCTTGCACTTATTTCCGACGGAATCGTCAGGATTTCTGACGGAAGCATATTCTACGGCGGAAACTTCAGCATATTCAGGAGCACATATCTTGTCTCTTCAGAAACGAACGTCGGAATGCAGACCCTACAGGCGGTCGGGGAGGACGAAAGCATATTCAATAGCCAGGAGACGGGTGTGTGGGTTGCGTTCAGGATTGGAAACGAGCTAATCGACGGAGAAATCAGAGACATCATCCAGTACGACAACGAGTCCGTTGTGTACATCGTCGGGCAGTGTGTCATGAAGAGCGGAGGAATAGGTCGCGTCCGTCACTTCGGTGCATGCATGAACGAGCTGAAGAACCTCAACAACATAGGATCGGAGGCTGACGGAGGATACAGGTTCCTCAAACTCGACGACCAGAATTTCCTGATAGGATACTACGGTGGGTTCAAGTACTTCAAGGACAACGTCATCATACGATCCTACTACAACACGTCCTACGGAACCGCAATCGACAAGCCCGTCACGGCAATTGGAAGCGGCGACAGCACGGGAACCGACGGGAGGTCGTATTACGTCAACCAGGGAACGAAAATCTACGAAACGAACGACCTCATAGGCTTCAATCCCCTGATAGAGACGCTTCCGCAGAATCTTACGGTCAACCAGATCGTAAAGATTGGTGACAGGGATTTCATCATGCCGACGTCGCACGGTCTCTACTACACGAGGGGTATCTACGAGCTTCGCGACGACATCAACACGCAATCGTTCAAGGAGTTCAACGCATGGATCTGGGACTTCTACGACGGCTCGGAGAAGAACCACATTTCCAGTAACCACAGAGAAAGCGACTTCATCCAGAGGATTGCGCAGTATGCCGACACGTCCATGACGAACGTGACGCTTCCGAAGAGATACCAGAACATCCCGCAGTCGATAGAGTTCAACGACGGGTACCAGTACATACGCGGAGGGGTCAGGAACTTCTACACGCAGCTCAAGGCTGCGAAGGAGGTCTACCAGGGGGGCTTCGTCAACAGGATGGAGGACTCCGACATCGGGACGCTCGACATGTTCGCACTCGACTACATCGTCAAGAGGTGGAACAATGGGAAGATGGAGTTCTTCATCCACGTCCCGACGACGATGACGTACTACATGAACCACGTCGCCGGATTCGGGAACTGCCGCTACGAGGACACGACCGTGGCGAGGAAGAACATAGACAACACCGTCACCGACAACAAGCTGAACGAGAAGTACACGCGTCTCAGGATTTACGTCGACCAGAGTCACTTCAACCTGAAGAGCATAACCGCGATACAGATCAACGGGACGTCTCTTCCACTGAAGGTCTACAAGGATGACGAACATCCATGCTCGGGCTTCGACGGTCTCTACCATTCCGTCATACAGCCATCGATGACTATGACGATACCAATCGAGAAGGACGGAAATAACGTCGCGAGGCTCATTGAGGAGAACTCGAACAACATCGTCCTCGAGTTTGCCGTCTACGGAACGGACGAGCAGTCGATACGGTTCATCGCACAGGCTTACCCGACGGCGACGATTCATTTCGTGAACAACCAGAAGCTTGGAGGCGAGATGCCCGATCAGGTGGTGTCGCTCAGGTACGATCTTCCGTTCTTCCAGATTTCGAGGAACATGTTCACGAAGGACGGATACATGTTCAAGGGATGGTCGACGGATCCGGACTCTTCCGAGATAGCGTATCCAGACAGGGGACAGATAACGCCGACCTCGGATGACGATGTCGAGATCACGCTGTATCCCGTGTTTGAGAAGTACAACTGGGACGACTTCACGAGGATAACGTTCGCGAATCCGATTGGGGGCGGAGAGACAGTCGTAATCAACGAAGTTACTCCGCTTAACGACCAGAACACGACGATAATTATGGGAAATGAGGTCTGAGATGGAGAAGAACTACACGGTCACTGACAACCCTGAATACCGGGTTCATGAGGGGAGAAAACTGATTGACCTCAGCGTTTCAGACACTGTTTTATCGACATCCATAAGGGGAATTGCCGGAGGGACGGATGAGATACGGGAAGTTTCGGCTCCCAAAGACCAGTAAATAGGAGAGAAAACATGGCGATAAGGCGAATATCTGAGCTTGACAGGATAACGGCGGACAGTCTCATGGCTGACGCCGAAAAGATGAACCAGTCCCTTCTCGAAATCTCCCGCTTCAGGGGTGAGATTGACGAGGTTCCGTCATACTACGATTCGAACTCGATACGGCTCGACGACCTGTCCGCCATCGTCACGGAACAGGTCAGGAAGGACATACAGAACATCCTCACGGGTGACATCGAGATCGGAGGGGACAAGACGTTTACTGGAGACGTCACGTTCAATACCGGACGTGACGTCACGTTCGGTGCAGACGTCATCATAAACGGAGCCCTCAGTGTTCTCGGAAACTGCGGACCGAACCACAACCTTTCGTATGGGGCTTTCTTCGCCAATGCGATACACGGGACTGCGATGTCAGCGAGGTGGTCGGATCTTGCCGAACTCTATGAGACGGATCGCGAATACGAACCCGGGACAATCGTGATGTTCGGCGGTGATAAGGAGCTTACGGAAGCCATCGGCGTGGCTAATGCGGTCATAACGTCAACTCCAGGATTCGTCCTCGGAACGGAATATGGGGACGGAGGACACTATCAGGGAATAGCCCTTGTCGGGAGAGTTCCTGTGAAGGTGTTTGGTACGGTCAGGAAGTTCGACAGGATATACCTGAGCATCATACCCGGAATCGGATGTACGTCAAATAACGGAAACACTGGAATTGTCGTCGGAATGGCTCTGAAGGACAAGGAATCCAGCGACATCGGGCTTGTCGAGTGCGTCGTGCAATTGAGGATCTGAAAATGAACGTGCAGCTATCTGAACTGAAGAACTTCTCCGACATCGGCGACTCGGATGAGATCCTGATTTCCCACTACGAGGGGAGCAGGAAGGTCTCCTATGCGATGACATTCGGGGATCTCTACAACTACATCAGGAAGAAGCTGATGGAGGACACAAGCTCCATTACGGTACCTGGAAAATGGACGTTTACGCAGGATATAAACGGGACCGCATAGATGGCGAGATGGTCCTGAGACATGAATGAGCCGGTCTTAGAACCGGCTTTTTCTTCCTTAAGAAACCGCTTGACTTTTCGAACAGAAAATGCTAAAATCGATTCATGATTTTGAAAGATAACGTCAATGTCGTAAGCGCAGTACTTCATCTTCGCGAAGCGAGTTCAAACCTAATTGAGATACAGCCAAGGACAAGCAACATCCTTCTTGATCTCTCGAATGAGCTTCTCAAGACGTTCAACATGAACGAAGACGAGGTTTCTGAGATGAAGGACATGGCTGACGAAATCGCGAAGTCAGGAGACTGGAAGTGAAGTTCGACAAAAAACAGTCCATTTCACTTGAAGTGACGGTTACTGACGGATGCAACTGCCACTGCTCATACTGCATGGAGGGTCTTGACAAGATCTGTGCAAAGAACCCAGTCAACGAGGACGAGGAAATCCGCGTGATAAGGAATCTCTGTGAGAACTGGAATCCGGAGAAGCTCCATTCGCTTGAACTTACCTTTTGGGGTGGTGAGCCGTTCCTCAATTTCCAGTTTCTTGACAGGATTCTTCGTGAAACGTGCAAGTACGAGTTCGTGAACTACCACTGCTACACGAACGGAACTCTTGTCGAGAACTTCAGGAAGCTCGTAAACGCAGACTATATCGAGAGTATGAAGGGAGGAAGGCTCCACATCCAGCTTTCGTATGACGGCGAGCCCCATCATTCCATCAAGCGCGGAGACAACAGGAAGCTAATCTTCGAGACTGCGAGGCTTCTTCTCAAGAGCGGAATCGAGATCAACTTCAAGCCTACGCTGACGTACGATATGATTCCGCGTCTTCCCGAAATCTGGGACTCCTACATGGAGTTATATGAGAAATTCGGAGATTTCGTCTACTACGTCCCGACGCTCGACACGACGATGAGCGACGACTCCATGTTCGAGGAGTGGAAGAAGGCTACATTGGAGCTTGCGAAGAAAGAATTTGCTTTCTACAAGGAACACGGAAGGTTCCTGATGGATTGGTTCCAGAGAAACGGTCGTGCAAGGTGCAGGATGGACAACAACCTTCACCTGCACACCGACGGAAAAATCTACTGCTGTCATGGAGGTCCGTACGCCGAGAACAGGGAAAGGTTCGTTCTCGGAACTATAAAGGACGTAGAAGATCTCGTGAAGGTGTACGAGTCGAATCCGCTCGACTCCTCTGGCACAATCGACGGTTGCAGGGGGTGTGGTGCGTCATACTGCGTCACATGCCACGTCAAGTGCCTTGCGAAGGAAGACGGTATAGATAAGTGGAACTCTGCTGTAGGACGTGACGAGTCGAAGTGTAGGTTCATGAAGCACTTTGGAAAGGTCGCGAAGGCGTTGTACTTCGCCCTTTCAAGCCGTAAATATTTCATAGTTTGAAAAGGAGTATCTGAAAATGGGTCGCTGTGGAATGTATTGGTTTTACGCGCCGTGGGGAGTGGTCTATGTGTAATCCACAGAAAGGTGTAACAGAGCACGGTATGCCAAAGAATGGCGTCTGCTCGACTGACAACGGCGGAGTTCCGCAAAAGGGGTCGAGACAGCAGTATGGCTTCTGCATTGGGCACAGGGACAAGAACGTCGACTCATACGTGTTCGACAAGCCCACTTCAGGTGGAGTCATAGTGGTCGATCAGGTCAACACGCTCAAGTCGGCAATCGAGCAGGAGATGGCTCGTAGGAATCTCCACAAGTGGCCGCTTTCCGACAGCTTCAACGGAAACACCGAGAGGGAGGAAAAACTCAGTTCGAGAGGTGACTTGAACCCTACCGCAAAGGGTGATGTCGTTGTCGGAAACCCGGTTGCGAAACTTGAGGAGATTGTCAACGAGATGCACCGCATTGACGATGAAACATCTGATTTCAACAAGGGGAAGAAGACCCTTGCGGAGTCGATTGCGAATATGCAGAACGAGGTTTCTCTCGCGATGAGCGACTGCATATGCTATTCCGACTGTGTAGCATACTACAGGTGCAACTGCTACGGATACTGCAACAACTACTGACTTTTCAAAACGGAGGAATTGAAAATGGATTATGAGACGCTTCTCGTGAGGGACGACGGCGACCACTGGAGAGTCGTCGGAACGTCATATTCGAATGCAATGAACCCGGAACCCGGTTCAAGGGTTCTGAAAGCGAGCCTTCTGACGATAGCTAAGGTCAAGGAGCTACTTGCGAAGGGGGTCGCCGTCGGGATCCCGAAGATGATGCAGTTTCCGGAGGCGCAGCTTTCTGATATAATCGAAATCTCGTCCGACGAACTTACGACGAAGATCAGGATTGCTGTAAACGACATATCCACGGCGATGCAGCAGATGATAATAGGCGTGTCCGTGATTGATGTCATGGAGTACATGAACAACTACGTCAAGCTCCTGAACGCCGGGTACTTCATCACGGATGCTAACCGCGAGGACAAGTACTTCGAGATCATCGAGAAATCTCAGGACAATCCTGAACCAAGCCCGCTTCCCGAGAATCCGACGTTCGACCAGGAGCAGGAGTACACGACGAATATGCGGAACTACATGGAGGCGAAGGAGAACCTCTCGACGCTCGAGAAGTACCTGAACGCATACGACCGCATAGCAAAGGTCAAGTACGTGTACGAGCTGATGGACGGTACGCGGCAGAAGGTCATGATGTCGAAGACTCCGGAGGATGTCGACGCGGCGGTGGGCGAGTACCTCAAGAAGATACAGGACTTCAAGTCGTGACGGGAAAAGTAGACTTCCGTTCCGTGCTGAATTCATCTGGACGGAAGGTTGTCATGCATCAGCCGCATACGGTTGACAATCCGATGGGTCGCCTGAAAAACGGCGACCTTCTCTTCCTTGACGACTGCCTGTATTCTCAGTATGTCTTCATGAAAGGGAATGACACGGAACTTCTGGAGCGTGGAGTCAACGTCGTTCTCGGCTTGTCGTCGTTTATTGTTCGCAATGTGGAAGATGAACCGGAATCGATTTCCATATCGTCTGAACTTCACAACAGATTCCATTCGGGCGACATGAGCGCATTGCATGGATTCATGAGTATTGATGATGTTCGGGAACTCCTCGAAATGCAAAACACATATCTTGCGTTTCACGGGGGAAGACACCTGAATCTCGAATCCGATGCGAGAAACGGAAGAGGAAGAATCGACATTGCAAGGGACTTCGGGTGTGACATTTCAGCCGGAGTCGAACGTCTTCATGAACTCGGATTCGACACTGACATTTTCGTATATCCGTATGCGTATGACTTCTTCATATCGGACAGGATTCTGAAGGAGTTCGGCTTTCGGTACGTCTTTGCCGGACGCAACTCGAAACGCATTGAAATCGAAAGGATACTGCATTGAACATCAACCTTGAGAACATAATTAGGAAAAACCTTCCTCCATACCGGCAGCCCAGGCGTTCGCAGATATACGTCGGATTCCAGTGCCACCAGAAGTGCGGGTTCTGCTACTACATGAACAGGTGTCACGAGAAGATGTTTTCGCTCGACTACATCAGGAAGCAGATTGATTTCTGCCTTGACTACGGAATTCGGGACTTCGAGATAACGGGAGGCGAGCCGTCGGAACATTCTGAACTCCGCAATGTCTGCGAATACATAAAGTCAAGGAACATGTCGTCGAGGATAGCCGTAATAACGAATGGCGGCTTGTGGAAGAGCGACGTGTGGGACATAATCGACGAGGTTCTGATCAGCTACCACATAAGCCACATGGATGGGAACATCGACAGGAAGATGTTCCCTCTCGGCGACACGTTTGACAAGGTGAGCAGGACCGTTGAGAAGGCAAAGGATCATGGAAAGCTGCTGAGGTTCAACACGGTCGTCGCCACTTTCAACATGGACGGTCTTGACCTAATCACCGAGGATTTGGTCGGGTTCAAACCATCCATCATAAACTTCCTCCCAGTCAACACGTTCGAGCAGGCTGGTGAAATGTCAAAGTTCATAGACTATGGAAAGCTTCGACCGATATTGAAGCGAAATGTCGATTTCATATGCGAAAATCTTCCAAAATGTCTCGTTTACGTTAGGTATTTCCCGTTCTGTGGCATGGAAGGGTACGAGAGGCACATCGTCGGACACCTCCAGCACATGTACGACTGGTTCGACTGGAACAGGGAGCTTGACGGAACAACCCTTCTTGATCTTGTTGATTCCGGAGTCAATCCAAGAACGCTTGGCGCATACGGAAGCACATCGCTTGAAAATGTCACGAAGACGAGAAACCAGTTCTACGAGAAGGGTGAGGACTGCTTGAGGTGCCGGTATTATCTCATCTGTGACGGAGTTGAAAAGACAAACGATCATTCCATTCTGAAATATACGGTTCCCGAAAGCGGAACGATAGTCAAGAATCCAATGGAGTTTATCGGAAACGAGACAGAACGGCTGTATTTGAAGACTCATTCAAAAACTGCTTGACTTTTACGCGAAAAAATGCTACAATATGCCACATGAAGGAAAAGAAAAATCGCGTTCTTCTCATTGGCGGTCATGGCTTTCTCGGCTCTGGACTCTGTCGCGCACTTAAGAAACGCAATGTCGCATACAAGGTAGTTGACATTCTTGACTTCGATCTGACGGACAAGAACAATGTCGATGCGCTGTCCACGATGGTTGGACGCTATACGCACGTTGTGCTTCTCGCGGCACGTGTTGGCAGGGATCTCTTCGACACGAAGAATGGAAATTTCATCTCCCCGATTGTACATTCGGAGCAGAATCATGCAATCTCGTTAAACGTCGCACACGCCCTGACGAAAAGCTTTTATGCTGGAAAGAATCCTGTCAACCTCACGTACTATTCGTCGTCCGAGGTGTACGGAAGCGGAGAGGACTGCACCTTTACGGCGTCGATGAACTTCAATGTCAACGTCAGGAATCCACGCTCGCTCTACGCAATCGAGAAGCTTGCCGACGAGACGATGTTCAAGTCGCTCAGGGAACTCGGTGCGATTTCCCACCTCAAGGTTCTCAGACCGTTCAACGTCTCCGGAACCGGGCAGAAGCGCGGAGTCGTGTTCGAGATGTTCAGGGACGCATTCACGAAGAGGTGCATATGGTACTCGAAGGATACCGTCCGTACGCTGACCGACATAGACTACGCGAGCAAGAAGGGTGTCGACGCGATTCTCAGCGCAAGCGACAAGACCATGAACGTCGTGGATCCAAACGGAAACGTGACGATTTGCGATCTTGCCTTCATGATCAAGAGGGCTGTCGAGAAGATTACAGGCGAGAGCGTAAAGGTTGTTGAAAGGGGTCGGGATCCGTCGATTGCAATAAGGTGCATCGACAATCCGGATGACCGCTCCAGAATCCATGTCGATAAGATGGTCCGGAAATGGGTTTCCGAGTTCGAGAAGGAGTTCATCGATGCTTGACAACAACTTCGAGTTCGTCGACGAGTTCGAGAGAAAGCTTGCGGAATACACGCAGTTCCACCATGCTGTGTGCGTAGACTGCTGCACAAACGCAATTCTTCTTTCTCTCGAGGTCAAGAGGCACCTTGGCGAGATAAGCAAGGAAGATGCTCTCGTCATCCCGAAGAACACATATCTCAGCGTTCCAATGACGCTGAAGAACAACGGGTGGAACATCTCATTTGAACCTGTTGAATGGAGCGAATCCTATCAAGTCGGAAAGGGAACTGGCGTATTCGATGCGGCTGTTGGCTTCAACGAGAGTATGATGTTCAATGACTTCAATGGAGAGGATTTCCTCGTCTGCGTTTCGTTTCAGCAGAAGAAGAGGCTCTCCCTCGGTCGGGGTGGAGCGATTCTCTTCAACAGTGGAAGGTATCTTGATCTTCTCAGGAGAATGAGACACGACGGACGGGATTCGAAGATTAATTTCATCACGGAATCAACGATGACGCCGAAGGACATTGTCATGGGCTATCACTGCTACATGGAGCCGGAACGCGCCGCGCTGGGAATATGTAAGCTGAACCAGAGCCATCTTCTTCCGCCATACAGGAAGATCGGCTACGACGAATATCCTGACATCAGCATTCTTCCAGTATGGAACTAAAAACGGAAAATTTCACCCTGATTTCCCCGATAGACGCCAACAAGAACATATCCGTTGGCGGCAAAGTCGTTTCTCGTTTCTTTGAGGATGAAGCCATTCGATGTTTCGGGTCATGGAGGAGGCATGCCGGAATCCTGAAGGACATCGACATCTACTGCGTTCACTTGAACAGGTCTGCGATAAAAGACGAAACGGTTGCGAAGCTGAAGAATCTCGGAGTCAAGTACATAGACGACCCACAGGAATGTGCCGATGACTTCAAGATCGGATTTCTCAACGAACCGCTTTGTGGCTATTATTTCAGCAGATTTCCAGAAACAAGAGACAAGATTTCGATAAAAATAGACCTCGACATGCAGATCTTTAGACCTATCGACATGTCTCTTCTTCCGTTCGGCGACGAGATTGTCATCGGGCAATATGACGAGAGGTCTGCAAAGGGACAGAGGGCTACGATAAACGGGAACCTTCCGTTTGACACGAATTACATCGTATCAAGGCTTGACAACGGTTTCTACGAACGGTACTTTCAGCTATGTACCGACAGTTCGATTCTTGAAAGCGACGGGTGGAAGAAGCTGTACTTGGAGAGCGGATGGTATTCCATCGAGGAATATGTCATTGACATGATGTCCTCGAAAGGCGAATTTCACATACGTCCAGTTCAGAATTACCAGTTCGGCGAGGGGTATCCTTCGGTCGATTCGTATACGGATGAAGAAGTCGAGACGATTTCGTTTCTGCATGAGCACATCTACAGGAACGGCGAGTTTCCGTATGACTATGACCCAATCGCCGAGCGGTTGAGATTTTTCAGGAGAAGCCATTGAACAACATTTATCCGATTGAACAATATGTCAAGCAGGATGTCTCGGTGATAAACGTCCTGCTGTTTGTGGCGGACAGGTGCAACTTCAGCTGTCCCTACTGCTACAATTTCTTTCCGAGGACGAATGGACTTGCGGATCTTGACCTAATGTTCAGGTTCGTCGAGGACATGAAGCGAAAGACAGGACGCAGGCTCAACATTTCTCTTATCGGAGGGGAACCCACGCTTCATCCTGAACTCAGGAAGTTTCTCGAACGACTTGGAACTCCTGAGGACATACAGGTCGAGATAATAACGAACTTCACGTTTGACCTTGACTATGCACTGTGGCTTCTCGAGAGGAACGTCAAGATCGCGGCGTCGTGGCATGGAACAAAAAGCGATCCTGCGAACAGCAAGTACATCTCTAAGATGCTCGCGTTACCGATGAAGTATTTCGAGAGGGATCTCATTGAGGTTCGCATAATGTTCGAGAGGGATAACTGGAACAATTCCGTGAAGGCTTATGAGCTTCTCCTTCCGAGATACAAGAAGTGGATTGAGATAAGCCTCCTGACTGACAAGAGCGGACAGCCGTACCACTACACGCAGGGACAGATAGATCTCTACCACAAGTTCACGAGGGAGCTCAAGTATGTAAGGGATTTCTTCACCCTGAGGTACAGTGATGGGACGGAGAAGCAGGTTTCCTTCAACGACATGTACCTAAACCCGCTTGTCAACTTCCACCTCTGGAAGTGCAATTCCGGTCTTGACTACGTGTATGTCCATGCGGACGGGAAGGTGTATAACTGTCAAAGTTATTACGAGCACGGAAGGAATCCTATTTGCAGCCTGAAGGAGACGAACGGTGAGTATGTGAAGGAATTGTTCAAGCCGTGCATATGTTCCGTCGACTACTGCTCCTGCGACTTCGACGTCCGCAAGGAGAAGATACTGAAGGGAGTGAAGAAGTGATTCACTGCAACACGACTTTTGGAAAGCTCAAAGAGGTTGTCGTCGGACGCGAGCTCGAGATAAACAAGCGCCTTATTGATTTCACGTTTCGCAATTTCTTCAAGGAGAACCTTCTTCCCGAGGGACTCTACAACAGCCGACATGAGCTGTATTCAATAACAGAGGACATATTACAGAGAAGGGTGGAACAGCTTGACGCGCTTGCAGATGTCCTCGAAGATCTTGGTGTAATCGTTTTTAGACCGGACAGGGTAATTGGGGTTCACAAGATAAAGACACCGACATACGACACCGAGATGAGTTCGGCAAACAATGTCAGGGATCTCACACTCGTCTACAACGACACGATAGTTGAGACGCCGATATGCCTGAGGAACAGGGTTTTCGAAAACCTCCAGATGCACAGGATATTCCAGAGGGCGTTCGACAACGGGAACGGTGGAAAGTGGATAAAAGCTCCAAACACCCATTTGATTGAGGAGACGTATGACTTGGCCGACTGGAAGGAAGACAGGGACTTCACGAACGTCAATCCGAAGTACGAGATGTCAATTGACGCACCGAATTTCCTTACAATAGGAAAGGACGTAATAGTCAACGTTGCGACATACAACCAGTATCTCGGATACAGGTGGGTGAAGTCGCTGTTTCCGGAATCGACGTTTCACGTTGTGAAGTGCGCGGATTCCCACATCGACGGAGAACTCGTCTGTCTCAGACCCGGAACATTTCTGCTCAATCCGAAGTTCGCATGCGTAATGGACATGCTTCCGGAGAAGTTCAGGAAATGGAACTTCATAATTCCCGAGGATTTGACTGAACAATTTGATGTGTCCGGAATGACCGATATCGACATTCAGCTTGCATCCAGCCGTGGAATGGACATAAATGTCCTAAGCATTGACGAGAGCACTGTGCTTGTCAACAAGCGAGCACATGGTGTCAGGAAGGCTCTTGAAACCAACGGTTTCAATGCAATTCCCGTGGAACTTGACAACGGTGAGATTTTTGCCGGAGGCATACACTGCTCGACGCTGGATCTCGTTCGTGAGGATGAATACGTGGACTACACCTGAATGCCCGTTCTCAACATCAGAAATGACTATTCGGTGATTGTCACGACGAGGTGCAACTGGAATTGCCCGTACTGTGCCGTCAGGAACAGCGTCGATGCCAAAGCGGACTGCCGCCCCGAGAGCATAGTGGCAAGGCTGAATGGTATTCCTGACGGATCGAACGTGACGATATTCGGAGGTGAACCGGGTCTCCTTGGGGCGAACGTACTCGACGGATACTTCTCGATTCTCGAGCGGAAAGGATGCAGGATATACGTCGAGACAAATGGTACGTTCTTCAGGTATCCAGAACTCTGCACGAGAGCATATCAGATCCTGTTCCACTGTTCTGAAGATTTGTTTGACAAAAAACCTGTCGAGAGACATGACGAGTATGACGTCAGGTATCTTGTTGTAGTGACTGATGACAACCTGTCCAGGCTTGATGGGTTTCTCAAAAGGAATCCCAACTTGAAATTCGACTTGATACCGTCGTCGTTCTTCCATGATAGGACTGGACCGATTCTGTCCGAGAGGGGAAAGTACGAGGTAATTTCGAGGTATGCGTCGAGGATGACGAATGATTCCATAAGGCGCATGCTTCATGACAAGGACTTTGAAAAGGTAATATGCGTCTGAACAAAGACAATATTGTCACGGTGGAACTCGACTTGACGACGGTGTGTAATGCGAAGTGTCCGCTCTGCTACAGGAACAGCATTAAGTTCAATCCGAAGTATATGAAGCCGTTCCACAGGAGCGGAAAGGAGATACTTGACCAGCTCTCGACATTTCCGAACCTGAAGACCGTCTATCTCATCGGACAGCTTTCAGAGCCGACGACCCATCCCGAGCTTCTTGACATAATTGAAGCCATAAAACAGCGAGGTCTGAAGATAAAGATGTGCACAAATGGGGATCTACACAATGACGGTTACTGGGACAGGATGTCTGTGATGATGGATGACGGAGACGAAATCTGGTTCACGTTCTGCGGAAGCGACCAGAAAACACATGCCCACTACCGCGTAAACACAAGTCTTGAGAGAATACTCCGTCATGCCGAGGTCGTCAGGAAACATCATCACATCGACTGCGCCAAGTGCATACGGTTCGTCTACAACAGCCGAGACATAGATTCCGACAGGTTCGCAGAGATGGTGAAGGACTTCTCGCAGGTCGAGTACACGAACACGAATTATCCGTCGCCCAGGTCTGAGTTCAGGGAGGATTTCGAGTACCTTGACTTCCTTCCGACGAAGGAGGTGTACGACGACTATAGGAAGATAGACTCCCTTGTCGACCTCTATTCAAATACCGGAAGGACTGAAATCTACTGCCAGAGCGTGAAGGACGGGTCGCTACAGATTGACGCCTTTGGGGATGTCTATCCATGCTACGTCTACATGGAGGCGCACAACAGGGACGGCTGGAACGGGGAGTACGGCGACATACTCTCAGGAAAGTGCGACTGCTGCCGATACTGCAACAGGAAGGTGGTAGAATACTGTAACAGGAACAACAGGAACTCGATTATCTGAAAATGCGGAAGTTCGATCAATCATACGACATAATCCTGACGTACTCTCCAATAGACGAGATAACGGGACACCTATTCGAGTGCTTCGACTACTACCTTTTCCTGCGGAAGCACATGAAGGTTGGGATAGTCTTCTTCGGAGGCATGAGCCTGGAGAAGATCAGGACCGCGTTCACGTCGAAGTACACTGTTCCCTTCGGTGAAATAGAGGACGACATAACCTACATAACGCAGGACGAGTTCATGCACGAGAAGGTCTACGTGTTCGGAAAGGACACCGTTGTCCTTCTCTGCGACGGGAACATCCATCAGCTCGAGCTGTACGGGATACTTCTCATGGCAAGGCATCTCCTTGGCTTCATGTGCGGAGAGAAGGACGAGGCAATCAACACGTCGTTCCCGATTTACCGGAACATGGTCTATCTCAAGGACTACCGCATTTACAAGCCGAACAGGTACTACAGGACTTTCGACTACGTGAAGAAGCTTCCGTTCGAGTACTACAGGAAACCCAAGAGGAAGTACGACAACACGGGCATGTTCTATGTGACCTTCGCATGCAGGAAGGTGACTCCCGATGTAATCCAGGAATACCACTACAACTCTGGGTGCGCAAAGAGCATTCTCATCGTCCCGAAGCTTCTTCCCGAGTACGACGACCTTGACGACATAGAGCAGTTCGAGGCTCCGGTCGAGAATCTGTTCGACAGGTTCGACAAGTACATCTACACCCCGGTCAAGAGGCAGTTCGATTGCAGTCCTAGGCTTGTCACGGAGTGCTTTCTTCACGGAAAGGAGGTCATGATTGACCTCAACTACGTCGACATCGGTCTCCAGACGCGATACAGCGACTGCAAAAGGGACATCGAAACACTGAACTTGACTGAAAATGACAGAATTCTGGAGATTATTCATGAAATCAGAGAAAATTGACGTTGGTTTGATAGGCTGTGGATTCATCGGAACTGCACTTAAGGTCTGGCTTGAAGAAAACAACCCGAATGTCGTCCTCCACATCTCGGATCCGGCGAAGGGATACGACGAAAACGTCTATGAGAATGGGAACATAGATGCTTTTTTCGTCCAGATTCACGTTCCGACGCTTGAAAACGGAGAACAGGACATCGGAACGCTTGAAGACATCATAAAAATGATTCCGAAAGGCAAGGACATCTGGATTCGTACGACGACTCTTCCGAAAAATCTCAAAAAACTGAAGGAAATCAACGAAAAAGTCCATCATATGCCGGAATTTCTTACGGAAAGGACTTATATTGAGGATTTTCGTCGCCAGAAAATGGTCTTTACTGGCAACATCGGGCTTCTTGAGAGGATTTTCCCGGGGAAAGAGCATATCTGCATGTCGAGCATGGAGGCTTCTCTTGCAAAATACGCCCACAACGTCTTCGGTGCTCTCAAGGTCACGTATTTCAACGCGATAAACGACGTCTGTGACAGGGAAAAGCTTGATTTTTCGAAGGTGAGGGACGGAATCCTGCTCTCAGGTTACATAAACGAGACCCATACGCAGGTTCCGGGACCTGACGGACGCTACGGATACGGCGGAAAGTGCTTCCCAAAGGACGTTGACGCCCTTTCTGATGCCTTTTCGGGAACTCCGCTCGGAAAGCTCATCAGACCGCTGAAGGAACTCAACGAAGTCTTCCGCGCAAGGAAAAAATGATCCCTAAAAGGCTGTTCTTCGTCTGGTTCGGAAACAGGATTCCGAAATACGCCGAGTTTTCACTGGAAAGCTTCAGGAAGGTTAACCCCGACTTCGAGATTGTCGGGGTTTTCCGTTCGGTCAGGGAGATAGAGGAAATCAGTGCGGCAGATTTGGATTCCATTTCAAGATATGACGCGGCAATAAGGACGTGCATTGATGCACTTCTCGGACAGAACGGCTTTTATGAGGAATACATCAGGAACCAGAGAAACGTCTACGGAAGAAACCTGAGATTCGTGCAGATTCTCTCGGATCTCGTCAGGATGGAGCTCCTGAACGAATTCGGCGGCATATATCTCGACTGCGACACGTTTCCCGTCAAGCCATTTGACGAAAGCCTTCTTGAAACCGGGAGATTCTGCGTCTCACGGCACTACGAGGGAAACAATGTGTTTCCGGACAACTATTTCATGGGTTCCGAGCCGTCACCTTCACTCGGACGCTGGGCATTTCCGCTCAGGAACGAGAATGGGGTGAAGTACATCCTACAAACAGTTCCAAACTGGCGTTCAAGCCTCGGTTTCGTGAAGAACAGGATACTCTTCAGGTGCCTTTCCCTCAAGATCGGGGAATGGTCATTCTCCCCCGACTTCTACATCGACCATTTCAACGGCTTCAGCTGGTCGTCCGAGAATGTCAGCTCGATTCCATTTTGCAAACTAGATAAATTGCTCGTTGAAAAACCCAAAAAACCGTGAACTCTATACCAAGCTGAAGACTTGGCATCTTCCTGCTTCATCGTCCGGACTTGCCAACAGTGCTACGAGCATCGTTGACAGAGGTCTTGAACTCCACAAGCGTTATTTCCCAAAGCTGCTTCAATTTAGCTTTCACCAATCCCATGCAACTGTGTTGAACCTGTCTTCCGAACAGTCCACTATGCCAATTTGCTATCTGTTCATCCTGCATCACGATGGTTTCATACTTCTTAAGTTTTGAAACTATCTTGGATGTGGCATATTTCTCGACGTTTTTTTTTCGTAAATATTTCCGAAATTAAGGAAAGTAGGGTTTCAATGGGTCTTGTCAGGTCAGTTTCCCAGTTGCCGTCCGTGAAGAATCCGGTCGACAGTTCGTTCATTGAGGTTTCCGTCCCAGTTGACGTCGACGCAAGCGGCGTGAGGAAGTACATGAGCAAACACGTCAGCGTCGGTGACCTCAAGAGCACCGTCAACCAGAACATGAAGGACATCCTGAAGGAATCTGGGAACATGGCTGATCTCGCGGACTTCAGGGATCTCTCGAACCTCGTGTAGAGAATCTACAAACTCGACTGCAAGGACGGAAACGCTTTCTGTGGCGAGAAGGAGTTCAGGGACAAGCTGACATGTCCGACTACATCGACTGGAGCAGATGATTCCAACAACGTCGTCAATGTCCAGGCTCTCAAGAACTTCACGGGCGGCAACTCCCCGCTCTTCATCGGAACTGAGTCAACAGCGGACGGAAAGCTCACGACGACAAAGGAATACAACACAAGCTACAGGATGATCGTACAGGGAAGGGTGTCGAACGAGATAACCTGCCAAAGCTCAGGTATGTTCACGTGCTTCGGGTGGCTTGACGAGCCAGAGAACAACAGAAGAAACAACGCGACGAGGTGGGTAGCCATCGAGGGAAACATAAAGGTCGGCGATTCGTCAGAGTGGCGCATATTACAGCTCCAGCCGTTCATAGGAAACAACTTCTGCTCATACGTCGGATTCAACTTCCCGGTCAAACAGGGTCTGAAGCTCAGGGTCTCGACAGGATTTCTCGTCGGAACGAACTCGAATAAGTACTACAACACGGACGGATCGCTTACACTGAACTCCCCGAACACGTTCATAGGTGCGATATACGGTACGGAAGTCGCCTAAAAACGTAAATAATCCAAAGAACGGGTTTTTCAATGGCTATGACAAAGGACATAATTGACGATGCCGAGCTTGCGAAGTCACGGATCGCCAATTCGAATATGAGCGACGAGTACAAGCGAATGTGCTTCAAGCTCATTCACTTGTCAACGACGGCCACCAATGGGATTTCCACCGAGGAGAAAATCCAGAAGATGACGGAGGCTATACAGCTTCTGGCAACAACGCAGAGCCTCTTCGTGACAGAAGTCGACACGAAGATAAACGTTTCCGTGCAGAAGGCTAACCGTTCGCAGTGTCTCAGCTGCAAGGCGATGAAGTACGTCGAGGATAAGTAGGAGGAGGAGGAGCACCAGCGCATCCTTGACGAGTACAAGCGCTCCATCGGCATCGACGACTCCACAGCAAACTCTGTCAAGGAAGACACATGGAGTGGGACAATCAAGAAGATTCTTACGATGCCGTATCCGTACATAGCTATCGCGATTCTCGGTTTCTCGCCATACGGAACATCAATAATAGACGCTATTACAAAGCTCTGCGGACGCTGATTTCAGGACTTCCGATTTTCCGTTGTGGTTTTTTGTTTTCCTTTCTCCAAAACGGTACAATACTACACAATGTAGGACATTTATCGCAACATAATGTATTTTGCCGACCGTGGAGGTTGCAGCAAGTGGCGGAGGCAGTGGGCGGTCTCGATGATAGACTGCTACGCGCAGAACTCGAAGGTTTAGGCTGACTATTCCCAGACTCCGATTCTCGACCACAAGTACTACAAGGGAATGACATCCGTCACCGTCCAGAGGTGGATTTCTGACTACCACGTCGAGGTCGTCGACAAGCTCCTTAAGCCGATGACGGAGAACCAGAACGCATGGCTCATCTACGAGATAGATGACCTCATGGACGACACGTACATCCCCCTCTTTAACAGGGGAAGGCTCGGCTTCGAGAACGAGCACATCCAGAGGAACATCAAGTATCTCCTGCATCAGGCTGACATCGTGACGGTCACGACGGACTACATCAAGGAAGCATACCACAGGCACTACGACGTCCCCCTTAAGAACATCGTCGCACTTCCGAACATGCTTCCGAGATATCTCTTCGGGGACAGGTACGATCCTGTGAAGAAGGCTGAACAGTTCCGAAAGCTGAAGTCGAAGCCGAGGATCGGAATCGTCTCGTCGCTCTCGCACTACAACATCTCCGACGTGAGGCGGAGTCCGGACGGTCTCGCATGCAGGAAGAGAGTCGAGAAGACGCAGGACGGAAAGGAAGTCGTCAGGTGGTTCGATGAGAAGGGCGTTGAAATCCCGGAAGCGGAAACGAAGCCAGTCCACGATGACATGGACATCATCGTGGACATGATCCGCGAGACGCACAGGGACTTCCAGTGGGTGTTCTTCGGCTATGCGCCGCCGAAGCTGATGGATCTTGTCGCCGCAGGGAAGATAGAGGTTCATCGTGGAAGCCCGATCATGACATATCCGTCTATTCTCGAGCACCTTTCGCTTCAGGCTATCGTAGCCCCGATACAGGACATCGAGTTCAACCGGTGCAAGTCGCCCATCAAGTACATGGAGTGTGCGGCGATAGGCGTCCCGCTTTTCGCGTCACGTGCGATTCCCTACGTTGACGTGATGCCCGACAGGCAGCTCTTCTCAGACGCGAACGAACTGAAGGACGGGCTCATGAAGCTCAAGTTCTCGAGTGCTGGTTTGTACACGTCGATGATCGAGAGGCAGTGGGAGTGGCTGAACAAGCCGTGCCATATGGGAGACTTCGATCTCAAGAACTTCTGGCTCGAGGACAACATCGACATCTGGATGAGCCTCTTCAAGATGCGGAACAAGTGCATAAACTGCTCGCTCTCGAAGTGGATTGAGAAGAGGGAGAAAGCCGCGAAGGAAAAGGCGGAGCACACGATATACAGCAACGGAGAGGTGGAGATCCTGAAATGAGGACAATTGCAATAACGGTCACGCACAGGAATTCGGACATAGCGAGCGGAATCGTCAGATGGCTGAAGGACATTCCAGACACGAGAATCGTCGCATATGCGCATGACGGCATTGACATGCTTGAGGGAGTCGAGAACAGGAAGATTCCCGACGATACCTTCGTCTCGGAGTCAAAGGTCAAGAACTTCGTGACGAAAGATGTCATCAAGACATGCGGGAACGACTTCATTCATCTCATCGAGGACACCGTGGAGATTTTTTCCGACCCATCGTTCTTCATTTCCGAAATTGAGAGACTGATGGAGAGAATGAAAATCGGCTCGTGGTTCAACACGGTCACGGATCCGATGAACTACACGTTCAAGATATACAACCCGAGGTTCTCGATAAGGATTGACGAGGAGAAGCTGAAGAACGTCTACGACAAGACGCTTTACTTCACGTCGCATGCCAACACCTCGTGGATGACATGGAACCCGAGCGTCGCGAAGACGGAAGATCTCCTGTTCGACGATAGGTTCTCGATACCCATGTATTTCATCGTGAAGTTCCTTGCCGACAGGAGGAGCCGCCACGTGAAGGGAGAACTCAGCTACATGAACCTCTATCCGACAATAGAGGAGGAGCGCGACGTCTTCCACCTCGTGACATTAGAAAACCTCATTCCTGAACCGTCGAACAAGGTTGGTGAAGCCGAGTTGAAGCTGTTCGGAGAGCTCAAGGTAGACGTGAGCCCCACACTTGACATAAACGTCGTGATGGAGGACATCGTTTCCACTCTCCAAAAAGAAATTCCTTGACATTTGAAACATTTTTCGTTAAAATATCGGCATGTTGAGGGGTTTTGTGTTGAGTGTTTTCCGTTGTGATGGAAATTCGGTTTCCGACAGTTCCTGCCATTGTCAGAAACCTCGAAAATGGAGGTTTTCCGGCATATGATGAATCAATTGGGTGTTGTCCAGAACAACAGCGGGACATACAAGTTCCAGGACATAACATACCGCCTCGGCTCCGAATGCGAGCCAATCTCTAAAGTCGAGGAGCGCAGGATGATCGACGAGCTTATGGCTTCCGGAAGGGAAAGAGAGCTCAGGGACAAGCTCGCACTTCACAACATACAGATAGTCTTCTCGATAGCGAGGCGTTACTGCCAGACGACGCGTGACTTCGACGACATGATAGCGCGTGGGATGTACGGTCTCACGCATGCGGCAAACACGTTCGACCTTTACAAGCAGGTGATGACCCCGGACAGGAATGATCCGCTCTATAGGACAGACAGGAAGAATTGTAGGAAGATCCCGAAGTTCGACAAGGACGGAAACCCTGTCTACGTGAAGTTCATAACCTATGCGACGCACTGGGTCTTCAAGTGGATAATGGAGGAGTTCCGTGGTCTCTGTTCAAAGCTCGACAACAGCTCCGTCTCGATGGACGCGAACGCATGGACGAAGAAGCACGAGAAGTCTGACACCATCGTCGAGAACTTCCTGAACGACAGGATTTCCCCCGAGTTCCAGAAGAGGACAGACGTCTCCGACGGGCTTTCAAACGAGGATGCACAGCGTCTCTACGGCAAGATTTTCGAGTACGTCAACACGACAAGCGAGCTCACCGCGTTCGAGAAGATCGTCATCGAGGGGACGTTCTATGGGAACAGGTGCGCGAAGGAGATAGCCGAGGAGTACGCAACGAAGCCGAGGTACGTCCTTTCGAGCAAGAGGGCGGCTCTCGAGAAAATCAGGAAATACATGGTGAACGAGCTTCACATAGACGGAATAGAGGACATTTTCAGCTAAGGAGAAGAAATGGTTTCAAACGCGACAATACATTTTGACAGGAAGTGCGTCCCGGCGAGCGAATATGTCGTTCTCCGCGTGATTGACAGGAACGACAGCATGTGCCTTGGTGGAATCCTCGTCGCGGAGGGTGCATACTCCAACAACAGGCTCGGCTTCTACCAGGTCGAGGAGGTCGGGGAGAAAGCCGCAGAGGAATATGGCTTGAAGAGGGGTGACTACGTTCTCGCCGACCGCCTTGCGCAGGTCTATAAGACGGCTCCAATTTCGGTCATGAAGTACATCAACGTGATCGCAAGGACGAACGCGGACAACACGCAGTACTCCCCACTCAAGAACATGGTCTTCGTGAAGGATGAGAAGAACTCGACTCAGAACGTCGGCGGAATCCTCGTCAGCAACTACTCCGCGCAGGTCAAGGTTGGGGAGGTGGTCGCGATGAACATCGACGACAGCATCAGGATTCCATTCAAGAAGGGCGACAAGGTCATGCTGTCGAAGGGTGGAGACTCATTCCAGATCGGGACTGAGCATGTGTACATCTACAAATACGACATGATTGTCTGTGTCGTAAAGGAGGAACAGCAATGAGTTTAAAAGAGGTGAACAAGAGCCTGATCCAGCTTTCGGACAAGCAGGACGCCCTACGGGAGTCGTTCAGTCGCTTGGACAGGTATGTCGGCGCGATTTCGTCACTGAACTACGACCCGGTCGTAGGGACTGTCGTTGACGAGACGCGAAAACACATTGACAGCATGCGAAGCGTCCTCTCTGAGTGTGTCCTTCTGGTGAACTCATCATTTGAGAAGATGCCACCGTACCAAAACGGAAAGAGGTTCAGTGTTAGGTATTCGAACGGCGACGAGGAGGACGGTCTCTGTGCCCCAAACGTAGACGAGTTGAAGAGAGTATGTGAGGCTAACGGCGACAGGATCGTCTTGGCAAAGGAGTTCGACGAGCTCGGAGAGTTCGTAAGGGACTACAAGTTTGAAGTTCCAAAGGAAGATAAGAAGGAGAAGTCTTTGGTTAATTTCAAGGAGTTCTACGACAACTGTCCCGACAGCATCAAGAAGATAATTGATGATGAGTTCGATCCTGTCAATTTCGACAACAAAGCGACAGATCTTTGATCAAGAACATAGTATAGGAAACTATTAAAACGAAGAAAAACAGTCAGAAACTGTTAACACAAACAAAAAAATATTGTGTAAACAACAAAACCTTTTTGATGAAAGTATAAAAAGATACAGATGAAGACGATCACGTTCATGTTCAGGTGCGATGACGCGGCGCTGAAGGCTATAGCCGACGACAACCGCGTGTGCTCCGCCATGCGCCGGACGGCGTACAACCGTCTTCTCGAGCACATGCCGAAGACAGAGGTGAAGCGTTCCTTGAGGAACGCCGCGCACACCTGAGGTTCTGGAAGTGGCTATCAGTCGTGGAAGGGGCTCGCCGCCGAAATCAAAGAATCCGGACTCAGATACAGGTTCCCGCTGCACGGCTCAAACGCGGTCTTCAGCAAATTCCATCGAAAGGCACTGAAAAACACATACGTTTTTTAAGGAAGGAAATGGTTTTATGCATTTGAAAAAACTTGACCCGATAAGGAATTCCGTCCTTTGCAGGAAGCTTAACGAAAGCCAGGAGCTTTCACGTGACGGAGCAATTCTCCTGAAGAGGGAGAATGTTGATCTCTATGAAATCCTGAAGGTGTCCGAGGCTAACGAGAAGCCGTTTCCTTTCAAGGTCGGAGACGTTGTTGTCTCTAATTCGACAGGTGACAGGATTGAGATAAACCCGGGGGAGATCGTCTATCTTTTCAGGAACGAGAACATCATGTGCAAGGTAGAAGACTAAGATGGGGAACAGAAATGAAAGACATCGCAATTAAAATAGGTGGCGTCGGATGCCTTTTCGTCGCCGTGTACGCGTGGTCCCACGGCATCCAGAACGGTTGGATCGTCGCGCTTGGCATCATTGGGGCACTGGAGGCGCTTTGAAAGTCGACCTTGAGTTCAAGAGGGAGAACATGCTGACGGTCGGAAAGCTCATCGAATGGTTCGAAAGCAGCCGAAAGACTCGCTCGTCTACGCAATTGAGGATAACACGTGCACATACCAGTGCATTCCGGATGTCTCATACCTATTCCGGACGATTCCCGAGGAGAAAAATCACATCCTTGAGTTACTGAAGCACTGGTATCGCGGAACTGAGGATGGTGAGTAGAAAGCTCTGGAAAACCTCGACAACAAGTTCCAGTACGTGGACAACGAAAGCGGAATCTGCCTCTGCCGCTGACGCAAAAACCCGTAAATATTCCCAATGAAAACGTTTTGGGACTATGTTTTGGAAATAGAGGACTTCTACCGCAGGAACGGCGTGCAGATTGACCCCGTTCCGCAGGTGAAGCTCAACAGGACCGAGACTGACAGGTTCAATCCGTTCATTCCAACTGCGAACTACAACCCCAACACGAACGTCATAAGCCTGTACATAGGCGGAAGACACACGAAGGACATTCTACGTTCGTTTTGCCACGAGCTCATTCACCACAACCAGTACCTGACTGACAGGAGAGGCTTCGCCTCCGCTGCAACAACAGGAGCACTGAACGAGAACGAGCGGCTTGCCGAGCTCGAGGGGGACGCCTATCGCAGGGGAAACCTGATGTTCAGAAAATGGACCGAGACCTACACGAAACCGTGAGTGGAAAAGTCAATTCCTTCAGGTGTTGAAAGATAGGGGAACTATATACCCTCAAGCAATGCGGCTACAAGTTTGATGGGAACAGGGTTAGGCTGAACGGGAGATGGTATGGGTTTTTCAAGTCACGTGAAACGGAAGGGAAGATAAAGACGGTAACGATAAAACGGGACAGGTGTGGAGACTTGTGGATGGTCGTCGTAACCGACAGGACTGACGTTAGGGAATATTCAAAATCGGATAACAGCGTAGGATACGACTTCGGCATGAAGACATTCCTGATTGGCAGTGACGGCACAGACCACGAAGCACCACTCTTTCTTAGGCGTAGCAAGGCAACGAACGATAGGCTTTCCCGTTCCATCTCAAGGAAGCAGAATGGAAGCAACAATTACAAGCAAGCGGTTCTCGCGAAGGCAAGGTACATGCGGAGGCTCACCAACCAACGGACCGATTTCCAGTGGAAACTTGTAAACAGGCTGATTGAACGATACGACGTGCTCTGCTTTGAGAACCTGAACCTGAAGGGCATTGCGGCACGGTTCGGGAAGAAGGTCGGAGAGTATGGATTCGGTGAGTTCCTCGGAAGACTCCAGCACCTCGCAGGAAAGCACGGTAAGGAAGTGAGGTTCGTTGACAGGTTCTTCCCGTCGAGCAGACTCTGTCACCGCTGTGGATACAAGAACGACGGTCTGAGACTTTCGGATATGGAGTGGACCTGTCCGAACTGTGGTGTGCATCACGACAGAGACAGGAATGCCGCCATAAACATTCTTCAGGAAGGGACATCTTCCTGTGGGCGAGATGCTGTAAGACCGTCAGAAACGATGGCTGGTGTTATAGAACCCAGAATCTCACGGCTTCAGTTGTGAGAGTATGGCAAACGAAAGGCTGAGAGAAATGGAAATTTTCAGAGGACTGCCCCCAGCATAAAGAGCTGGATTGAGAAAACGAAACTTAACCGTTTTAACTGAAAACACGACATAGTTGATTCATGTTTGAAAAAAAAAATAGAAAACTGAGAAAAAAATCCACTTGACAACAGGTGGATTTTTCGCTATACTATGCCCGTACTCAAAAAGGAAAACCAAATGAGCGTCAAGGAACTGAAAATCTGCAAGATACGGAACGTGAAGACACCGACGAGGGCTAACCCGACGGATGCGGGGATGGACTTCTTTATCCCATATGATCTTCTCCGCACTGACATGGCGAAGACGTTTGAGATTACGCATCCGACTGTCAACGGTCGCAGCCCATCCCCGCAGATTGACTACGACTACAACACGGGATACGTCAAGACGATCTTCCTTCGTCCCGGGGACGAAATACTGATTAAAACTGGAATCAAGGTGAACGTTCCAGAGGGATACGTCCTGAAGATTGAGAACAAGTCGAGCATTTCCACGAGGAAGGGTCTTCTCGTCGGCGCGGGAATAGTCGATCCAGGATTCATGGGTGAAATCATGATCAACCTCCACAACGTCTCGAACTGGAAGACGGCAGTCCTTCAGCCAGGCGACAAGATTGCGCAGGGAGTCCTCTATCCGATTGAGACCCCAGCAATTACTGAGATCGAGACTGCCGAGGAGCTCTACAAGGGAAAAAACTCGGAGCGCGGCGAAGGTGGGTTCGGCTCAAGCGGACAGCGTTGAGCCTCCTGAGGACAATTTTTTGAAACTGAGGAAACAGAGATGGAAAACAACGAAGATAACAAGAGCATTGTCGACGTCAAGAAGGAGCTCATCGAGAGCGAGGAGTTCGAGACTGCGCTCAACACGGCGGCAGAAATCAAGAACGAGAAGATTTCTCTCTGCAAGTCGCGGAACAAGAGCAACTACGCGCAGTTCTACGAGCTCATGCTTGCGTCGAACCGCGAAATTCAGGAAATCCTCGACACGAAGAAGAAAAACCGCTCCGACTCCGACAACGCCAAGGTCAAGGCTTTCAAGAAGGACGTCTCGCAGATGTACAGGCAGGTAACGGATCTCCTTGTCCCGGAGGATCTCGAGGACGGCGTGGAGTCGAAGATCCAGAAGATGGTCAAGAAGATTACAACCGTCCTCAAGATGCTCGAATACCTCGGGAACACGGAAATTGAGAAGGAGTTCGCGAAGGGTGGCATCAGGCTTGAGTACACGAAGCTTTCCGAGGAGGAGATGTTCGCGCAGGAACACATCAGGGAGAACTTCGTTGCCATTTTCGAGAACGGGAAGACAATCCGCGAGGACATGAACAGGAACACGGAGGAAATCAAGACGAACATCTACGAGAACTCCGTCCCGGTCGATCTCCAGTTCGACAAGTCCATGAACCCCACGGGTCTCAAGGCTTCGGACTTCTGCAAGCTCGTCGACCTCAAGTCAAAGCTCATTCTCGCGGAGAACGACGAGGAGAAGAAGGGGAAGCTCGAGGAACAGCTCACGAACCTTGCGTCCGACTACACCTTCCAGAACGCGAAGAACGAAATCATGCGCTCCAAGGTGATGAGCCTCGACGAGAAGCGATGACGTTCCCGGCTGGCTCTCCACAAAAACGCGGAGAGCCTTCCCATTTTGCATCCTTTCCGTTCAAAAACCGTAAATAACTGCAAGCAAACTTTTCAAAGGACGCAAAATGGACATCAAGGACAACATCGAAGAGTGGAAGAGGATTTACGAGTCCTCGCTCGACAGGAATTACAGCCTCAAGTACATCACGGAAGCCAGGAAAGCGGACGACGATGACGACGATGACGAGGATTCCGACCAGGAGGACTCGGAAGAGCTCAAGGCTGACTACGGGGAATATTACAAGGACACCAAGAACAAGTTCTTCCTTGATGTATTCGAGCTGTACTACGTTCCGAAGAAGGGTGAAGATCCGTTCAGTTACGTTACCTATTTCGACGACTGGTACAACTCCGACAAACTGAAGGAAAAAGGCTCGTTCAAGGTGTTCGACCAGAAGACGCTGAAGTTCAACACACTTGAGGAGGCGAAGAAGGAGCTTGTCAAGAGGTTTTCGGAACTCAGGTCGAAATACAAGGACATCAGCGTCGAGAACTTCAAGATCATCGACGACGATGACGTCCCGAACGTCTTCAAGAAGGTCGATCCGAAGGCTCAGGGCTTCATTTACAACTACATCCCGTGGAAGGAACTTACAAAGGACTGGGGCGACTCGTCCAGGAAGTTCACGGACGGAAAGGAAACCCACACACTTGACGGCTGGGCGAAGAAGCTCGGGATAACCTATCAGCAGTTCGCGAAGGCTGTCCGCGACGGATATGTCTGGATCAAGAAGGACAAGGACGGCAACAAGATTGAGCCGTACATGATCGACGGAAGCAAGTACAAGGAGACGGAGACCCCGCTTCCGGACACCAGACGCCGCTTCCAGAACCCGGACAAGTCCGTGATGATGTTCATCTACTTCATCTACCAGGCACCGCACCAGGTCCAGAAGAAGAGTGCACTGTTCAAGCTTGGCACGGCTTTCCTCAAACTGAACTCATCTCCCCAGTACTACTCCCAGATCCAGCAGAAGATGCGTGACAACATGCGTCGGCAGTACAAGGATCAGGTCGAGCTCAAGAGGAACGTGATGAAGAACGACGTCGACGATGACGTCGGAAGCGAGTGGAAGCGCAGCAAGGACATGGATCAGGACGAGATGGACGCTCGCCGCGCCGACGCAATGGCGAAGGATGACAAGACGGACTACGAGAAAGATCTTGAGGATCTGAACCTGTACGACCTCAACACCATCTCCGACAAGGGCTTTGGTGATTCCGACGACTACGACGCCCCGGCTGACGACACCCAGCCGGGCGACACAGAGACTCCGGACGGATACGAGGACGAGCCGGAGGACGAGGACAATTACGACTCCTCCGATGACTCCTCGGCTGATGAATACGACTACAGCTTCAAGCGTAGCGGAGACGGAAGCGCGGACTACTCGGACGAAATCGAGGACTTCGTCAACGATGCGGCGGACAACGACCTGTGGGCGGTCATAACGTACAAGACAATGACCTCCAAGCCGACGATGAAGACGTTCGACGACGAGGGTGCAGCGATGGACTACGTCGATGAGATTCAGGATAACGTCGAGGATCTTGAGGTCTACGACAACGAAGGAAACAAGGTCGACACGGACAAGATGTTCGGCTGATAATTGTCGGACACAACACGAAAAAGGGGAAGCTGAAATGGCTTCCCCTTTTTTCTGAAAATGTGTTGACAATCTCTGTTATAAATGTTATACTATGCGATGTTGATGGCAAGTTTCATGAGAAATTATGGGTTTTGTATCACAAGCACGTATATGCACAGGTATTTGACTGCTACACGAACAAGTTTTCTGGAATTGAGCGAAAGATGAGGTTTGATTGTGAATACTAAAGAACGTGATGAACGCTCTTGAAAACATTTATTTCTATGGTTGAAATCCGGTCAATGTGAAAGGAGTCTCTAAAAATGAGCATTTTTGATGATGCAATAGATCTTTCCGAGGTGAATCCAAGCGAGTGGAAGAACCTCATCGGCGATGGATACAGGTACTGCTGCTACACGAACGACCACGACAGGAACGGGCGAATCGTATTTCTCGGGTACGACAGGGAAGGAAACCGCAGGACGTTCGTCGCTCCGCACCGCTCCCACATCAAGTTCAACGTCAAGTACAAGACGAACGAGAAGGACATCTATGGTCGTTATGTCGAGACGCGTTATTTCAAGAATTCCTACGACCGAAAGAAGTACCTTGACTCTGTCGGAAGCTCGATGAACATAGTCGAATGCCTACCCCCTCAGAGCGAGTTCCTCCACAAGGTCTTTGACCACGCAGCTCTTGACGATCACTTCAACAAGCAGGAGATGCGGATATTCTACTACGATATCGAGAACGAGATTGACGGTCCCGCGAACGCAAATGCCGCAGCGACCAGAATCAACGCGCTTACGGTTTACGACACCGAGACGAAGAAGTACTACACGTGGTCTCTCAACAAGGTTGACAATCTTGATCTTGACGACGAATACGATGAGGAAGGAAATCTTGTCAACGAATGCAAGCTGAAGTCGCTTCCGAAGGACACGTTTGTCATATTCGACTGGTTCAACGGGAATGAGACGAGAATGCTCGAGCATTTCCTTGACTGGTATGAGAACAACAGACCAGATGTCTTGGCTGGATACAACTCACAATCCTATGATGATGTTTTCCTGATGCGCAGAATCGAGAACGTCATCGGAAAGCGAGACGCCCAGAGGATGTCCCCCGTCGGAAAGTACCGCTTCCGCGAGAACAACCTCGACAACGAGAGGGCGAACAAGCAGGCAGAGGTTCTCGTTGACATCGACGGGGTGTTCCAGGCTGACGTCCTCGTCCTCTACCGCGACAAGTTCAAGATCCACCAGCCGCTTGACGGAGGAAACTCGCTTGACAACGTCGGGGAGACGGAGTGCGGAATCCACAAGATCCACTACAAGAACATCCACGTCAAGGGTCATCCGGTCGTCTACTCCCTCAAGGAGCTTTATGAAAAGGACTGGAACAGGTTCATCAAGTACAACATCATGGACGTCTACTGCCTCAAGACGGTTGAGGAGAAGGTGAAGACGATTCCGCTTGCGAGGACAATCACCTCCGCCGGACTCTCGAACTACGACTCAATCTACTCGTCAATTGGGTATCTTATCGGATCTCTTATTATGTTCGCGAAGACGCAGATGGGTGTTACGTTCACCTCATACCAGAACAGGAAGGATCCGAACTTCAGGTTTGCTGGTGCATTTGTGTTCCCAGTAACACCCGGCTTGTACAGGGGTGGTGTCGCATGCGTCGACTTCAACTCTCTTTATCCATCGGTGATTCAGAGTGTAAACCTTTCACCGGAAACATATGTCGGGAAGATTTCAAGATATCCAATTGTCGACAAGAACAGTGAGTTTTTTACATTGGAGGCGGCTATCGATCTCAACGATTCCGACATAATCGGTGACACATTTGACACCGAGGATGAGAAAGAGTTCAGACGCAGATATGATAAGAAGCTTTATGGAGGAAAGGACAGTGAATTGGACAAGTTCTATCTTCTTCCGGCGAACGAGGGTCCACAGAAGGTCATCACGAGGAAACAACTCGATGAGCTCCTTATGACAAAGTGCATCCTGACGAGAAACAATACATTGTTTTTGAAGCATAGTGTGAAGAATGGTGTTGTTTCACAGTGGTGTAAGCATTTCTATGCATTGAGAAAGGTAACGAAGAAGAGGATGCAGAAACTTGAACTCGATGTATACAACAACAGGGTTCCCAAAGAAGAAATTCCAGCGACAAACGAGAACATTCAGAACCTTGATTCAAGACAGCAGGCTATCAAGATCATGATTAATTCTATTTTTGGAATCTGTGGTTGCAGTCACAGTCCGATTGCTAACAAGTACATCGCGCAGACGATTACGAAAAGTGGACGTTACTGCAACTTGAGTGCGGCGAAGTTCATAACGAAGAAGTTCACCGAACGGTTTGGAATACCTCCGGATTACGTCACCCAAAATGGAGGGGACACGGATAGTGCTGCATTTTCTACAAAAATCATGATAAAACGATAACTTTTCTATACATTTTCATAGTAAGTGTAGAAAAGAGTAAATATAGAAAACTCACGGAAAGGACATACAAGTGAAAGCAAACAAGGTACTTGAGAAGTTGGAGATAACGAGGAGGACCCTGTCGAACTACGTGAAGTCCGGCAAGATTCGTGTTGTGAGGATGGACAATGGCTTCCTTGACTACTATGATGGTGATGTCGAAAAGCTTGAGAAATCAGTTTCCCACGAGAACAAGATAGTGATGGTGTTGAATGGGAACAGGTTTGAGTATTCGTTTCCAGTAGAGAAGATGGAAACGATACGGCGCATCATGGAGGTGCTGTGATGGGTGGGAAACATACTCTTAAGACATTCTTCGACTATCCTGAACTTCTCAAGTGGGTCGACATTGATGAGAATGCGAAGAATGGAATAGACGTGCACAAGCTGTATACGTCAACTTCAAATGTCATTTGGTTCAGGACACCAAATGGAATACCATTCTATCGCCGAGCACATTAGGTTGTAAGGACATTTGAAAAATACGGTCTTCTTCCACGTCAGACAAAGGGTGTCATTCCTGGATAGAACGACATTTTGACGCTCAAGCCGGAACTCAAGCCATTGATTGACATTGAGAGAAACATTGAGCATGGAATAGACGTGAACGGAATGACGCCGAAGAGTGGGCAGAAGGTATATGCGTTTTGCTCCAATTGCGGAAAGCAAGTCGAGGAGCCGAGATTGTCCATAAAACTATAAATTGAATAAAAGATATACATCTCATTCCGAAAATCATTTTCAGTTATTTTCGTATTTTAATTTAATCTTAGCGTAAATAAGGTCATGAACCTGGTGGAGAAGCAGATCGTGAAGCGCGGGCTGTTCCAGACGGCGTCTGGGAGGCTCGTCAACGCAGACGTCAACGGAAGCTACAACATACTCCGCAGGGGAGTGAAACGTAACCGCGATGCAGCGATGCCAGCGGATGCGGGGTTCGTGTACAACCCCGTCAAAGTCAGGCTTTGACAAGGCGTTTTTGATATGGGATGTTATCCTATTGATGAAATGCAGTACATTCCTGTTTTCCCTTACGAGAAACGGTCATGTCTTCTGCAATATGTGCTCGAGGTCAATCAAGACGTAGTTCCAGGAGCAGACGTTGTATTTCTACATCAAGAAGATGTTTCCATCTGCGATAAACGGGTGCAGGGAAGCTATCTCAAACAACATGGAGCTTGACATATACATTCCGGAATACAGGCTCGGAATAGAATATGACGGAGGGAAATGGCACCAGGAACACGTTGACCGAGGTCTCAAGAAATATGACTTGTGCAAGAAGAACGGGATATTTCTCGTGAAGATGACCGATTTGATTCTCGATGTCGATGACGCTGACAGAAAGTATCATTCAAGACCGGAACCAACGGATGAAGACTATCAGAGAGTGGTTGATTTCGTTTCAGAATATACGAATTATGATGGTGAGCGCATTATCGTAAACGTAGAGGCAGATCGTTACGAAATCTTGCTGAGATACAAGAAAACCAAGTTTGAGAGATCGTTTGCCTACAAGAATCCAGAAGCTCTGAAGTACTGGAATTACGAGAGGAACGGAAACGTGGATCCGTATGGCATTTCAGCAAACGACGTTCACAAGTTCTGGTTCACATCTCCTGAGTATGGTGAATACATGAAGTCGCCGAATCAGATAACCAGTGGAAAGACGCACATATACCACCCAAAGGAGTCAATCGAAAAGGCGATGTCTTGTATACGGAAGAGAATCGTTGTTTATGATGTTGAGACTGGAGTGTGCAGTATGTTGACATATAGGGAAACTTCAGGGTTGACTGGGCTTGGGATGAAGAACATTTCAAAAATAACATGCAAGAAGAATATTCTTGGACACCTGACTTATGACAGGAAATTTATTCTTCTCAATGTATCTGAGAGAAATGATGAGGAGATTAGAGAAATTCTACTTGAAAACCACCTGGAAAATGCTATAATTGGTTCAGGAAAGTAAGAAGAGGACAACGATGAAGCAGGATATTGAAATCGGAAGGCTTTTTGACGAACTTCTCGAGTCAGGTCTCGAGCTGAAGACGCGGAATGGCTACGAGTACATGGAACCGAAAGGTATCAAGATTCTCACGGGTGGGAACAGGTATGTCTGGCTCGTCGCAATATCGAGGCACAGGACGCCGAAGCATCTCGTCAGGATTTCCATCACAACAAGCTGCTCTGGAAAGTACGACGTCACCGTGACGACGGATCATGTCTGCATGGTAATGAATCGGGATCACTTTTTCGACAACGTGAACGCAAAGAACCTCGAAATCGGAGACTACGTCCAGGTGTATGACGCAGGATACGGCAAGGAAGTCCTTGGAGCGATATCCAAGATTGAGGATCTTGGACCGACTGACGACTATGTGTACGACTGCGAGGTCGATGACAACGGACATACATTTTACGGCAATTCGGTCTTGTTGCACAATTCACAGTTTGTAAACGTCAAATGCGTCACTGACTACTTCAAGGAGAAACATGGGTATGGGGAGATTATCAGGAACTGGACTGACGAGCAAAAACTTTCCCTTTGGAAATATATGGAGGATTTCATTGAGAATGAGGTAAATCCGTTTGTCCAGAAGCTGATTGAGGACAACTATCACAGCGAAAACTCAAAGGTTCTCAGATATTCTCTTGAATACATAGGCGACACGGAGATCATGGAGAGCAAGAAGCACTACGGTGTCTCAAAGATCCTCTCAGAAGGACCAGAAGTCGTCGACAAGATCAAGTACTCCGGAATCGAGCTCAAGAAGGCTACCGTCCCCATCAAGATCAAGGAGTATCTCGGTACGATATACAAGTCGACCCTCACGAAGGACTGGAAGGAGGACGACTACAGGAAGTACCTGACCGAGATCTACCCACTCTTCGAGAAGCTCGACATAAACGACATCGCAATCTGGAAGGGGTACAACACGGGCAGGGAGTCGGTCGGGTTCCTCCAGATGGCGAAGGGTGCGACCGGGATCTCGAAGAGCGTCACGTACTTCAACCAGCTCATCGAGAGGCTCGGCTTGACTGACAAGTACGAGACAATCACATTGGGCGAGAAGGTCAGGTTCTGCTACGTGAAGCCCGAGAACAAATACGGGATCAACTGCATCGCATTCAAGGACGGGCAGTATCCTGACGAGTTCAGGAGCATCTTCGAGGTGGACTACGAGACGATGTGGGAGAAGCTCATCGAGAGCCCGCTCAAGAACTTCCTTGTCGCCACGAGATGGAGGGCTTTCAGTCCACAGAACGCGAACATAATGGATGTCAACGATCTGTGAAGGATGTGAAATGAACGAAAACCTTGCAATAATACTCTCGTTTCTCATTGGAATTTCTGGTGCGATTATCTCGGTTCCGGTCTTCGGAAGAATAGACGACGAGCTTCCGACGCTGACGACCGTTCCGGTGTTCCTTGTGCTTCTCATCGGAAGCCTTTGGGTGTTCCATGTGTTTTTCGGGGCGTGACATGAACGACATGGAGACATTCATCTCGGTCGGAAGGCTGATGGACGAGTATTTCGGAATCCGGGTTTCCGTCGAATGGAAGAGCAGCGATTGTGAGGTCAGTTCGCCGCCGGCGTGGGGGAGGGAGATTGGACTCCGCTTCGAGTTCCACGGAAAGACGTATGAGAAGGCGTTCTGGGTCGGAATCGGCTCCAATCCGTTTCGTGTGGCGTTGTATCATCTGATCGACCTTCTCGGAAAGACACCAGAGGAAATCCGCTTGACGTTCAACGCTGATTTCCGCGACGTGGATGATCGACGGTTTGTCGAGAGCATCACAACGGAACCGGTCGACGTCATCCGCAGCATGGTGTGCGGACACCTTTTCGGAGAGTCTGCTTTCTCGGAGGAATGTGCAAGAATCAAGCTGGAAATGCTCGGGGTGGTAGGAAATGGTGAAGCCAATTGATGTCCTGAGGGGAGCCTGTGCGCTCATGAAAGATTTCGTCGGCGTTCGCGTGGACGTCGAGTGCGAACTTTGCGGCTTCGGAGAATGGGACGTAAATGCCACGATATTCTGTGGCGACGAGACGCTTTCGTTCAAAGCAATCAATCCGCGTAGAGGAGACGTCTCCATCTGTATCCTGAGGATCATAGTGGAGGTGTGTAAAGAGGCAAGGACATTGCGGACTCAGGGGTCTGGTTTAATGTTCTCCAAAATGCTCTCGTCTCCGCAGATGGAAGCCATTGCCAACTGGATCGGGGCGTTTCTCAACGGCGAAATCCATCCGTCAGAAGAGGCGCTGAGGATCAAGCTTGACATGCTCTGAGCATTCAGTCCTGAAGCCGGGTACAATACTTCATGCGAGAACGAAAGGGAATAATACTCTGCGGAGGCTCTGGTTCGAGGCTCAGACCTCTCACGAACTACGTGACGAAGCAGTTTCTCCCCATATACGACAAGCCGATGATTCACTATCCCCTCTACACGATGCTGAAGATGGGGATAGGGGAAATCCTGTTCATCTCTACGATGGAGTCGACACCGGTCCTCGAGTGGAACCTGAAGGACGGAAGCGAGTTCGGAGCAAAATTCCGCTATGCTGTACAGGAAAAGCCGAACGGAATCGCACAGGCTTTCGTCATAGGCGATGAGTTCATCGGAAATTCACCAGTCTGCCTTCTTCTCGGCGACAACCTCTTCTACGGAAGCCAGTGCGAGAGGGTCTTCCGAGACGCATGCAGGTCTGAGGACAACACGATATTCGGGTATCAGGTATCCGATCCGAGGAGATACGGTGTTGTCGACTTTGACGCGGACGGGAATGTCCTTTCGATAGAGGAGAAGCCGGAGAACCCCAAGACGAACTATGCCGTTCCAGGAATATACTTCTACGGTCAGGATGTCGTCGGAATCGCGAAGAGCCTGAAGCCGTCAAGACGCGGAGAGTATGAGATAACGGACGTGAACAGGGAATACCTGAAGATGGGGAAGCTGAAGTTCATGAAGATAAAGACAGGAAACGCATGGCTTGACACGGGGACGTTCGGAAGCCTAAACGACGCGAGCAATTTCATACGTACAATCGAGGACAGGACCGGGCTAAAGGTCTGCGATCTCGAGAAGTTCAGGAAAAACAGGTAACAGGAGAAAAATGTCTACTCTGAAGAGGGCTTGCTGGTGCAGGAAGGGAAACGGATTCGGGATTCGACACCTGAAGTCGGTGAGGAAGGACGGAACGGTTCTCACTGATGAGATCAAGGAGTTCAAGGACGTCACGTTTGGGAACATCGACGAGATGCTCAGGAGGGCTAACGTTTCCGGATACTGTGTCGTCGGCGAGCTTTCTGAAATCGTCGGGAAGAACAGGGTGAGGGCTTATCGCTCGAAATGCGGAAGCAACCAGATGGCGGTGGACGAGCTGTGAACGAATACGAAACCGTGTTTTGAAAAGGAGAAAAAGGAAATGAACAAAGAGGAAACCGAATTCTTTCGGGTGCTTCAGAGCATGTCGTACTCGCTAAAGTCGATTGCAAAGTCTCTCGAGATCCTGACTACAACGAACCAGAGAAGTTCGGAGCAGCTGATGCGAGAGTCTAGGCAGAGGATGCGGAACGACAGGGACGAGAAGAGGAAAATCCTGACGGAAACCCGGAAAATGTGTAATTAACTCCGGGAAAATGCACGAAAAAGCTCTATTTTGGTTCTCGTTTCTCCTCGTTTCGCCTTTCTTTGCATAGGCGTCGCAGTTTTCTCTCACACTTGAGAACGACTGCTTCATTCCGAGGAATTTCGGTGGAGGAGACAACGATTTCACGCACGGAACTGGATTCGAGTACATTTCGGACGGAGGTTTTCACTTCAAGGGAAACTAGAACATGTACGCACCGTCCGATCTCACGAGAAGCGACCACATAGCCGGAGACAGACCATACGCCGGGCTTCTTCTTTTCGGAATCGGAAAGGAGATTTTCCGGAATCCACAGTCTCCCTGGTCACATTACGCGGCGATAGACTTCGGCATGATCGGTCCCGCCGCTTTCTGCGGTCCGACGCAGAAGTTCATCCACAAGATTCTTGGCTGTCGAAAGCCGATGGGTTGGGACAAGCAACTTCATAACGAGTTTGTCGTCAACGGGCAGTGGTGGATGAAGTACAACTGGTTCATCTGCGATTATGTCGCTTTGGTTCCAAGAGTCGGTGCTCTCGGAGGAACGATTCAGGATGCGGTCGAGGTTGGGTGCGATCTCAAGGTTGGATGGAACATGAGAAAGGACTACGGAAACTCGATCATGTTCAGTTCAGCCTTTAAAGACAGAAAAAGGTCGTTTCTCGACGACATTTCGGCATGTATATACGTCGGCGCGGACGAACGATACTACTTATACAACCACATTCTTGAAGGCACTCTCTTCGGACACGGGGATGATGGTCTCGGGGTTGACATATAGCCGTTCGTAGGAGAGATAAGATGTGGAGCGGAGCTGTCCTTCAGGCATTTCTTCGTGAAGTACTACATGATCTTCCGTCAGGATGAGTTCAAGGACCAGAAGAACAACCCTAACTACGGTGGCTTGGTTTTCGGTTGGATTTTCTGAAAAATTGTGAACTCTATGCCGGGCTGAAGACGTGGCATCTTTCTCGTCGGTTCTCCTGTAAATATTTCAAAACTAAAAAGGATTTTCAGAAAATGAGAGCGAAAGCGAAGGATTTCATCAACATGTGGGCTGAAAAGACGCGCAGGATCTACGGCGAGTCGTACGATGCCACCTGGTCGTCCTATGCAACATGCAGTGAGGACGAGGAGAAGAAGGAACAGGAGAAGGAACAGGAGACGACAGATCCGGAATCACCAGCAGAAGTCAAGCCGGACGAATCCCACTCGGAGGACGAAACAGATCCGGGGTAGAAGAACGAGGGGTGTTGCGACGAGGATGTCGAGCCGTCCCCTGGCGAGGATGACGCGGAGCACCCGATTCCGGAAGGGATGAAGAAGAAGTTCCCGATCGGCAAGTGGGTGTCGTTTCCGCACTCCAGGACGAGCGGGAAAGTCCGAAAGATCGTAGGGTACTTCTACGGAGGAACGAGGGACAACGGAAAGGACTACTACTGCTGCTGGCTAGAGTCTCCTGACCGCGTCGGAAAGCGCGATCACATAGAGGGTGTTGCCATGTACGGCGGATATGGAGATCATCCTACGCCTGTATTCGACAATCAGGACGAAGCGCAGAAATACCTTGACGACAAGGAGACAGAGTCGGAGCGGAAGAATGGGGGTTGCTGTGACGAGGATGTCGAGACCGCAACGGCTGAGGTTGATGTTAAGGAGGACAAGAAGGAAGAGACACCATGCGACGGACAGATCGACGAGGGTCTGATGGATTTCCTGAAGCATCCGATCCAGACCATTAAGGATCAGTACGCGAAGTACATCGACAACAAGCAGTGGGAGGAAATCACGAAGAAGGCGAAGGAAGTCGGCGCACAGGGCGTCAAAGCAGCCTCGCAGAAAATCGTCTCCATGCTGAAGTCGAACGAGCATGCGAAGCTCATGGTCAAGTCTGGTTCCACGAACCAGCCAATCGGAGCTATGTGCATGATGCAGTTCAAGGGTGTCAACTTCCTCTGCATCACACAGAAGGGGAACAACGCGGACGCGGCTACGCTCGACACGCTTGAGCAGGTCCTGAAGGGAGGAGTCGCCGGAGACGGGAAGAAGCCAATCAAGAAGTTCACGCAGGGAGTCGGTGCAATCCTCTTCCTTTCAGCTCCAAACCAGAAGGACGGAAACGCTGCGGAAGGAAAGCTCATCAAGGATGTCGAGGAGACATCAGACGGAATCGTCTTTGTCCCAGGAGATGTCTCGATGGGGCAGCAGAAGGATGACGTTTCAAAGGCTGAACTCTTCTCGTGATGGAAGAGCAAGCCATGAAGAGACGAAAACCGCCGCGAAAACGGCGGTTTTCTCGTAAATATGTCCAACTGCGCGGTAAAATACTGAACAGTTGCAAAAGGGTTTGAAATGGCGTCAGTTATAAACAGGCTTTTCGAGAAGTACCGCACGTTGAATCGCGGAAAGGGGATAAATCCACAGGCATAGGAGCAGCCTGAGCGCAAGGACGGGCGTTTCGGTGCTGACGCTCTCAGGAAGAACCCCAACCTCCCCATCTTCGACGACGCCCAGAACAACATCGCTGACATAATTGACCGCCGTTCCGTCGTCTCGCAGTTCCAGACACAGACATAGATCACCTCTCCTGACAACTACTTTGCCTCGATCTTCTCCGGTATGATGGCGATGCCCATCTACACGAACAAGAGTGAGAGGATCCGCCAGTACAGGGCGATGGCGGTCTACCCCGAGTGCGACTTCTGCATCTGCGAGCTTGCCGACGACTTCATCCACGAGGACGAGGAGCAGAACTTCATCCACCTCCATATCCCGGACGAGAAGACGCATCTCGACGAGGATTAGAGGAAGGTCCTCCAGAACGAGTTCACGAGGTTCGTCGAGCTTTTCCACTTCCGCGAGGACGGCTTCAATCTCGTCAAGCGTTTCCTCGTCGACGGTGAGCTCGCGTTCGAGAACATCATCAACGCGGAGAAGCCAAAGCTCGGTATCATTGGCGTAAAGTACCTCCCGACGGAGTACTACGAGACGATGATGGACCAGGAAAGTGGGAAGTCCATCGGCATAATCTTCGACAAGGAGAAGTTGACGAGGGATCTCAAGACAATCGTGTCGAACTCCTGCCTTGGCTCGAGGGTTATCTTCAACAACCTCATCTCGACGCAGACTACGTTCTTCAGCGACAAGGAGTCGTCAATCCCGATTCTCTGGCCGCAGCTTACATACATCTCCTCGGGGGACACCTCGGCTGACGGACTCATCTCATATCCCCTCATAGAGAAGTGCAAGCAGGCTTACCACCAGCTCGCCCTAATGCAGGACGCGGCTGTCATCCTCCGCGTCACGAGGGCTCCGGAACGCCTCCTCTTCAACATCTCGACCGGTGGTGTCGCGGACAAGATAGCGAGGCAGAGGATTCGCAACTTCATCAACGAGATGAAGTCGAAGAAGGTGGTCTCGACTACGAATCCGGACAAGAATGAGGACATCAGGAACGTCTACAACCCCGTCACGATGCTCGAGACGTATTTCTTCGGTAAGTCCAACGCAAACGACGGGACGACAATCGAGACCGTCGGCTCAACGGCTGACTACGAGCAGATAGCGGACATTGAGTTCTTCCTCCGCCGACTCTTCAAGCAGTTCAAGGTCCCGTTCTCGAGGTACAAGACACCCGAGAACTCACTTGAGCGCGACGAGACGATAACTTACGAGGAATACTCGATGGCACGTGCGATCATACGCTTTCAGAGGCGTTTCGCGCTCGGTCTCAAACGTTCATTTGTCACGGATCTCAAGCTTCGCGGCGTCTGGCAGGCGTACAGCATGAAGGACTCCGACTTCACCGTCGACTTCACGACTCCAGTCCTCTACGACCTCTACCAGCAGCAGAAGATGATGACTGCGAAGATGGACACATACAAAACCATTGTAGACAACGAGGAGTTCTCGAAGACAATAGCGATGAAGAAGATTCTCAAGATGACTGATGACGAGATTGACGAGAACTTCCACGCCCTGATTAAGGAGAAACAGCTTGTTGCATTGGCGGACTACTTCGCGGACAAGATTTCCGACGAGAACAAGCCTCTTGACTACAAGTCGCCGATAAGGTTGTCTGGTGAGGACGGAAACCCCGATGAAGGCGGTTCAGATGGGGTTTCGGATTCCGGAGGACAGGAAGAGGGATCTCCGGAAGATGAAGGTCCGACTGAAGGGACTGGGGACGAGGGCGGAGGAGAGGAAACACCGTCGTTTGGACTTGGATGAAGGCGCCCAATCTCGTCGTTTCTGTAAATATGAACAGCATGAAGAACATTTCCGAACTTATAAGGTACTGGGCGTATCTTTGCGAGAACGAAGACGACCGCGACGTTTTGTGCGAACGCGACTACTCGGAAGACGAGATGCAGAAGGCCGAAAGGGATGTCAACGGGATGCTGAGGACAGAGGGACTTCATCTTCAGTATGACGAAAACTCAAGCGGGCACCTGAAGTTTGATCACGGCAACCTCATCGGCAACGCCCTGAAGGAGGACAATCTCGGAGTTGCGCTCAGATCGCAGATACTTGGCGCCATATAGCAGAGCGGAAACTACGGAGACCATGACGACGAGACGCCGGATTCCGAGACAGACGAAGGAGCCAAGGAAGAGATAGTCAACAGGATCCAGGAGCAGCTTCGGCAGAGTCTGACCAGAATCGTAGAACTTGCAAGGAACAGCATAAGGGCGCACGTCAGCGAATCCCTGTACGACTATCTCCATTCCAACAATGACAGAGAGGAAAGAGAGGATGCGCTCGGAGGCGTCGGCGACATAGAGGGGGCTCTGTGCGGAATCGGACCCGAAAACGACTTCGGATACCCAATCGACTTCGAGTTCAGGATATGCGTGAAGTCGAACGACCTTGACTGAATAATGTTGCTGGATTGGACACAAGCCTGTATTTTTGTAAATAATAGCATAACGGAATTTCAAGGAACACAAGATGAGCCTAAAGACAGTCAAGAAGAACTACATCAGCCTCCTGAAGGCGTTTTCGGATGCTGGTGTCACGCTTACCGAGTCCCAGAAGGACACGCTTGACAACTTCATCACCAACCTCCAGGAGACGATGGACAAGCAGCGGGACATGACGATCCGCGCAACGAAGAAAATCGTCGAGGAGAGGCTTGAGAAGGAGTATAAGTCTGAAGTCGAGTCCCTGATGAAGGAGATGAGGGCTAACTCGGAGCTCGCCGGGAAGATCCAGCAGAAGGTGTGCGAGTCCGAGACGAGCAAGGGTCTCGTCGATGCCGTCGATTCCTATCTCACGGAGCATGTCAGTGAAGTCCTTCCGAAGAAGACGATCATCGACTACACGGAGATGCGCAGGAACCAGAGGATAGTCGAGTCCCTCAGGAACACGTTCATGATTTCGGACCCCGAGATTTCTTAGAGGATCGAGAGCGCAAAGGCGGAACTCGTCAAGGAGTCGGAAAGCCTCAGGAAGCAGAACGAGACGCTTACCGAGTCGCTAAAGAAGGGAAACGCCGAGTTCTCGAAGCTCTCGAAGATGTACTCGACCCTGAAGGCTCGTGAGTTCGTTCTTGAGAAGGTCCAAAAGCTCCCGGTGGTCGAGTCGAAGGAAATCCTCAGGAAGACGAATGGGATGGACTTCGAATAGGTGACGAAGAATTTCAAGTCGATTCTGGAATCTGTCCAGGACGATGTCTCCGAGCAGCAGAAGGTCGGAGACGATGAAAAGGATTTGGAGGAGGCTATTGCCGCCATAATGGAAGGCGACAAAGCCAAGTCCGAAAAAGAAACAAGTGATAAGGACGCTCAGGGAACGGAATCTACTCCCGAGGCACCAGGAGATGAGGTGGATGGAGATGCTGCGGACGAGTCTTCACGTGAAGACGAACCCGATCAGGTCGTCATAGCCGAGTCTCAGATGCAGTCGTGGATAGAGACCCTGAACCGTATCACACCAAAAAAGTAAGGAAAACTACTATGCGTAAGGTTATCAATGCTGAAACGCTGATGGCAAAGTGGGCTCCGATGATCGACATGGGTGAGAAGATCCAGCGTCGTGAAACGCGCAAAGCCCTCGCTCAGGTCTTCGAGAACACGGCCGAAGAGCTTGAGAAGAACGGTCTCCTGACCGAGGCTACCGGTCTGACACAGGCTGGCATTCTTGGACAGTCCCCGGTTGGCAAGGATAGGTCGACTGGTTACCTCAAGGGTCCGTATGGTCGCGAGAAGGCAGAGAAGGTCGGTGCTACAAACGACTTCTACCTCCCGAACGTGATCATGCCGATGGTCCGCCGTATATTCCCTTCGCTCATCGCCCACGAGCTCGTTGGTGTCCAGGCTCTCAATGGTCCGGTCGGCTACGCTCTTGCGTACCGCGCGAAGTACGGTGAGAACGGTGGCGTTGGCGTCCCCGGTGACGTCGGCTACGGCAAGTATGGCAATCCTGCCATCCCCGGTGAAATCGGGTTCAATCCGGTCGACACGCGCTACACGGGCACGGTTGACGCTGGTGCCGAGTCGCTGACGGCTAACGTCGCGGAAGACGGCACGGATGTCAGCAAGGCTTGGGCTGCCTACTGCGGCGGCGGTGCGAAGCACTGGGCTGGCGTTGGCGCTCCTCTTGGTGAGAATACCGAGTACGCGAAGTTCTCTGACGGCTCGTATCCTACGGTTGCGTTCGATTTCATCAAGACGATGGTCGAGGCTCGCACCCGTAAGCTCGGTGCTGGCTGGTCGCCGGAACTCGCCGAGGACATGGAGGCTATGCACGGCTTTGACGTCGAGTCGGAGTTCGTCAACATGATCTCCTACGAGATCGGCGCGGAAATTGACCGCCAGCTCGTTAACGAGATGGTCAAGGCTGCTCTCACGGGCGGTTCGGTCACGAGTTGGTCGCCTGCAAGGGCTGACGGTCTCGACCAGATGGGTCGTCTTGCGACGCTCCTCACCCAGATCACGATTGAGGCGAACCAGATCGCTCTCCGCACACGTCGCGGTCATGCGAACTTCGTCATCACCTCACCTCGTGTGACGGCTCTCCTCGAGCAGCTCTCGATGAACAAGTTCGTCAGCATCCAGAACACGACCAAGGACGCTCCTTCGGTTCCTGATTCCGGCGTTGGTGCTCTCACCAAGTGCGGTTTCATCAACGACGGTCAGCAGCTCCTCGTCCGTGATACGTATGCGACCGGCGACTATGTCCTCATGGGCTACAAGGGTGCTCATCCAGCTGACAACGGCATCATCTACTGCCCGTACATCCCTGTACAGCTCCAGAAGGTGATCAATCCTGATACGCTGACGCCCGTAATCGGTGCTCGCACCCGTTATGGCGTGATGAACAGCGTGTGGGATGCGAAGAACTACTACCACTTCATCAACATCGAGGATCTCGATGCCGGGTACAAGTTCAACGCGGAACGTCAGTTCATCGCGACGCCTTCGAAGGTTACGAACGGTACGCTCTTCGTCTAATCCTCGGATTGACGCGAGCAAAGCAGAAGGGTCGGACGAAAGTCCGGCTCTTTTGTTTTTGAAAAATGCTTGACATTTTTTTGTTAAAATGCTATAATATTGCAAAAAACGAGTTAATTTGAAAAAAAATGATTGAACACATTAAAGAATATGATGAAGAGATAATCCGATTAATAGAGGATTATCCAGTGCACTTTACACGAATGATATTAAGCAAGTGTGTTCACAAGGAAAGAACGGTTGACAGAACATACCTGTATGATTACATAAGAAGATCCACACCAAAGTTGGAATCTGGATTTTACAAGCTGACCACTAGGATATATTGGCTATTGAATGACATTGAAGATTTTCCACTTTGTCACAATCCAAACTGTCCAAACCCGAAGCTCATTGGCTTCAATGTGAAAAACATGAAGGACGGTTATGTGAAATTCTGTTCACGTGCATGTCAATATTCGTCAAAAGAATGGCTTTCTTCAGTTGAAGATGGCGTTTCAAAGAAATATGGTGTTAAAAACTATTTCATGACCAATGAGTTCAGGAAGAGGTATTCTGAAATAGTCGAGGAGAACGAGAAAAAGAAATACGAAACGAGAAAAGAGAATCATTCTTTCAGGGCGTCGGAAAAAGAGAATGATGTGTATAGGATATTATTGAACAAGTTTGACGCAACTGATATTGTTCGACAATATTCAGAAGAAAGATATCCATATTCGTGTGATTTTTACATAAAATCGTTAGATACGTTTATTGAATACAATGGAAATTGGACACATGGTGGTCATCCGTATGATGAGACAAGCGAAGAGGACAGGAAACTTGTCGAAAAATGGAAGGAAAAGAAGACAGATTTCTATGACAATGCGATAGAGAACTGGACAATACGGGATCCTATTAAGAGAGAAACTGCCAAGAACAACAATTTGAATTATATAGAATTCTGGAATGTTTCTGAAGCAAGGAAGTATGTTGGTGTCAACACCATACGTGATGTTGAACAACTGAATGTCAAGTGGGACCGGAAACGCGCAAATTATGAGTATGGATACTATTGTTCCACAGATGTTCCAATCCTAAATCCGATTGTCTCGAGAAACAACTATATAATCAAGTATTTTCAGCAGGATTCTTTTTTCAGGAAGGAAAAGGAGATTTGGAGAACCGATGAAAGTATGAAAGAGCGGCTTCTTGAGAATAGGATCAAGTATCTGAATAAAAGTGAAAATGAACTTACGTCAGAAGATATGTTATGTGGGTTCAAGAAATCCGGAATATACCATGGTTACTCACACTTCAATCCATTGTGGTTCAAGTGGTTCATTCAAAAATACAATGTAAAAAGATGTTATGATCCATGTGGAGGGTGGGGACATAGGCTTCTTGGTGGTCTTGGTCTTGAGAAATACATATATAACGACCTGTCGAGAAGTACAAAGGAAAATGTCGACAGAATCGTTGAGTATTTTGACTTGAAGAATGTTATTACATATTGTGAGGATGCGGGGTCATTCAAACCAACCGATAATTTTGACGCAATGTTCACATGTCCTCCATATTTCAATGTTGAGGAATATGAATGTGGAAAGTTTGCTGATATTGAAGAATATAATTGGTTTATTGGGACGTTGTTTGATATTTTTTGGAAGACACCAGAATGTAAAATATTTGGTTTAGTTATTCGGGAGGATATTCTCCCAAAAAAATTTCAATATTTTAAGGAAAAATTTCTCGTAAATGCAAAAAACGAGTCGTACTTTAATTTAGAAAAGAACAGATTCAATGAATATATGTATATTTTTGAAAAATAATGATTTTTAAATTAAAAGATAGAGGGAGGTCAGACGAAAGTTTGACTCTTTGTTTCTAAAAATCCTTGACTTCTTTAAGAAAAAATGCATAATTTAACTTTAAATGATCAATTACGATAAAGAGATTAATACAAAAATCCTGAAAATCTGTGAAGAGCACAGGACCTCGTATCAGAACATCCTCATGTCAAGGAAATGTTCTGATATTTTGAAATATGTTCATGATTGTGTTTCTGATTTCATGGATGTGAAGACAACCAAACTTGGCAAAATGCTGTGTTGGGTGTTGAATGAGATGCAGGGATTTCCGAAATGCGGCAATCCGAACTGTTCGAATGTTGTTGTTGGAAAACATGTTCGTTTTAACGACCCCTGGCCGAAATTCTGCTGTAACAGGTGTGCACAGAAGAATCCGGAAACGATTGCAAAGGTCAAGAACACAAAACTAGAGCACTTTGGTAATGCTAACTACAATGGCGATATTGATGTCCTAAAGAAAAAGAATCTGGAAAAGTACGGTGTTGAGTGGTACATAAAAAGTGACGATTTCAAGAGAAAGCAAAAGGAGACTTGGCTTTCACATGGATATGAGCATCCGATGAAGTCTGAAAAACTGAAGAGGGAAATGGAAGAGAGGTATCTGAAGAAAACTGGATACCGATATACCATCCTGAATCCGGAAATCATCAAGAAAGCCAGGACGAGATACCTGCATGATGGTCTGTTCTTTAAGTCGTCGTGGGAATTGGCTTTCTACATTTACAACAAGGACAATGGCATAGATTTCGTATTTCAGCCGGAAAAGAGATTCGAATACAGTGACTGTTCCGGAAAGACGCATTGGTACTATCCGGATTTTGAAATTAATGGAGTACTGTATGAGATAAAGGGAGAGCAGTTCCTGAAACCAGACGGGACATATAGGAATCCATACGACACGACTCATTGTACTGATGATACATATGAGGCAAAGAGAAAATGCATGGAGAGTCATGGTGTCGTTGTCATTGGGAAAGAAGAGATCCGGAAATACATTGACTACTGTACCGAAAAATACGGATCAAAAGATTGGAAGGATGAATTCAGGTATCTTGATTTCGATGTGGTCAGTCTTGAAATTGAGAGAAATGACGGAAATCTCGTAAAGGAGTTTGAATATTTCAAGAATGTCGATGTATCCGACAGGATGAGGATTTCCAACGGAAACCGGAATTGCATCATAAAGTACTTCCAGCAGGACATCTTTTTCCGGAAAGAGCGCGAGTTGTGGAAAGACAACGTTGTTCGCGAACGGCTCCTTGAAAACCGGATGAGATATGCCGGAAAACGGATGCTGTCAGCAAATGACATCCTGACTGGATTCAAGCGTTCTGGAATATATTACGGCTATTCCCATTTCAATCCACTGTGGTTCAAGTGGTTCATACAGAAATATGATGTCAGGTGCTGCTATGATCCGTGTGGTGGATGGGGTCACAGGCTTCTTGGTGGTTTGTGTCTGGAAAAGTACATATACAATGACCTTTCTGAAAAAACGAAATCCAATGTGGATCGGATTGTCAAATTTTTTAACCTTGACAACGTGAAGACATATTGTAATGACGCAAGAATATTCATGCCAGATGAACGGTTTGACGCCATGTTTACGTGTCCACCATATTTCAATGTTGAGGAATATGAATGTGGAAAGTTTGCTGATATCAATGATTTCAATTCGTTCATTGACTCGATTTTCGATGTATTTATAAGGAAAGATGGATGCAATGTGTTTGGGCTTGTCATTCGAGAGGATCTGCTTCCGGAAAACCATAGAAACTATTCTGAGCGATACACAATTCAGAGGAACGTAAAGAAGTACATTTCCGGTAAGGAGAACAGAAATCTCGAATACATGTATGTTTTTAGGAAAGAATGAAATGTCGAGAAACTTGGTTCAGCCGATCTCATTCTTCCTCCGTCCTTCAGAAAATGCTCTGAGTTTCAGACGAAATTCAAAGTCTCAAAACCCGTAAATACCTATGCAATGGACGTCGGGATAGTAGACAAGCAGAAATACCACATAACGGCTCTCAAGAATAGGGACGGAATTCTTAGGTACGTCATTGCATACCTTGACTTCGAGGACGGAAAGCATGTGGTCAAGGTCACGAGGTGCGACGTCGGAAGCGTCGACGGAAAGGTAATTTCGCGGAAGGAGTTCAACGATCCGTATCTCGCGTTCAACTCATACAGGAAACTGATTGATGACTATTCCGCAGTTGTGATTCTTGACGACAGGGACGCATCTTCACCTGACGATCTCTTCCTTGACTCTGTCGGCTATCATGGAACATGCCCGGAATGCTGCTTCACGTGCGCATATTCGATAAAGGACGAGAACCTGTGTTTCCCGTTCAAGACGAAGCTCGGAATACTCTGTGGAAACTCACAGAACCTCGACACGTACGACAGGATGCTATAGGAGCATTTCAGAGGGCATGAGATTTCGAAGGCTTGTCAGGTGGCGCGTCCGAAGGTCGAGCCGTTCGGGGTGTGCAAGAACTACCTGAAGAGGGGAACGCTTGCCGAAAGACTCTGCGAGAAGCCGGAATTCGACTTCTGTTTGGATCCCGACTGGAAGAGATTTTGTGGAATGTACGGAAACAGGCGTTGCGACGACTTTGTGATGGAGTACGTCGACGTATACGAGAGGAATTGAGACAATGGGAATGAGGCTTGTAACAGTAGAAGGGCTTAGGCTTGACGACAGGGTTTTGGTTGACGTCGGGATGGACATATCGAGTGACATCGAGTTCTACGAGGGTCACTACCTGTAGACTCCGCTCAAGGAGGATGACAGGGCTATGTGCTTCTCCCCGAAGATGGGCTTTGCACAGGCGATGAGGGCTTACAGCAAATCCGGAAGACCATACAAAACGCCGTCGATAGGTGCAAAGGGATGGAAAATCATCGGGTTGAACGTTCTCGATAGCGGAGACGTCATCCTGAAGCTCGACGGCGACGTCTCTGAGATCGTGAAGGATTGCGAAAGGGACTTCTCCAAGAGGAACGCTTACTCCCTCGCGCTTGCAGACTTCTCGAAGTCGAAGTTCGGGAGGATTTCTGAGATAAACGACCACGAGATACTTGTCATGAAGAGCGAGTACTCGAGCTCCTACGACAACACATACCAGCTTGAGAGCGACCTTCGGCACATATAGGAGGAAGCGGGAGAGAACCAGGAGGAGTACTTCGAGAGGCTCTGGAACGATGACGACAACGGCTTCTACTGCCCAACGATACCCGACCTCGGTCCAGAGATCCTGAAGAACTTCTACGGGCAGCATATCGAGGGCGGTTCGACCGTCGCAATCGGAAAGTGGACGCATGCAGAGGGTCGTGACACCGTTGCGGATGTCAGGTATTCCCACGCGGAAGGATCCCACTCGTTCGCTGGCGGAATCGGCTCCCATGCGGAGGGCTTCACAACCGAATCACAGGGCTTTGCGGCTCATTCGGAGGGATTCGGTTCAAGGGCGAACAACACGGCTTCGCATGCCGAGGGAAACAATACCACAGCGAACGGGGAAGGTGCGCATACTGGAGGAAACAGAAGCTCCGCTAACGGGAAGAACGCATTTGCACATGGAGATTCAGCCGTCGCAAACGGTGACAACGCGGTTACGTTCGGAAACCACGCGAAGACGGACTTCGATGACAGCTTCGTGTGGAACGGAACCGATAAGACATACAACGGGAAAGGCGATGGGGCGTTCTGCATCAACCCGAAGGACGGCTTGGATGGAATCTTCGTCGGAAACGACTCGCTAAAGGCTATTCTTGACGGAAATAAGAAGATATACGGTTCCGAGGACAAGTGCGACATATCGACATTGCAGAAAATGCAAGTGATCATGAAGGATATGCTTGTCAGGCTTGGAATGGAAGTCGAGAACATAACGTTCTGACGTTTTCGGTAAGTACAATTATAGTGGGAGAATGGAGTCAACTACCCACCGACTGAAGAACGGCGGGTAGTTGACTGTTTGTGGACAATCTCACTTTTCTAGGTCAAGGGACTTGATTATGTCCTCCTGTGAGTAGGCGGACGAGCTTCCAGACATGTCAATCGTCTGGGAGACCTGCTTTGACTCGAGCTTCTTCATGTCAAGTTCGTGCTTGTACTTGATTTTCTCCATATCATGTGAGTGCTTTATCTGCTCGAACTTCACCTTGTCGTAGAACGCGAGACGATCCTTGTAGAGGTTTATGTATTCCGAGACGGTCAGGTGCGTAGCCTCGAGAATCTTTCCGAGAGCCTGAACTGCGTCCGGATCGCACAGTTCGCTGCTGACGATCTGCTCGTAGACGTGGCGAATCGTGTCCTTCGAGATGTCAATTAGCTCGCGAATTTCCTTCAGGCTCGTCTGGATGTTCGTGAAGTTGACCCCCTGTACTCCGTTCTCCTTGTACTCCTGGATCTGCGTGTCGATTTCATCGGCGTTCTTCCTGACTTGCTCGTCGATGTCGTCGAACTGTTTTATGTCGTCCTTCACATCAAGATCCGAAAGGAATCCATCGATATCGTTGATGCCAAGTGCCTCATTTAACTTCTTTGTGCTCATTCCTCAGAACTCCGTGAAACCATCGTAGTCGTTTCCCTCAAACTGGTTGCCTAGGCTCTTCCGCATGCTCGAGCCCGGGAGGTCAGCCTCGAGGTTCACCATAGCCTTCTTCGTCATAGCCCTCTTGATGTTCACCTGCTTGTAGTGCTTTGCGAGAATGGACTTGAACGAGTTGAAGCAAGCCTGTGAGATGTACGCGAAGACGTTCGTGAACCTGAATGAGAAGTTGAAGAGCCCCCTGATTATCTTCTCGTAGGAATATGACTGGCAGTCCTGCTTCAGCTCAAGGGGATAGTTCCTGAAGTACGAGTGGTTCGAGATCTTCTGCGCTATCTGCATGATCATCATCCCGAAACGCTCGCTTATCATCCTTCCGTTGACCGGATCGAGCGGGTCGTCTATGTCGAAGCACCACCCGTCGTTCCTCACGATGTGCGTCACGTCCTCGACGATTCCCCTGCTGTCCTCCCTGACTATTATCGGACGCTCGACGACCTTAATCTTTGATACCTCCGATTTGGTGAGTCTCTAATTCCTCTCCTCCTGCTTCCGGATTCTGTCCTGCCACTCCTTGAACCTGCCGTGGGACTTCGCGTACCGCACGTAGTACCTCGTTCCCTCGATGTATTTCTCGTGAAGCTGTATCGTATCAGGATATGTCCTTGACCTGATGAGGCTCCCGTTCCGCGTCATTTTCAGGATTGGAAGACCGTTTGTCGAGGAGTTCCGCCACCTGAACATTTCCTCGAGGAGGTTCTTGTTCGTGCAGTAGAACCTCGGGTCCTTCGACTGGTCGATCACCTCCTGTGGTATGGTGAACTCAACCTATTCCTGTTCCTCGTTCCTTCGCTTTCCGGAGGGTTGTCTTTGGCTCATTTCGTTGAAATCCGTATAATACTTCCTGAGAGTATTTTACACACATCCCGGTCAAAAACCGTAAATATTTTGGAAAAAATGAGTGGAAAAGCCATGGAAAAACTGGATCTGAGGAAAATTCTGGACGAATCGCTTGACTGCATGATCTGTGAGAGCAGGAACGACAGACCGAGACACCTTTACGAGGACTTCAAGATGACCTTCAACGAGATGAGGGGGATCTTCAAGGACATTTTCTCGGGAAAGACGAAGCTCACGGAGAAATGTGACGGTGCGCATATAGAGGTGACGTACAAGGACGGAGGATTCCGCTTCGCAAAGAACAGGCGTCAGCTCATGGATCCGCTCAAGCTCGAGAAGCTCGGCTCGTACTTCGATGGAAATCCCAAGGTCAAGGAGGCTTACGTAAACTCCGCGAACGATCTCGTCAAGGCGTTGAACTCTATAGAGGCGAATGACCTCGAGCGTCTTTTCCAGAACGGAAGGAAGTATGCCTCGTTCGACATCGTCTATCCTCCGTGCAAGAACGTCCTTGACTACGGCAACAGGTGCTTCCTCCAGCTGAACGGGTTGAAGGAGTACAACGAGAGCTATGACATCGTCTCGGAAGACCAGGACTCATCCAAGTGGCTCTATGAGACTCTGAAGAACCACAGGGCTCTGAAGCAGGAGATGTTCGAGATTGCGGAGCCGAACCTCCTCAGGATGCGAGACAGCGTAAGCGCGGAGAAGGCTCTGAAGGAGCTGATGGCTGATTTCGACAAGGTGATAGACGGATATTCCACGAAGTGCACGATACAGGACTATGCGAACGAGCGTCTTCGCAGGTGCATCATCAACGTCTGCAACTACAACAACATCGAAGTCGACCGGGACTGCCAATTCGTGAAGGAGCTTGCCGACAGGATAGGAAACTTCTCTGGAAGGCGTCCGACGAAGAGCGACATATGCACGTTCGCGAAGCGTTGCGGCGTCGACGTCCGCTCCGACAACTACCGGAAGCTCATGGATACGCTTGACACGCAGCGCGACGCTATAAACGAGGAGGTCATGCGCCCCGTGGAGAACCTCGTCATGAAGGCTGGTACGCTTCTCTTCAGGAACCTCACCGGATTCATGAGCGCGGACCCCCAGAAGACGTCGAAGAAGCTCGTCACGGAGCTTGAGCATGCGATTTACGAGGTTGAGAAGGACAACTCGAAGCTCACGACGGACAAGCTTAGGATTTTCAACCGCCACATCAAGAAGATAGGCGACTGGAAGGAGAAATGCTTTCCGACGGAGGGCATCGTCTTCCGCCACGGTCCGAAGGTCTACAGGATAACTGGCTGCTTCGGCTCAATCGGGCAGATTCTCAACATACTCAAGTACTGAGGAGGCTTTCACATGGTTTCTGAGTCGCTTGGAGAGGGAATAAAGCTCGCAAAACAGGCTTCAGAGCAGTTCGAGAAGGACACAGTCGAGGGAATCAGGGACTTTCTCAAGGCTTAGGGTGGTGAATATTCAGGGCTTCGGGTCGAGCACTACGAGGGAAGCGACCGGAAATACCATTCGGACATACGGGTGTTCAATCCAAAGACCGGGAAAGAGGTGTGGATAGAGGCGAAGAAGAACAAGTACGCGAATCTCGGCTCCGTCAGCTTCAAGTTCACGGACGGTGAGTGGAAATGCACGACACTTGACGACAAGGATCCCCTTATCGAAATGTTCCTCGACGCATTGAATAGCAATTCCGGCGATTTCATCGGGTTCTGCCGGAAATTCCTTGAGAAGGACGACATTTCCCTTCCGAAGGATCTCACTAAGGAGCTTGTTGACACGTGGAAGATCTCTGGTGGCGTTGACGACACGGAAAACGACACGCAGTTCATAACGAACAAGGTTCAACTTGAGCAGTTCGGCTTCAAGATAGCAGAATTCTACAAGTTCTCTAAGTAGGAGCAGGTCTACTATATCCAGGTCGGTGACGATCTGTACATAATCGATCCGAACTACAACCCCCTGAACCTGAAGTGCGGAAATGGAGAACCATTGAAGCCGCTTTCCGAAGTCTACCGCAAGGGGAGGATACAGTTCCGCCTGAAGGGACAGGAAAAGGCTTCCGGGGGGGCGATCAAGCACTACTACTCGATATTTTGCGACGTAAAGATACTCGCAGACAAGGAGAACATGGACACTGAATACGAATGCTCATTCCTCGAACCTGAAAAGTACCCGATTGCCGGAGATGGGATGAAGAATGATGACACGATGGGTGAAATCCTCGAGGCGATTTATGGTGTGATATCAGAAAACCTCACGATTCCCGAGAATCCAGACGACAGGATTGAGCACGAGCTTCGCAGGGAGCTTGACAGGAACTACGACCACGCAGACAGGATCATAAGGTGGTACAGGTCTGACAGGAAAGCCGGAAAGGACGAGAAGGAGCTAAGGGACACGTATGTCAGGAACCTCGGGAACATAAAGGACCTCCTTAAGACATATGATGAGTACATGGCGAAGCTGAAGAAGCTTAAGATGCACTCGAAGCATGTCGAAATCGAAACAGACGACGGGAAGAAGCTGAAGTTCGATCCGGCGAAGGACTTCGACAAGATAAGGATGCTTTCCGGCGCGAGGAAGCTCATAGCCGCGCTTGGCGACATTGTGCACTCAGACACGAACATCGACGTGAAGGACGAGAAGTATGCGATAACGGACGAGGACAGGAAGAACATAAGGATAGTCTCGTTTACGGAGCATGTTGTGTGCTGGCAGACGCAGGGTTACGAGACGACGAACAAGCTCGTGTACCAACTCTGGAGAAACCCGGAGACAATCGGACGTGGTGACGTATACGGGGATCCTAATGAGCAGACTCCGTATTGCACACACTCGAAGCGGCACTGGGACGACTATGCTGAAAAATTTGGAGATAGATACAAGTAGTTCTGGTATCTTGTCAGGATGGATGTAGACAATGTCGCAAAGCTGTCCGCGTCAAGAAAGCTCATCGCTGAAAAGAACAGCAACGCAAGGGAGGACTTCGAGGATCTCAAGAGGGAAACCGAATTGAAGAAAAGCGCGAAGTACGTCATCGGCGACCTTACGAATCCGGAGGTGGCGAGGACGTTCAACCTCATGTCGTATTCCGGTCCGTCCACGATAATTGCGATGAATGATTCTGACGACGATTTCCTGGACAGTGACGACAATGAATTCGAGTCATTCTCCGACTTGGCATATGGAGACGAAGTCGAGAGGATTGACGATTATCTGAAGAAAGAAAAAATAGAGGAAACGAAGAGATACGTCGCGGAGAATTACGTTGACGAATCCGGGGTTCTCGTAATCGACAATGGGTTCATCAAAGAAATGAGAACTCTTGGCTTTGTCGACAGCCTGTATGAGTTTCCGGATACGGTCAAGCGAATCGAACTTGGGCGCGGCGCGGCGGAAGGCGCACTTGGCAGACTGAAGAACATACGAAAATTTCCACCAATCAGCTTCAAGAACATCGAAGAAGCCGATCACATGTTCTTCCACATGAAAAAACTTTAGGAGACGCCAGAGCTCCTCGACACGGACTCCATCTAGACGGCAAACGGCCTGTTTTTTGGGTGTTCCGGACTCCTCCGCGCCGGCGACATCGTTCTGAAGCGATGCAAGTCCATAGTATTCATGTTCAGGGGTTGTGAAAAACTTGAGACAATCGGTCGCATAGATGCACCATTGTCCGACATAGCTTCCAACATGTTTCTGGAATGCTATTCTTTGAAGCACATAGATGACATCTCGATTTCACCAGAATCTGATCGGTTTGATTTGCCCCCGAATGATGAGTATCTTGACGATCACTCCAGGGAACTATTATAGACGCTGTCCGATAGGACGAAGAAGGTCTTTAGAGAAGAGAAAAAGAAAGACTTCAACTACATGAAGGAACTTCTCCTTGCGTGTCCGAAGGATGAAGACGGTTTTTACATCCAGGTTTTCGACGGGAGTAATATGTATGGAGAAATAATGAATCCTGACGTGATTCAGATTGCAAATTATCTCGCCACCATTGATATGAAGAACGACCTGGAAGTCACCGTTCCGAAGATCGGGGGGATAAATCTCGCGTACTATGCGCCTTCCGACGACAAACACGATCATCCCATTCCAAAGATATGGGACGAAAAGTGGCTAGTATATGATGGAAAAGTTCATTATCCCATACAAGAAGAATTTCCAGTCGTAAAGATTAGCAAAAGCCAGGAGAAGAACAAGTGGATGCTTTTTAGCCCGAGTATTGATACGACGCTGTATATGCGGAAGCAATACGGAGAGAATGCGGAGAGGATCAAGTTCGTCGTCGTGGACGATCCGACAGACGAGGAGATCGAGGCGGTTCGTGAAAAATTCAGAAAGTTCAACACACGAAAGCGGTTGCCGAAAACATTGACGGAGTCGCTGTCGAGACGACATATGACGACAATGGGAACGTGCTTTTCCAGAAGTTCAGGAATGTCGAAACCGAAATTCCAGAGAAGAAGGAGTTTGAAAAAAGCTCTTCTGGGTTCTTTTCATGGCTTTTGAAGCATATTTTCGTGAAACTGAGGAACAGTGCAGATCCCTTCGGGGAGAGGGATGACTTAGACAAGGGAAAAGACGGAAAGACCGGAGTCGAAATCGGCTTGAAGTGGAAGTTCTGAGGGAAACCTCAGAACTTTTCGGTCTTCAGCCAACTGCAACGGCAATTGTAGTCGAAACCTGCGGTTTGTCGACGAGTCTTGCCGTTATTTTCATGAATCCAACATCTTCTCCAGGTCTTGCGACACAGAAAGCCTTTCCGCAGAACGCATTTCGCGTCGGGCTTCGCATGTTTGTTGAATCCCTTGGGCAACCGTTGTCGGAACCGTAGAATTCACCGCCAGTTACGGAGAACTCGACCTCGTTTGAAGCAGTTGCGACAGGTATTCCGTTGATGTCGACGAGCTGGCACGACACAAGGGCATATGTCTCAGAGTCTGCTTCCGTCTTTGTGATGTTGGAACGCAGCACAATTCCCTAAACGCTCTTTGTGGAGGTCTTTACAATGTCGGTGGCGATGATGTTTCCTTCGGAGTCATACCCGACAGCCTTGAGCTCGCCCTTTGCAAACGGAATCTCGTTTGAGAACTCGCAGTGCTCGGAATCCCTCGGACATGAGTCGCTTTTTGCGACGCTGCTTCCATTCAGGAACAGTTCGACGCTTGTGCAGTTTGAGTAGATGTCAACCCTTACGCTCTCGCCAACAGTCCACGACTCCCAGTCCGTAGGTGCGACATGAATCATGGGAACGTCAGTCCAAAGCGACTGGAACTTGTAGTAGACATCCTTCTCGAACCCGGCGAGATCGACGAGACCGAACTGGGACGACCTTGATGGGAACGTTCCCTTCACCTCGCCAAGGCTGCTCCGGTACGGGGTTGGTTCTCCGATGTAGTCGATTCCGGTCCACAGGTACATGCCACAGCAGTCCGGATATTTCTCGTAGAACCTCTTGTAGCACTCCCAAACGGTGTCGCCCCATGTAACCCTGTCGTTGTCGTACGATGAGCAGAAGCCGATGTTCGGATCGTGAATGACCTTCTTCATGTATATTCCGCGAGTCTGCACGGATGAGAAGCATTCGGATGCGATTATCGGCTTTTCCGGGTAGAGTTTACGCGTAAGCGCATATTCGCTGTCGTCGGCGTAGTTGTGTCCGAGAAGGTCTATGTGGTCGACGATCTTGTCAATCTACGTCTTGTTTATCTGGTCGTTCCCCATCGTGATTGCGCGGGTCTTGTCGATTTCGCGGATCACACTGATGAATTCAGGAAGGAACGCGTTGACCTGATCGTACGTGTAGCTGTCGAGCTTTATCTCGTTTCCAACAGTCCACATGAGTATCGAAGGGCTGTTCACGTCCCTTCTTACGGTATTTCTCGTGGCTTCCGCATAGTGTTCCGTGAAGAACCTGGCGAAGTCATAGGTATTTCCCTCCCTCGTCAACCACCAGCAGTCGTACATTTCCTCGATTACAATCAAGCCGAGCCTGTCGCAAGCGTCTATGAACTGCCTTGAGAACGGGTTGTGTGCCGTCCTTATGCTGTTGCAGCCCATTTTCTTCATCTTCCGCAGTTTCCACTCGATCATCGAGACGTTACTCTCCATTCCGACGCAACCGTTGTCCTCGTGGAGGCAGACGCCGTTGATTTTCATGCGCTTTCCGTTGAACGTCATACCGTCCTTGTCGAGACCGAAGAACCTGTAGCCGAACCTTTCGCGTTCGACGAAGTTTCCGCACTGAACCTCGACTGTGTAGATGTTTGGACTGTCGCTTTCATACGTCCACAGCGTCGGCTTAGGCACTTGAACGTCAATAGAGACATTCTTTCCGCTTGCGGTTTCCGTTCCGACGACCAAACCGCCCGGATTGACAATGCGCACGGTTGCAGTCGCTTCGCGCGAAAGCTGGAACTCGACGTGTGTCTAGACAACCGAGTCGTGCTCGCTTGAGAGGTTGGGTGTCGTGACGACTATGTTGCGTATGGCGACCTCGGATATGTCCTCATACTCGACGAGCGTAACGGGACGGATTATCCCGGCACCAGGATACCATCTCGCATTCGGCTGGTCAGAGCGTATCACGACGGCGACGGAATTTTCCCCATCAACGCACGATGCGCAGTCGTTGAGTGTTATTTCGTATGGGTTGTTCCAGTAGTTTCTCTTGACAAGCGTCCCGTTCAGGTAGACGGATGTCTCCATGTATGTTCCGTCGAACTTGAGGACGCTTCTCTTTGTCAAATCGACGTTAACCTTTGTCCTGAACACGCCGATTCCGCCGTCAAGATAGCCTCCTTTTGAGCTTGCTGGGGAATTTGCATTGTAGTCGAGACGGATGCTCCAGTCGTATGGGACGCGTACGCTATCCCATGTTGAGTCGTCGTACTCGGCGGCTGTTCCGGAATTGTCGTAGACTTGTCCCGTCTTTGTCGTGACAAGCTTGAACTTCCAGTCGCGGATTCTTGTCTCAGTCCGGCTCCTGACTCCGATGCCACCCGTGTATTTCACCGCTCCGTTGGTGTCATAGGCGGTATGCGCTTCGGTGCCGTTGACATCGAAGCACTTCTCAAGACCGTTTCCTCCAACGTCAAAAATCGAGTTATCCATCATTCACCTCACGTCAGTGGTTGAAGTTCGTCGGGACGTTGACTGCTATTTCCGTGTATGTCGCATTAGATCTTGTCGTGCCTTCCTGTGAACCTATCTCGAAGTCCTGCAACACGAGGAACTCGTTGAACAGACTTGTGAATATTGAAGAGCTCCACTTGTTGGAACCGACGTTCGACCATTCCCCGTTTTCAGAGGTGAAGTCAACGCCGTTCACGAATACCCCGTCGCGTCCAATCTTCAGCGTTATCGTGTCGCCGTCGATTGTCATTTGGCGTCTCATGAGGTTGTTTGTCTTCAGGGAGTCGTTGATGATAACAACCTGAAGGGTCTTGGAGGACTTCGTGTAGTACATGTGGATCTTGACGCCATAGCCTCCAGTAGTACCCCAGCTGAATATCGTCTGTCCGACGCTGAATATGTTCTCGTTCGAGCTTGCGCATGTGCTTGTGTCCATCGTAGCTTCAACGGAACCGCCGGCATACATCCTGACCTTGTTTCCGCCGAACAGGAACGGACGTCCGCTTGCCGCGAAGTCAGATGTCAGAACGGTCTTCTGCGTCTCGTAGTCCTCTATGGACTTTGCATACACGTCGAGGTCTCCGTGAGCATTCGCCATAGACACGTTTCCGTCAAGGAATCCATATGTGTCTCCTTTTCCTGTCAGGTTGTGGTCTACGACTTCAACAAGCATCTTGTTCTGTGCCGTTCCGTTCGTTACCGTGACGTTAAGGGGGTCTCTCAGCGCAAGCGAGTCTGGTGAACCTTCCCCTACGGTGCAGCCATCGAGATGGTAGTTCACAACTCCGGTCGTCGACACGACATTGAGTTCCCTGATCTTTACGTTCGTGTCGTAGTCGGCATCTGAACTCACGCCAATCGCTACATTGGAAACCTGTGTATTGAAGTAGTCAAGTGCGGACAGTATTGCGTCGTTGAGGTCGGTTCCAGGGTTTCCTCTGAACGAATACTCGTCCGTCTCGATGATTTCCCCGTTGAGCCTGACGCCTTCCGATTCAATCGACACCGAGATGCTTGACGGATCCGCGATTGTCTTTTCCGCGACAGAAGTTCCGTTCAGGTAGTTCCCCCAGTATGAGTTGTTGTTTCCCTTCGTCCTTGCATAGACGACAGCCTTTCCGTTGCTCTTGTCGTAGTCGATCCTGAACTTCGCGGTTCCGTTCATGAAGTCCTGTTGGATTCCCGTTCCGACATAGAGTATTGGGGAGTAGGATGCCTGGATTCCGGAAGCGTCTATCACTGCATCGACTCTTTCGCCGTATTTCGTGAGGAGGGGGACGTTCTCAATTGCCCACTTCTCGGTCGGCTCATAGTCGGAAGTGAGGACTGAAACCTGTCCGACGGTTGCTTTCCCTGTGATTCCGACGTCGCTTGTCACGGAGGGTATTGAGATGAGAGATCCCAGAATCCTCGTCACCCTTCCGTTCATGTCACAAGATATGTCCTTAAGGACGCAATTCTCGTTCCTGTTGATTCTCGTCTTGAGTGATTCCCCGTCCATCACCTTCGTAGGACCGTTTGTTGAGCAGTTGGTTAGCCCGTATGTGACAGCCCTCTCGACACCGACCTGGATTTCCTCTGTCACGACAGTGAGGACGATGTTTCCGGTCACGAGAGAAATAGAGATTGTGTTTCCTGACACAGGGACGGAAACACCTCCCATCGTGCACGTTATTGTCTTGACTGCATATCCGTCTTCTGGTGAAATCGTCGTTTCCCACCCGTTGCCCTCGACGATTTCCGTGCTCGTGTTCGAGCTTGTCGAGTTTCCGAGCGTCATCGAGACCGAGTATCTCTCGAGTTCAGCAGTCACGACCGTTATCACGATGTCGCCCGACACGTTATCTATTGAAATCTTTCCGTTGTTCACGGCGACGGTTTCCCCGCCCATCGTGCACTTTATCGAGACAATCTTGTATCCTGACTGCGGCGTTATTGTCGTTGACCACGAGTCACCCTCACCGACCGACGTGTCCGTGTTGGTGGAAGTTGAGTTCCCGAGCGTCTTGGTTATCGAGAACGTAGTTGCTACTATCTCCTCCGCGACAGCCGTTATCACGATATCCCCCGTGACGTTTCCGATTGCAATCGCACCACCTTCGACATCGACGGCTGCGCCACCCATCGTGCATGTCACTGTTGAGAGCCTGTATCCGGTATCCGCTGTCAATGTGCATGAATATGGAGCGTCCTTCTCAGTTGTCGTTGAGGTGTTGTCAGCCGTGCAGTTAGTGAGGTTCTTCGTGACGTTCACGAGAACGGTCTTCTTCACGACATTGACAGTACACGACGTCTTTATTCCGTCCTTTCCTGCCGTGACTTCAGTTGTTCCGACCTTCTTCGGCGTCACGAGACCACCGGACACGGAAGCGACGTTTTCGTCCGAGGAATACCACCTCAAATCTTGTGCGGTAAAGGAGTCAGGAACGATTGTCGGGGTCAGCTGCTCGGTTGCGTCGACGCTGAGTTGGTACGTAGCCTTGTCGAAAGCAATCGAGTCGACGACCGTCAGACCGAGTTTCGTCTTGAGTTCCCTGAACGTCTGTCCAGCGTCGTCGTTGACATATGCAACCTCCTCAAGCAGGTTCACTAGGGTTTCCTTGACGTCTTCTGGGAACGTTCCAGGCTCTCCCTGTTCGCCCTGCGGTCCCTGCTCGCCCTGAGGTCCTTGTGGTCCCGTATCACCCTTTGCACCATCTGCGCCAGTGTCGCCCTTTGGTCCTTGGGGACCGGTTTCTCCAGGATCGCCTTTCTCACCCTTCTCTCCCCGTTCACCCTATGGACCTTGGTCGCCCTTATCACCCTTTTCGCCGGGTTCTCCCTTTTCACCTGGGTCTCCCTTGTCGCCTTTTTCTCCTGATACACCCTGAAGTCCCTGGTCTCCTTTTTCACCCTGTGGTCCAACATCACCCTTGTCACCTTTTTCTCCTTGAGGACCTTGTTCACCCTGTTTGCCTTGCGGTCCCATGTCGCCTTTGTCGCCTTTTGGACCTTGTTCACCGACTGGACCTTGCGGACCGACATCTCCGGGGGTGCCTTTCAGACCCTGGATACCCTAATCTCCCTTTTCACCTTTTTCACCTTTTTCTCCCTGTGCTCCAGTATCGCCTTTTTCACCTTTCTCTCCTGGATCACCCTTGTCTCCCTTCGGTCCCTGTTCTCCTTTTTCACCAGCGGGACCCTGAGGACCTTGCTCTCCCTATGGTCCTGCAACGGCAACGGTATCGACAAACTGCTGGATTGTCAGCTTCCCGGATGTCAGACCGTCATCTCCCTCGTGTGAGATAAGGAGAAGATCCTCGCCTGACAGCTCCTGCACGTTCTCAAGTTCAGATATCGAAACAACCTTCAGTTCATCGCTCATTTTCTGCTCCGTTTTTGTGTTTTCCTTCTCAGATACTTACTGGAAATGCACCGCTTTTTAGCTGTTTAAAATATTTGAAAAATGCAGTTGCCGTTCGGTTTTCCAAGTGGAATTCCATAAAAACGGTAAATATTTCAAAGGGTTTTCACATGGAATTGGAAAAAGAAGAGAGCTATGTCGAGAAGCTTGCGAAGAAGAGGGAGTTCCTTGACCTCTATGGTGGGCGTTTCGCAATCCTGAACGAGAAGAACATGTTCATCAAGGGAATCAATGACAGGGATGGTTTCAATTCCAAGGTCGTGGCATACACATGGACGGATCAGGTACAGGAGACGATTCCGTTCAAGAATAGGGAAAGGGGTGAAGGCTTTGTCATAAAGTATTCGAAGCTTCCATCTGCTGACGAAAAGGGAAAGTTCCTTGCCGAGGAAAATGTCAGGGTCATGCGAATATACAGGGCACTTGACCTGAACGAGTCGGACTTCAAGGCGGACTCCTCGATTTTCGAGACATGCCTTAAGGAGGCTGACAGCGACATCGGCGGAGACAAGTCTGACACGGAAGCTGAAATTGCGTCTGGAAAGAAAATCTGGATTGACGACATCCGCGAGGCACCCGATGGATATATCTGGATAAAGACAGTCAGGGAGTTCATCGACTACTGTGTAAAGAACGGTCTCGATGACATCGAACTGATAGACACGGATCACGACGCAGGAGACTACCAGAATGACGGCGGAGACTACATCCGCTGCTTCGACTACCTCGACTATTGCGGAATCCCTGACATAACCGTGCACATCCACAGCGCGAATCCCGTCGGTGCGAACAACATACGCAGGATAATCTCGAAGAACGGAGAGAACGGCTGGAGGGAAATTAGGAACACGAACGAGGAAGCCGTCGGACAAGGAGACAAGTCCGAGCTCCTCGAGGACACGACGCCTCAGGACATAACCGAGTCAATACACTTCGACTTCAATGACCGGAACATTTCATGTGCAGACATACGGATGATAGCGTACAGCGTCCACGTCGACGAGACTGACGACACGAGGGCTTACAACCCGAAGAACAATCCAGACAAGGCTGTTGACATATTCTTCGACTATCCGAAGGACAACCTGAAAATCGAGCTTTTCCTCGACAGGGAGAGCGGCGAGTGGGATTCCTGGATAAACGGGAAGACCGGAAAGATCTCCCCGGAACAGTACGACGACTTCTTCCACACGAAGTTCTACGGAAAGCTCCACGACAAGCTGAAGGACACGTGGGCTAACACGGATCCGATGTTTGCGAGGCTTCTTGATGCAATCGAGAACAGGAAGTACAGGATTGACGGGTGGGAGGGGAGCGACATGCCAGAGGATTCCGAGAAAATCGAGGAGGACTCGAAGTTCGGAACGGGAAAGGCTGACATCGAGCGTTCGCGCGAGAAGAATGTCGCCGGAAAGCAGATACGCTCAAGGAGTGGACGAAAGTACATCTCCCCGAGCGACTTTTCAGTGAAGCACGACGACAACGAACGCTACTACTGCTGGCCGGATCAGAGGGGGAAAGGTGTCTACAAGTTCGCCAACTGGAGGAACTGGAAGAACATCCGTCCCTTGTGCCGAATGAGGTTCGCGATGTCAAACCCGGATCACGTCTACGGCATCTCGCTCTCTCCGCTTCCCACCCAGAACAAGAACAGGGGTTTCCGTGCGTACGACCTCACGGCACAGCCTCCACTCCAGTACCTGACGCCGGAGGAGACCGACATGATAATGGATCTCTCCATTGTCAGGAAGTTCCTGAAGAACGCGAAGTTGCGAATTGAGAAGTACCTTGACGAGCCAGACGAGGAAATCTACAAGAAGATAAACAACCCTACGAAGTGTACGCTTGACGACATACGCCAGACGAAGAAGGCTATCAAGAACGCACTTGACGCAATCAGGAACTTCCGTGCAGACACGTACATCTACACGGATTGAGAAAATGCTTGCATTTTCTGAAATTCCATGCTATAATTTCCGCTGAAATGGAAAACTGCGCGTTTGTAGACATATTCACGACACAGAACGACCTGTACGGAAGCCATCAGTGCCCGATACAGTTCTGCTGCGAGATATACACGAACGCGGAGCTTCATGACGACAACGAGCTGTATAACCCGAAGAGAAGGGTGGTTCTGAACCTGGTTCCAGACGAGAAGATCATGATGTCCGGGTTCGTCGCGTCTGGTATTTCGGATGAGATGGTCAAGACCTCGGACTATAACGGCTACCCATTGAAGGATGGGCTTGAGAAGATATGCCATGTCCTGAGGTCAATGATCGACAAGGGCGTGTTCATCGTCGGGTACAATCACATTGGTTATGACCTGAAGATCCTGAACGAGCATTTCATGAGGATTCTTGGGGTCGATCCGCTTGACTTCAGGAAGGAGCTTCTCATCGACGTCATGAAAATGTCCGAAAAGGCAATTCCGGTCTCTGAAATCGGAAACTATACGATGGATTCCGTGTTCGCCTATCTTTTCCGTGACGTGAAGAGGCTTTCAAGCATCCGTACGAACCGCTCCACCGCAACGGAAATCAGGCTTACAAAAATGATGTTCACGGAACTCGTGAAAAGGTCGTTTTCCGGAAATCCGACGCTTTCGGATGTCTCGAGGTGGCTGAATTCCGCGCATATGGTAGACGTCATGAACTTCGGGAAATACAAGGGTCTTTCCCTTGAGGAGGTGTTCGGGCTTGACCAGAAGTACCTCAACTGGATACGGGGAAACAAGGACATGAAGGCGTCAAATCCTGATCTCGTCGAGTCTGTTTCGGACATCTTCAAGGAAATGGGTTGACTTTTTCTTGAAAAATGCTATAATTCCTCCCAAATGGAAGAAAAGGAACGGCTGAACAGGGTTCTCGTCGCGATGGATGTGTCGAACTTCATCTACTTCGTCATATTCCTCGCCGAGAAGCAGTGGGGTCTGAACTACAGGCGCGAGTGGGAGACCGTGTTCGGCGAGGACATAGAGCGAGATCCCGGAGAATCACCTGATCTCCTCAACTTCGACCATTTCCGCATGGCACTCAGGAATGTCGTTCAGAAGAGGCTTGAGGCAATCAACTGGATCGTCAGGAACGCGCACCAGGAGGAGGTTGATCTCGCCGACGGCATAGACATCGTGCTCTCTGAGGACTCCCCGCTTGACGAGTCCTTCCGCAAGACGCTCTATCCGGAGTACAAGGCTAACCGCAAGCTCATGGTCCACAAGTACAACGTCCCCGTCATCAAGAGATACGTCCTGAACGTCATCTTCAAGGAGCTTGAGATTGAGGAAAGGTACGGCTACAGGATTGTCAAGGTCGATGGGTGTGAATCCGACGACATAATCGCAGTCCTGATGCGGAGGTTCGACAACTATGCGCTTCGCGTCATACTTTCATCCGACAAGGACTTCCTTCAGCTTGACGGCGTATACCAGTACACGATGTCCGGAATGCCAGTCGAGCGCAAGATCGTCTCGAATAACCTGGCGAAGACTGAATATCCGATGACTCCGAACGAGTTCCTTCTTTGGAAGATAATCCGTGGTGACGTCTCTGACAACATCAGGAACGTCTTCAGTGGATATGGCGAAATCAAGGCTTACCAGCTGATGAGGGACAAGAACACGCTCAGGAGAATGCTTTCCGAGAGCCAGGAGTCCTACAACAGGTTCATGCTCAACAGGAAGCTCATCGACTTCCGCGAGATACCGAAGGAGCTTGAGGAGAAGGTCTACGCAATCCTGAAGGAGAAGCTTTTGAGGAAGACAAGGGTTGAGGAAGTTGAGGAGTTTTCGCTGAAGAGTTGTATGGAGCTTTAAGTGAAGGGGAAAAATCATGACGAACGAGGAAATCGCAGAAATCAACGCGGAAATCGAGAAAATGGTCGAGCGAATTCAGACCGTACGGGATCTTCTTTCGGACTATGCGGCATGCAAGTCCGAGGTGTCCAAGAAGATAATCGACGCCGCACTCAGGAAGTATGCCGCGCCGTTCACTCCCGGAAAGAGCGCAAACTGATGGCTTCTTTCGTTCCAAGGTTCAAGCTCGTCTACTACAAGCACCTTCTCGAGAACTCGTTTTCAAGGTTCATCGGGGAGCATGGCGACGACTTCACAAGGGACTGCGGAACATACGTGTTCTCCTCCCCAATGTCGCTGAAGAGGATACGCGACGAACTCGAAAGGAACATTTTGGAGGAAATCGACAGGTATTCCGGCGAATATTCCGTCGTGAAGCCTGAGTATCTTGTCGTCATCGGCTCGTGTTTCCCGAAGTCTAACATACTCCTGAAGTACATTCCGGAGAACATCTACATTCCTGAAAAGCTTAGGAAGTACATGGAGGAGCATCCCGACGTGAAGTACTTCCACCGCGAGAAGGATCTCAGGTTCGACGACGACGCGCTGAACTGCATATTCGAGGAGATGTTCAACGATTTCTTCAGGAATCCGCCGAAGAGGAACGTCGTTTTCGTCAAGCACAGGAACCTTGACTGCTATCTCATGTTCAAGGTCCTGAAGAATATATACGGAAGCGCGAACATCGTCAATGTCCACGACGAGTATTCGGGAGAAATGCGGAACTCCCTCGTCAGCATAAACGAGTGGATCCTGAAGTATGCGCGTAAGCGGAACATAATAAATAATGAAGAGATGAGGCTGACCGTTGCGGAGATACGCCAGCACCTCAGGGAAAGGCTTGGACTGTAGGATGGGACGGAACAGAAGAAAGCAGCTTGATATTCTCGACACGCGGACGAACTAGATTGTCAGTGTCGACTCGAACGAGGAGATACTTGTCTATAAGTGGCTTCTGAGGGCTCTTGAGCTTGGGATAATCTCAGGTTTCGACTACCAGCCGTGCACGTTTGAGCTTACACCCGCTGTCAAGTACACTGTGGGGAAGAAGCAGAGGACCCTTTTCAGGGAGCACTGCTACAGTCCCGATTTTCTGATTTGCCTGAAGCCGGAATACGAAAGCCTCTGCTCCGAGTTCAAGGTTGTGTCTGATGGGAAAATCTACATTGACGTGAAGGGGACGTTCAACCTGACGGCGAGATCGTTCTCGATTGACCAGAAGCTCGTCTATCAGAAGTACGGATTCTACATCTACAAGCTGATACCGAAGGAATTCATGAAAAAATTCGGAATTCTCGAGGAGTTCCGCTTTACGCAGAAGACGAAAAAGCCGTCAAAGGTGTTTGACGGCTATCGAACGATTGAAGATGTTTTTGGTTTCAAATGAAGCGTTTTGTCTTCTTGTCGTATTTCCAGTGATACTTTGAGTCCTTCGGAACTCTCTGCTCAACCTCACACCAGGCGTTCACGGGAATGTTCCCCGAGTCGAATGTGTCGACGAAATATCCGCAGTTCTTCTTGCAGTTCACGTAAACGATGTGACCTCCGTCCTTCCAGTCCGTGACGTAGACGAGGTAAATCTTGTCGTCCTTCTTGTGTTCGTCAACCCACTTGTCAAGGGGAAGCTCACCTTCAAACTTGAACGGATCATCCTCGCTCGGAAGCAGTTCCTTGATTGGACTCATCCACTTTCCGAGGTATCTCTCCATCTGATAGAGGTCGATTCCGTCGTCCCCGTCGAAACCTACACCTTTTTTGCAGTCCACATGCAGGAGCTTGCATGCGACTTCGTAATCCAAGCCAAATGCGCCCACCACTGCGCGGACAAGGCAGTCCCCGATGTTCTTGCCCCACTTGTTGTAGTTGATTTTCCTGAAATTCTTGCTTTTCAAATGCATAAAACCATTTCCTTCCTTAAAACGTCCTTAAAAAGGGAACTATATACTTGACTTTGGTTCTGCTACATATTGGCGATTCAGGCGTTTTTCATCCACAATCCCAAGTGTTCATGACTCTTTTTCGAAATTTGAGCACCAGTCTACTGCCGGTATGTTTATCTTCGGGAAGTTGGACGTAGTCACCTGATAGCCGCCCATGTCAATCGTCATTGGAACCGGAGGATTCAGGCGGCAGAATCCGGGACGCTGGTCGAACCACCTGCAATTTGCGCAGCAGGTTGTTTCCGGGTCGTTCTCGTAGTTCTCTGGAATCATTTTTCCTCTGAGTCTTCCTCAGTCTTGACGACGGTCTTGTTCAGCTTCTCGAACTCCTTGTCCGAGAGGAATTCCGTAGGATCGTTCTTTGTCCACTTCTCGGAAAGCGTCTTCAGGAAGTCCATCTTCTCCTGGATTGTCATGTCGACGAACGACTTTCCAAGGTTCGTTTTCTTCAGGACGTCCTTGTAGACCCTCGTGTATTCCTCGCGGAGAGAGGTCTTCTCGTCAGACGTCAACTTCTTCGGCTCCCCTTCGGACGGCTCCTGTTTGGACTGCTCACCGTCGTCTTTTTCCTCTTCCTCGGAGTCCGACTTCTCATCCGTCGAGTCGTCCTTTCCAGCCGCGTCGTCCTGTTTTGGTTCAGAAATGCCGTCAGTCCTCATGTCGTCAGTGGTTTCGGTCTTGTCCGAATCGGAAGAAGAGTCATCTGCTTTATGCTCCTGAGTTTCGGTGGCACCAAACGACGGAGTCTCTGAATCCTTGTTCTCGGCTTCAGCTCCCGAAGAGTCGTCTCCCGTTTCCTGCTTCTCAAAATCCTTCGAGTCGTCTTCTGAGACGTTGTAGAGGTTGACACCCGACTCTCCCGAAGTCACGTTCGGGTCAACACCGCCAGTTTGCTCGACACCAAGTACGCGGATTGCCGTGCAGCCGAGTCCTGAAATCTTGTCGATGCACTCCTGTTTCGCACCGTCCATGTCGAAAGCGCATGAATAGTACTCCCCGACCTTCGGCTGTCCGTCCTTCAGTACAGAATAGAGGACGGTGAACGACGGCTTAGACTGCGTACTTGTCTATGCGGCAGGAGTGTTGTCCACTCCAAGTGGCGTAAGCGCGTCATCCGGGCTTCCGCAGAGCTTGTCGGAATACGGATCCTCCTCGCAGTCGCACTCCTTCCGGATTTCACCCTTTTCGTCACCCTCCGGCTTGTCCTCCTTGATGAAGCCTCGCTGGACTGCACATTCGTAGAGCTCCTCGACTTTCTTCCTGTCGTCCTCGTTGACGTGCTCCTGGTCAAGCGCATAGAGGAAGGGGTGGCATTTGCACATCTTCTTGCACGACAGGATTTTCTGTATCATGTCGTACGTTCGGTCGAAGCCGTTCTGGTCGACTTCCTCCTGACACGACTCGGCGAATATTCCAGCGAGTCTGTTCATTGATTCCTACTGAAAGTGACGATAGTCGAAGTTGAGATCCATTTTGAAATACCTTTTAACTGGAATATTTACGGTTTTTGTGTTATTGTTCGTCGAACATCACCTGAATCGCCGGTCCTGCATCACGTCCTGCGATGTTCGCAATGTACGCGGAAGCATCGGAGTTTCTGATCAGTTCCTCGTCCTGAATTTTCGAGAGGATTCTTTCCTGTTCCTCTTCGTCTGCAAAGCCAAGTGTGAAGCTCAACACAATGGTATTTTGACCCATCGGCTTCCTGTAGACGCACTTCAGCCCGTATTTCTTCTCGATGAGCTCTTCGACCTTTTCCTCGAAACAATTTTCGTCCATTCACTTTTCCTTCCTGATGCTAACAGTATAGCATTTTCAAAGGAAAAGTCAAACGGCTTTTCAGATTACGATGTCGTCAATCGTGTAGTTCGAGTACGCGAGAGTTATCGAGTGCTTCACCTCGTCTGCTGTGGCGGCGTCAAGGGTCAGCTCCTGGAAGATCTTCACCCAGCAGTTGTGGAAGGTAAACGATATGATGTTGTTCTTGAAGTGGTCGAGGAGGAATATCCTACAGTCGATGAAGTCCTTGACTGATATTCCGTTCGCGTCCGACGTATCTATGACCTGGTTTATCTGACCCTCGAAGGCGGAGCACCACTTGAAGAGAGCCCGGTAGTTGCGCCACTTCTCGTCGACTATGTACTCTATAGTGATTTCCTTCTGGTCGGCGTCAAGGAGGTGGGTCGGAAATTCATATGAATAACCCTTGAAGGACGCCGAGGTCGAACCCATGACCTGCTGGGGTATGGCGAAGTGCGTCAGGTTGAGCTCGAGATCCGAGTACTTCCTCCCGAGGACCTGGGAGACTGGGAAATAGCCCCACCAGTGGTTTCCGTGGGCGTATTCCGTGTCGAGACCATTCATGGACGGGACGTAGATTCCCGAGTCCTTGTCGTTCCCGTTGATCTCGTCAATCTTGTCCTGCATTGGATCCGAGCCGAGGTCGTTCCACGAGTTTGACGAATCACCAGAAGAGTTTGACGACGAGCCCCCGGAATTGACCTGTCCAATGGAGGACGTGTCGGAAATACCGTCCTTCCTTTCGTTGTTCCGGTTCTTCCCACCAATTCCGATTATCGCACCAGCCTCGTTCGTGATCATTGGAAATATTTACGGATTGTAAGCAAATGTTTGGTTTTTGGAGTGAGATAATTGCAGAAAAATGCACATTTTATATGTTTTTTAGCGAGTATCAAAAAAAACGATAAATATGAATGAATTGGACATCAAATGGAACTACAAAAATGAACGCACTCGATACGGTAAGGATTGGAAACCTGAAGAGAGATTCCTTGATTGCATCGAAGGAGTCAATAGAAAGCAACCTTAACACATTGCAGGAGGATCTCGAACTGACGAATGGCTCGTTGTCAATTGCGACACAGAAGGCGGATGCGGCATACGCTCTTGCTGAAACAGCATCGAGCGCGGCTAATGAGGCTAAGTAGTCTGTAGATTCAGCAAACTCACATATCGCATCGGTTGAGACTGATGTGAATGATGTCAAAACATCAGTTGATGCAACCATGCAACAAGTTGGTAGTCTAACCGATGGACTGAATGAAGTCAAGGAGACCGCTGACACCGCGTCGGCAAAGGCTGACTCCGGAAACGAGTCGATAGAAGCACACAAGGCGGATCAATCAAACCCACACAATGTCACGACAACTCAGATTGGTGCGATGCCGATTGGAGGAACAACGTCGGATGCGGTGAAATTCGGTGTTGTCAACGCGTCGTTGTATGGTCCAAATGATCGGACAACAAACGTCAAAATCGTCAGTCCGGTTGACGTAATGACACAGGATGCACAGGGTGATAAAATTTCCACAATTACGGCAGATGGAACTCCGGTCATCACACAGAAAGTCGCTAACGAAAACTACCAGGCAAAGATAGATTCTGACACGGAACTATCAGTCAAGACAGTTACAGCAAAGAGCGGCGTGAAGTCATCTGGCTTCATGACGACAACTCCTGATGATAAGTTCGCGTTCGCGGCAGTCGGAGCGAATATCTCGCAGCTAGAACCTGACGGAAGCAACATCCTTACAAAGAACAGGGGTGACGAACTTTATGCATCGGCAACGGATTTATCGACTCTTTCAACCAGATTGGACAGCCTTGCAACGAGCGTCGATGCAGCGAACGCACAACTTGAGAAGATTCTATGAGCACGTTGAGTGAAAATGTCGCGAAGGTCGAGGCGGCCCACGCCGCGCTGAAGGACGCAATTGCCGAAAAGGGGGTTGCCGTTCCCGAAGGAACGAAATTGTCGGGATTGCCCGCGTTGATCGAATCAATAGTTATACCAGAGACTATTACGTGCAATCACGTTGAGTTCTCTCCGGCGTCCGTCGTCGATGAATTCGACTGCAATGAACCTGTCGTCATGTCTGTTGCGAATATAATATCTTACGACTTCATGTTTCGGAATTGCGCCGCGAAGAAAATCATATTTCCGAACGATCTTCCGCTTGGACTCTCCGCCTCGGCTCAACAGATGTTCTATCAATGCGACAACCTGACTTCGCTGACGCTTCCCGAAGGGTTCGGACAGAACATCACAAACACAAATTATATGTTCACCGGGTGTCGAGCTCTTTCGACGCTGACGCTTCCAAAAGGGTTTGGACAGAACATCAAGAACGCATCTTATATGCTAAATTTTTGCACCTCGCTGGCTTCGCTGACGCTTCCCGAAGGGTTCGGACAGAACGCGACGTCTCTCGTCGATACCTTCTTAAGATGCTCATCGCTGACGACGATAACCGGAAACCCTAACTTCAAGGTGTCGTTCAGACTTTCCGATTGCACGAAACTGACCCACGACAGCCTGATGGTGATTATCAACGGCTTGCAGACCGTCACGACCGCGCAGACGCTGGAGCTTGGCGAGACTAACCTCGCGAAATTGACCGACGAGGAGAAGAAGGTCGCGACGGAAAGGGGCTGGACATTGGCTTAAAAGGAGGTAAGGAAAATGACGCAGAAAACGGTTAACGGAATGACGGTTATTACTCCAGAGGATGGAATGAGGCTCACGGATGGAGAGACGATTGCCGAAGGTGACATCTACCTCGGAAAGAACGACTCTTCCGATAATTGGAGGGAGATTACGTTAGAGGAAGCCGAGGCTCTTGAGCAGCAGAAGCTTGAGACACCAAATCTCTGA